GTCGCCGCAGCCATCACCGCGATCCTGCTGGGCCTGCTCACCGCCTTGTGGGGTGCGGCATGGGGCCTAGGCTGGGCCAGCGCGATCACCGTCCTGGGCATCGGGGAGATCCGCGGCACCCAGCAGGGCCTCGCGGACCTGCTGGCCGAGGCCCGCTCCCGGATCGACGGCATCCTGGAAACCCGGCTGTCCCGGCTGGAACGCGTCCTGACTGCGGCGCTCGACAGCGGCATCTCCGCCGACGAGCTGGCGGAGCAGATCCGCGCGATTCTCGGCTCCCTGATCAGCGCGCTGCTGGTCACCCAGTCCGAGACCACGTGGGCATCTGGCCGGGCGGCGTACTGGGTGTACAAGCTCGCAGGCGTCAAATGGGTCCGGTGGCAGACAAGGAACGACGGCAGGGTGTGTGCCCGGTGCAAGGCAAATCAGGCAGCAAGCCCAGTCAGACTAGGGCAGAAGTTCCCGTCGGGGGACAAAACGCCGCTAGCTCATCCTCGCTGCAGGTGCAGTCTCGTACCGGCGGCCGCGCCCGCAGCGCGGCAACTGGCGGCGTGAGCGCCCATGGGCCGCGGGTTGAGGAAGCGCACACGATCACGGTCACCTGTGCGATCAGCGGCCCCCGGGCACAGCGCATCGACGGGCTGCGGCCCTGCGCGACTCTCGCGGACGTGGAAGCGTTCTGCGCCAAACTGCGGGATCTCGGCGCAAAAAACAACCTGCCACTCCCCGACGTGGTCGCGCTGCGGGCCGTCCTGAACGCGAGCGCCCGGTGACCGTCATGGCGGGGATCGAGGCACCACTGATCCCGCCGGGGAGGCCGCTATCTGTTTGGATTGCGGATGCCTCCGGCCCCTGGACCGCCACGGCAACCCCGATCACATCGCCCTGCCGCGGCTGCAGCGCGCCGCCGCCGCATCCGGGCTGCCAGCCGCTGAGGCCGCGTGGAACATTCCGCGCACCCTCGCCGCCGCGGTGCACGGCGGCTGCCCGCCCGGCGAGGACGCGCTCACCGGCCACCCGGCGCTCATCTGGGACTGCGACGGCATCCTGTCCTTCACCGCCGAAGCCCTCTGCGGGGCACTGAACGCCCGGTTCGGCACCTCCTACGCCCCACTGTCGCAGACATTCTTCCCCGGCACGTTCATTACCGCCCGGCTGCCGCAGCAGCAGGCAGGATGGGTGTCCGGGCTGCTGTCCGAGCCGGCGTTCCTGGCATCATTCGCCCCGGACTTCCACGCCCTCGACACCCTCCGCGACGCCTACGACGCCGGCTTCCCCTGCCAAGTGGTCACCGAACGGGACCCGTCGGTCCAGGCCGCCACCGCAGACTGGCTGGCGGACTGGGGCGGACCCGCGATCGAGGTGCACGCGGTCGGGCACGGAAACAAACCGGCTTATCTCGCCGGCTGCTTCGGGTCAGATAACGCCGCCGTGCTCCTGGACGATAACCCTGCCGTCCAGATTACCGTCGCCCGGCCCGGCATCAGTGTCTGGACCCCCGAGCGGCCCTACACGCCCACCCTGGCCCGCGATCACGTCCGCGAGTTCGCCACCTGGGACTCCGCCCGCTACTGGCTGGCGCTGGGCCCGCAGCCTTAGCGTCTCAACTTTCGCAGTCGTGCCATCTCGGCCCGCAGGAGCAGGGCGCCGGCGCGCTCAGCCTCTTCGGGTGAAAGGTCAGGATTGCGCCGCAGCGCCTCGGCGGTGAACTTGGCGCGACGACCCCGGTTCGCCGCCTCGGTCATTTTTTTCGGATCCTCATGCGCCCGGCCCGCCCTAGCGATCAGGCCGTCCGCAGGGGTGTAACGGCGTGGCATGCCGATAAGCGTAACTGGCCTGCCAATCAGGCGGCCGAGGTTCTGCCCTCACCGGTCAGGGACACGGCCCTGAAATGAGCGGAAGCCCCCAGGGATGTCCATGCCTGGAGGCTCCCGCCGCGAACCCCTGACTAGTGGGTGACCCGAAGTCCATCTCGCCCATCTTGGAGACACCATGGCCGGCAGCCCCCCTGTCGTCACCGCGGTCACCTACGACCAGAAAAGTTACCCGCCGGGCGCGAAGATCACCGCCACGGTCACCTACGCCCCCGGCGCCTCGGTGATCTCCTTCACCGGCACCGGCGAAGTCACCGACCAGGCCACCGGCCAGGAGGCCGAAGGCACCGCCCAGTTCCAGATCAGCGAACCCGACCCAACCAAGGCGTCCGCGTTCACCGATACCGGGAACCGCACCTGGACCCTGGTATCGGACGTCTCCGGCGTCGCCACCTGGACGGCCACAGCGTGACCGCGGGCATCAGCACCTGGCCGTCGGCCGGCACCGCCACCGTCAAAGCTGCCTCCGGCGCCACCGCCACCGGCACGGCGCCATTCCAGGTCGCCACCCCCAACGTTGGCACCGCGCTACGGCAAGTCCCGTGGAACGACCCCACGGTCACCCAGTTCTGCAAACTGTCCGCCCGGCCGCTGCCACTGCAGCACACGTTCCTGATGAGCTCGTTCACCACCTACCAGGCGTCGGTGCTGAACGGGTATCCCGCCGCCTGCCGGGCCGCCCTGGTCGACATGGAACCCGCCACGCCAGCCCAGCTGGACACCTTCCTGGCCACATGTGCCGCCGCAGGCCTGAAAATGTGGATCACCCTCGCGCACAACCCGACGTCGAAATTTGCGACGGCCGCGGACTACTTCACCTGGCTCGCCCCGCTGGTGCCGATCGTCCGCAAACACGGCTACCCGCACGTGGTCGACTTCACCGACTACGAGGTGTACAAAAAAGACGCCCACGTCTCGTGGACGCCGGTGCCGCCGAACACCCCCGATGACCTGACCGACATGCTCGGCCAGGAGTTCTACGCCGACGGCTACTACGGCTACTCCTCCCGCCTCGACAAGCTCGCCGCCTACGCCGACTCGATCGGCAAGCCGTTCTGCGTGGACGAGATCGGCGCCGACCAGCAGACAACCACCGTCGCACAGGGCACCGAATTCTTCACCTACGCCCTGGACTGGCTGCAGGCCCGCGTCGCCGCCGGGAAAACCCCGCCGCTGGTGTGCGCGTGGAACGGCGGCAAAGGCGCCAACCCCGCCTACACCGGGTATGCGGCAGCGACCGAGCCGGCGGCGTGGCTGGACCTGTACGGGCAGATGTATGACACGGTCGCGGCCCTCGCCTAAGGCGAACGCCGGGCCACGCTGTACGCCCACAGGACGCCAAGAGCCACGATGGCCACATTCAGAATCCGCAGGGCCCAGAGCAGTACGGCCATCAGAGGTCCGCGATATCCATTCCGCGCGTCTGCGGCCGGTAGCCCGCAGAGTCAGGGATCATCATTGCGGGCTCCTTGTGCCACAACCGGATAAGAGTATCCGGTTGTCCTCTTGTGCTGCGCACATAGGCCTGGCCGTCCACCAGCACCGCCATGTACGGTTCTCCGGGGTCAAGCCGGCTGATCTGCTCGTTCAGGCTCTCCACCTGCCCGGGGCTTATGGCGGCCACCTGTGTCATACGCGCAGCTTAACCCGCAAGGCGGGGGGCACGCCCGCTAGACCGTGCCCCCCGTTAAGGCGCGGCGACGGTTCCACGGTCACACCGCGCCGGCGGTCCGGAGGCCGCGGCCCCCAAGAGCGCTTGCCCCCCGACGATAGCACCGCGTCTCCACCGCCAGGGAGGAAACGCCGGTGACCAACTCCTCCTCAGTGAACCCCTGGACCCTGAGGATGGCCGCCGGGTCGCTGCAGCAATGGCTGTTCGAGTTCACCACCACCGCGCCGGGCGGCGCGACCCCGTACCCGATCGGCGGCGCGACCGGCTGGGAGTATGTGGCCCGGCCCAGTGCCACCGACGTGACCGTGCCGCCAATGATCGACATCACCACGACGCCCAGCACCGCCGGGGTGCTCACCGTGACCAGCAGCTCATCGGCGTCGTCAGTGCTCTTGAACATGTACCCGGCGGCGACGGCGAGCCTGACGCCTGGGACGTACTACCACGCCTTGTGGGAGAGCCCCGGCGGAAGCACCGCCTTCTGCTGGGCCACAGGCCTGCTGATCGTGGAAGGCAATCCGCAGCCGTGAGCGAGCCATTGTTCGCGCGCACGGTCACCAAGGCCACGGTGACACATGTGATCGTCCGGGCGTGCGTGAACTGCCAGCACCCGCGGGAGACCGGCAAGCCCTGCGCCGGATGCGGACTGACAGATCCCCCCGTGACCCACGACCTCGGGGTGCAGTCCTACGCCCACCGCAACCCGTTCAAGCGCCTCGGCTGGTGGGCCGTGGGCCAGCGTCTCGCCGCGCGCCGGGCCAGAATCGCGGCACGTTACCTCACCGGGGGGTCACAGTGACAAACACCGTGGTGGTTACCCGCACGGGGGACGGTGTGGTTGCCGGCCGGATGATCGGCTCCACGCCGACGCAGGCCGAGCCGAAGAATCTCGGCTGGGGCATCGGCGGGGTCGGCACCGGGTCCCCGTACACGGCGGCGAAGACGGACGTGGCCGCGTTCGACGAGTCCGCCGAGTCCCGCGTCGCCGGCACGTCCTCGCAGCAGACCACCACCTACACCAACGACACCTACCAGGTCGCCGGGACCATCACCTCGCTGAGCGGCCAGACGATCGCCGAGGTACTCCTGTCCGACTCGGCGACCAAGCCGTTCGCCACCACGGTCGCGTCCGGCGCCGGCACGGTCATCGGGTCGTCCTCCAATACCTCGATGAACGTTGCGGCGTCCTATACCCCGGCGAACAACACCTTTGTCCAAGTGGACACCGAAGTTCTTAAGGTAACCGCCGGGACGGGCACCACAAGTCTCACTGTGACTAGAGCCCAGAACGGCAGTTCCGCCATCAGCACCATCAGTGCCGGCGACATCGTGACCTTGGGAAACGCCGCCGGCGGGGCCACCGCGAACGCGACAATCTTCGTACACGCGACGTTTAGCGGCCTGCCATTGAATACAAACGACTCACTGACCTCGACCGTGAGTGTTTCCTTCAACTGACCGCCTTACCTTCAGCCATTCTAGTGCGATTGCCGGAGGTGCGGCGTGTCCGGTCTTTCCGGCACCTGGTACGAGACGATCAACGTCCAGTCCGGGGCGGGCACCCCACTGCTGGGCAACGCCTCCGCGGGCACGTCCACGGTCATCTCCAAGACCCCCGGCGGCGCCGCCTACCTGCCGGCGAACTTCTTCACCCCCGGCGCCGGGACCACCAAGGGCATCCGGGTCACCGCACGGGGGGTCTTCTCCACCACGGCCACCCCGCAGACCCTCGCCGCGCTCGGCGTCTACGCCGACGCCACACAAGGCACCTCCGGCACCGCACTCGGCCCGCTCGGCCCCTCCACGATCTCCATCGCTTCGGCGACAGCCTGGTGGTGGACGTACGAGGCAGACATCGTCTGCACCGCCACCGGATCCTCGGGGACGTGGCTGGTGATGGGCATCGCCCAGTTCGCCACCGCCGTCAACACCTCGGCCCTGGCACCGCAGATCGTGTCGGTGGGCTCCACCACCGCGGTGTCGCTGTCGACGGAAAGCGCCTACTACCTGGAGATGGCCGCGACGTGGACGAACGCCTCCACCAGCGCGACCAGTTCGATCACGTGCTCGACGTTCAACGTCTACGGGATCAACTAGCCGGCACCTGACCTGACCGGCGGGAGGCGCTGGTGGCCGTCTACCTCGCCAACACCTTCGACGGCGGCACCAACGGCACTACGATCACCCCGGCGATCTCGGGGGGAACCTCCGGGCCGGCGTTCGACGCGGTTGTCTCCAATACTGGCAGCACCGGCGTCCTCTCCTACGACAGCACGCACGTCCTCGGTGGCCATCCGCTGGCCCTCAAAGCCGCCACAGGGGGAACCTCAACCTCGGTTTACGTGTCCTGGAGTGCATCGCTCACCGCCTCTGGCCTCCTGCAAGTGTTCTTCCGTCAGTACCTGTACTTCACCGCCAACCCTTCGGGCTCCAACGTCCGGGTGTTCAACGCACTCACCACCGGCGCGGCCCAGTGCGGCGGCATCAACATCACCACCGCCGGCGTGGTGTCCTGCGTCATCGCCAGCGGCGGGGCCGCCACCTCCACGGTCACCACGATCCCGCTGAACCAGTTCTTCCGCATCGAGGGCTACCTGATCGGCGACCCCTCCGTGGGTCAGCTCCAGGTCAAGCTGTTCACCACAGCGGACGCCTCCATCCCGGCTGAGACCAAAACCAGCACGGCCACCCAGAACACCACCGGCACGGTGGGCATCTGCCGGTTCGGCATCTGCACCGCCCTGACCGGCGCCGGCCCGTTCTGGATGGCTTCCCCCGGCGCGTCCGACACCGGGTACCTAGGCCCCGAGGCCCCCGTGTCCGGGATCCCGCGCACGTTTGCCGGGCCGGTGTTGCTGAACGGGCCGATGCGGGCCGCCGGGCCGCGCCGGATCTATCCCATGGAACCGTCCGGCCAGCGAGTCATCCCCGTCACCCTCCCCGCCGTTGTGACCACCACTGGCACGATCGCCGACCAGGCATCCAAGGTGCTCGCCACCTCAGTCACCACGGCCGGCACTGCGCAAGATCGAGTATCCAAGAGCCTCGCCGCTTCGGTGACAACCACCGGATCGGTGACCAGGCAAGTATCCAGGGCCTTCACCGCCACAGTCACCGCCGCGGCCGCCGCGGCCCGCAGCCCGGCCAAGACTTTCACCGCCGCCGTCACCGCAACCGGCTCACTGGCACGGCAGGCCGGCAAGACCCTCCCCGCCGCCGTCACCACGACCAGCTCGCTCGGCCAGCAAGCCGTCAAGACTCTCGCGGCCGCCGTCACTACAACTGCTTCCCTGGCCCGCAACCCCGGCAAGACGTTCTCCGCCGCCATCACCGCGACCGCAGCGCTCGCACGCAGCCCCGGCAAGACGCTCCCGGCCACCGTGACTACCGCGGCCACCCTCGGCGCCCGCTCACTGGCCAAGACACTCACTGTGACCGTGACCGCCACCGGGTCACTCGGCCGCACGCTCACCCGCACCTTCACTGCCACGGTGACCACCACGGCCACGTACGCCAAGGGCTACCACCGCACATTCACGGTCGCCGTGACCACCGCCGGGGCGATCCGCCGGGGCATCGGCAAGATCCTCTCCGCCGTGGTGAACACGGCCGGGGCAATCATCCACGGAAGCATCCCCGGCCCACGCCAGCCCGGCGTCCTCACCATCACCCCATACGGCCCGCTGACCGCGGTTCCCGCGATCACCCCCACAGGCGCACAGGCGGCCACAGGTGCTATCACCCCATACGGGCCGCTGGCCGCGACCGTCACGCTTGAGCCCGCAGTCGCGCAGACGGCCACGGTCACCATCACCCCCACAGGCGCGCAGGCGGCCGCGCTGACCGCCAGCGCGCCTGGACAACCGCCCGTGACCTGGGAACCCGCCCCGCCACTGGCCGCCCAGCCATCCCAGCCCGTGGTGCTCACCCCATCGGCCTGACAAGAGGGGGCCGCATGCGCGTCACGGTGGAAGACGGCACCGGCAAGCGAGTCGTCATCGACGGGGACGCCCCCGAGGCGGCCAAAAGCGCCTGGGACGGCGCAGGCTTCGCCGGCGTGCTCATCAAGTCCGCGCCCGAACGCCGTTACACTCTGTGCGTCGCCTACCCCGCCATGAAAGCCGACGTCAAAGTAGCCCAGGACGGCTACCGGGACTTCGTCGGCCCCGACGCCCTCGAAGACGCCGCCTGGTCCTATCTCACCAAGGGCGCCGAAGTCGGCCTGTGGCATTCCGACGGCACCGACGGCGCCGGCACCTGCGTCGAGTCTTACATCTACCGCGGACCCGACTGGTCCATACCCGTCAAAGGCGGCACCCAGGTCGTCAAAGCGGGGGACTGGCTCGTCGGCATCGTCTGGTCGAAAGACGCCTGGCCGCTCGTCCTGAAGGGCCACATCAACGGTGTGTCCATGCAAGGCGGCGCCGCCCGCCGCCGCCCCACACCCGAATCCCTCGCCCAGCTCAGGAGGTAGACCATGACCCACCCCCTGTTCGCCGGCGAAGACGAAGACGAGGCCCTCAAAGACACCGACGGCATCACCGAAATCATCCAGCTCGACCCCAGCCGCATGGACGGCGTGTTCGCACCCGCGAACGGGGCCCCATTCCTGCTCATCAAGTCCATCGCCAACAGCACGGGGGGTGCCGCGATGACGGCCGCCGCGACCGAAACCGACATCGAACTGACGGAGGAGGCCGCCGCCGGGCCAGGCACCGAAACCGCCAAGGGGCAGGCACCACCCGCCGAAGGGGAAGCCGCCAAGGACTCCACCGACGGCGACAACGGCGAAGCGGACGAGGGCGCCGAAGGCGAAACCGACGACGACGGGGGAGCCGAAGCCGACGCTGGCGCCGCCAAAGCCGCCACCCCGGAGCCGCCGCACGTGACCAAGGCCGCGATCAAGGCCGCCCGCAGCGCTTACGAGACCGCCCGCCGCGAGTACGACGCCGCCGAGCCCACCACCAAAGGCGCCATGGACGGCACCGACGTCCTCCGCGCCCGCGCCGACTGGAACAAGTGGCGCGAACTCGGCAAATCCGAAGGCCTCGACGGCACCGAAACCGGCCGCGCCCACTGGGTCGCCAAACACCTCGCCGAGGACGCAACCCCGGAGCTCACCCTGGGCGACGAGGTGATCAAGGCCGAGGAGAGCGTCTACAAGCGCAAGTTCACCACCGCGCAGCGCCGCAAAGCCGCCAGTGCAGGCCACGCCCTGGACGACGGCAGTTACCCCATCGAAAACGCCGGCGACCTCGACAACGCCGCCCACCTCGCCCGCTCCGGCCACGGCAACGTCGCCGGCGCCAAGCGCCTCATCGCCCGCCGCGCCAAAGAACTCGGCGTGTCCAACCCCCTGTCCGAGGACAAGGAGCCGGTGGGTGCCAGTAAGGCAGCCGAGCCTGAGATGGCCGAAGAAACCACTACCACCACTGCGGCACCCCCGCTGGACCCGGCCGAGGCGGTGGAGAAGGCCGCCGCGGCGGGACTGATCAGCCGCGAAGTCGCCGACTCCCTCCTGGCCAAGGTCAAGCGCGGCGTCCCCGCCACGACACAGCCCGCCGGGGCGCACCGCGAGCCCGACGGCTCCTACGTCGAATCCCTCGAACACGACGCCAGCCTGCCCAGCGACAGCGACGGCAGCTCCGACCACATCCCCGCACCCGTCGCCGAAGCCGGCACGATCCCCCCGGCGAACGCGAACACCAGCGTGATGGCCGAGCGCGCGGGCAAATCCGCCCCGTACTCGGTGCAGCGGATGCACGACGCCCTATGCCCCGCCTACGACGAAGCCGACGTGATCGAGGCCTACCCGGCACTGAAGTCCGTCATGGACGCGGTCGACGGCGTCTGGTTCGAGGCGCAGGCCGCCTGGAAGCAGGCCGAGGGCAAGGCAAAGAAAGCCGCCAAGCTGACCGCCATCGCCAAAGCCGCCGAGAGCCTCCACGACGCCGACCCCGCCGCCCTCGCCGACGCCCGCGCCGGCCTGCGCAAGGCGTTCACCGACGCCTACCCCGACACCAAGATCCGCCCCCAGTCCGGGATCAGCCCGTCCTCATTCCACCGGTCCTGGATCACCGCAGGCCACGAAGCGAACTCCCCGGCCATCACCGGCACCCAAGCCGCCTCCCCGGCACCCCCCGCGTCCCACGTGCCCGAGCCGCAGCAGTTCCAGCGCGGCAACCTCACCGCCGGCCACGAAACCCCCTCCCCGGGCGACCACGGGCCCAACAACCCTAACCCGCCCGGATCCTCCGGCAACGACTACTACTCCACCTCCGAGCAGATGATGGCCGCCGCCGCGATGCGTTCCGTCCACGACCACATCCAGGCCACCTTCGCCGGATGCTGCCCCATGGCCCCGGCCCGCCACGCCCTCCCCACCGGCCCGGGAATGGGCGCCACCAGCACACCGGAAAAGAAGGTCCCCATGTCCATGGGAGGCATCCCCACCGTCGGCAAATCCGAAAACGGCACCCTCGATTCACAGGCCCTCGCGGACCTCGCCGCGGCCCTCGTGCAGATCGCCAAGACCGCCACCCCCGACAGTGACAGCGACGGAGACGGCAAGGCGTTCGGCGGCAACCAGGCACCCCCGTTCGGCAAGAAAAAGAAGGGCAAAGGCAAGGCGAACAAAGCAGAACTGATCGCCGCCCTCAAAGAAGCCTCCGAAGCCGGCGCCCGCGCCGCCCTCGACGCGATGAAAGCCCACGGAGACGGCGCTGCCGTCCAGGCCGTCGTCGCCGAGCAACTCCGCGAAATCGGCGCCCGATACGACTCCCAGCTCTCCGACCTCACCAAGCAGGTCGAAGAACTGGGCTCCCAGCCCGACCCGGCGCAGGCCCCCGTGCGAGGCCAAATGAGCCGGCCGGAGACCGCAGCTCCCGTGGAGAAGCGCTCCCTGATCGACGAGCACCGCGCCGCCAAAGCCGCACAGGCCGAAGCCGAGCGCGAGGCTTTCACCGACTACGTCCGCATGCAAGCGCAGTCGGCTGACCCCAAGGTCCGTTCCCGCGCCGAGGAGGTGCTTCGCACTATCCCGGCGCCCTAGAACCACGAACGCGCCGGCCCCCTTTTGTGGGGCCTTTTTCATGCCGTAGGAGGCATGATGTCTGAAAACGAAGTGGCAATCCCTTACGGGAGCGCCGCCACCCCCGTCCTGGAAAGGACGGGCACCGACACCCGCTGGCACGCCGATGCGGACGTCGAGCGTTACCGCGCCCCGGACCTGATGCTGTCGGACAAAATGCCGACGCTGGTCAAGGGCGCAGGATATGCCCGGGTCGGCGGCAATATGCCGCTGTCCGACGACGAGCAGATCTTCCGCCGTTCCATGAAGGCGGAGGACGCTTTCCGTGCCGCCATTTCCAAGGGCGTCAACGAGCCCCGCGAGGTGCTCAAGGGCCTCAAGCCCGAATTCGCTGGGCAGTTCGCCGCCTTTATGACGGCCGCGCCACAGAACCAGGGGCTGCGGCAACTGGCCAACCAGTTCGCCTCCGCCCTGAAGGACGTCCCTGGCGTCGACCAGGACGTCCTGAAGTCCATTACCACCACGTCGCCGCTTGGGACAGGGTTCGTGCCCTTCGATCTCGTCGCCCCGAGCTCTCTCATCTACCCTGGATGATCATGGGGCACTATGCCGTGAGGCATAGTCGCAAACCCCCGAGAATTGCTGGGACACCCACACCTACCTGCTTATGCCACAGCGTGAGGCGAAAGCCTGGCCGCGACGGCCTGAGAAATAGGCAGCAGGGGCAATCAGCAGCCGAGCCGCCCTGGCGCAAGCCGAGCGGAAGGTTCAGAGACTAGGCACGGGGGACCTGCTCGCGCAGGCCAAGGAATAGTCCGATCTGCATGGAGACATGCAGAGCCATCCAGAAATGCGATGGCCCGCCGCAGTAAGCGGCGAGTAACAATTTTGGTGTATAGCCCTCTGCGCAACAAGCTCCCCCGAGTCCCGGGTCAGGGCGCGTCGCGCAGGCGCAAGGTCATCACCGGCGTCTCCGGCTCCCAGACCGGCCCGAGCGGCGGCAAGTTCGTCCGCCTCGGCATCCCGGAACTGGTCCAGTCCGGCGGCGCGATCGGCGGCACCAGTTCCGCAGTGAACTGGCCGCTCAACCTCCCCGGCACCGGAACCCAGGATGCCGTGGACCTCACCGTCCCTTGTCTAAACTAGGTAGGGGCCTCGCCCGGTGACGGGCGAGTGAAAACCGCGAGAACTGCTGGAACACCCGTATCACCTGCTCACGCCACAGCGTGGCCCGAAAGGGCGAGCGCGACGGCTTGAGAAGTGAGCAGCAGGGGCAATCAGCAGCCGAGGGCCTAAGGGCAACGCGCCTACGGTCAAGGTTCAGAGACTATGTACGCGGGATCTGGCATAATTGAATAATGGGCAACTGGTCAATGCGCGCCTTCGCCCCCGCCGAACAGCTTGACATCACCACCCGGTACGACGCGGGGGAGAGCGTCAACGCTCTCCGCATCGAGTACAAGTGCGCGCCGGAAGCCATCCAGGCAACCCTGCGAGCTGCGGGAATCAAGCTGAGAACGCGGGCCGAATCGCAGCGCACCCCCCAGTTCCGTCAGCAATCGCGGGAGGCGCTGCTGCAGCGGCTCCCATGCATGCGAGGCCCGGCAACGGATACGCCTATCGAGCGGCGCCTATGCGACGCCCTGATGGCGGCGGGGATCGGATTCACAACCCAGTCCCTGCTGCTGGATCGCTACTTGGTGGATATAGAACTCCATCAGGCCCCTATCGTTCTTGAGGCCGACGGTGCGCAGCACACCCTGCGAGACCAGAGGATTAAGGACGCCGAACGCGACACCGCGCTGACTGCGGCCGGTTACCGGGTATTCCGGTTCACCGGCAGCAAGATCAACCACGACGCCGCCGTTTGCGTCAGGGAAGTCGTCGCCGCTTGCGGCCTGACGCCTGACGGCGATCCGGTCTACGACATCCGTACACGGTTCGCCGGGCCGCTCCACCCACGCTGGACGCGGGTCAAGTTCACCTGCGAGCAGTGCGGCACGGAGTTCTGGAAGCCGCCGTCACACCGCGCGTTTGGCCACGTCTTCTGCAAGCAGAGGTGTTACGGCGACTGGTTGCACGAACATCCTGAAGTCAACACCCACCGGCAGCGCCGCAGCCAGCGCGACTGGACGGGACTTGCCGAACTGTACGGCGCCGGGATGTCTATCAAGCAGCTAGGCATCCACTTCGGGTGCAGCAACAGGATGATCACGTCAGCAATGCGCGACCAGAGCATCCCGGTCCGGCCAATAGGAGGCCGCCGCGTCAAGGGCGGGTTTTATGCGGCCGGGATCGCGCCATCGTAAAAGCCAGATCAAGATATAGTTCCGATCTTACGCGAGAGCGTGAGAGGACGGCGGAAACGACCGTCCCCGCCAGGTCATGCTGGTGAGTAACAACATGTACCGCTTCTGGGGATTGTCCGAGAACCTGAGCTGGCTCAGCCAGTTCGAGGGTTGGTCTATTTAACTGGCCCCCCTGCGGAGCGATCCGCAGGTGCAAACCGCACCGTAACGGTGAACCCCACCGAGCTCGCCGGGGAATACCGTGGAAACCTCGCATCAGGGTTCCGTAGAGAGCAAACGTGTGGCACCTGCCACGGGGGGCTGTCCCGATGTCAACGGGGACAGCAAACCGCAGGTGAAGTTGTGCTCCGGCCTGCACCGATGGAAAAGGTGCAGAGTCATCCAGAAATGAGATGACCCCCGCCTAAGGAATGGCGGGAGTAACAAACCGCAAGGGTTCGAGGACATTTCTGCACTGGCAAATCTTTTGCTGCTGCAGGAGTTCATGTTGAACGAAGAGGCGAGCCATCTGGGCGCCACTTCCATCGCCCTCTCCGCGCCGGCCGCGCCAACCCTCACCGCGAGGACGGCAAACACCGGAGAAACCGCGCTGACCGGTGTCACCACGAACGTCTTCGTGGAAGTCACCGCAGCCACCTTCTTCGGGGAAACCGCGGCCGGATCGTCGGCTTCCGTGGCCTGGTCCTCGGGCCAGGTTGTGGACGTGCAGATCGCACCCGTCAAGGGCGCGATGTTCTACAAGATCTACACGACCACGGGGGCCTCCGCGGGCACCTACTACCTCAACGCCAACAACGTCGGCGGCCTGTACTACACCCTCCAGGGTGCACTGCCCACCACGGGCACGCAGGCCCCGGCTTCCGATACCGGCACCTCCTCGGCCAACGACCAGGAGGGGCTGTTCTCGGTCCTGTCCGGCAACGCCGCGTCCGGCGGGTCGAACATCTATCCCGCGAACTGGGCTGCCGGTTACTTTACCCAGTCGGTTGGTGACACTCTGAAGACCTCCGTGCTGAACACGGCCCTTCAGCAGCTGTGGGACGGCACCGGCTCCGGCGTGGGGACCTATGGTTCGTACCGCGCCGACCCTGCGGAGATCATCGCCGAAGGTGGCGACGTCGCCCGCCTGTCCAATGACATCGTGCAGCTTGGGGCTGCCACCAACTACCGCCTGTTCGTGGAGCAGTCGGAAGTGCCTGGTGTGCGCCTTGGTGCTGCCGTGTCGGAATTCCAGAATCCCGTGACGAGGTCCGTCGTCCGCGTGGTGGTCCACCCGTGGCTGCCGCAGGGCTCGGCTCTCCTGATGAGTTACACGATGCCGTTCGCGTGGAGCAACGTCTCCAACGTGGTCGAGTTCGTGGCGGTCCAGGACTACCTCACTATGAGTAACTAGGGGCCTACGCAGAGTGATCTGCGTAGGGATGCGCACTGTTCGGGGAACCCCTCCGGAAATCACCGGGGAATCCCGAGCGTCGGCGATGCCTGCCGGCGTGTAGAGACTGTATGTGCGCCCTCTGTGTGACGGACGTAAATGCGAGGCATTACGTGCTTACGGCCGCAGAGGAAGAGACAGGCCGATCTCATGCAATGGCAAAGCATGAGAGGCTGGCAGAAATGACCAGCCCCGCCACTTCGGTGGCGAGTAACAATATGCAGTATCTCCTGGCCCGTGATCGACGCCAGCTTCCGCTACAGCATGTTCATGCTGGGCGCGCTGGTCGTCAACGCTCCGTTCTACTGCTCGCTCATTCAGGGCCTGCAGAAGACCGACCGGTCCGGTTCCACCGGCACCTGGTCCTGAAACCCGGCGAAGGCCCGGGCCGGGCGTTCCCCGGCCCGGGCCTCCCGGCTCCCTTGATGCTTTAGATCATCGGGCTCTTTCTGATGATGCTGAAGTCCTCGTCCGCCGGGCCCCGGTTGTCGGCGTGGAACGCGAGTGACGACTGGCCGCCGAGCGCGTTGACGCAGGCGATGCACAGGTCTTCATCGGCGAACTCGTCCCCGCCGACGTAGACCCCTGGCCAGTACTCATCGGCGCCGACTTGGAGCTTCGTGCCGCACAGCATGGGCGTCCGCTCGAACATCGCCTCTATGAACCGCTTAGTGTCGGCGGGGTCGTGTGGCTTGTATATGGTCACCACTTCACCCGGCATCCAGGGCAGGATGTGGACGCGGCCGGTCTTGGTGTTGCGGACGAACTCCAGCCGGCCGTCGGGTGCGATGCGGGCGCTCATGATGCCGTCCTCGCCGACGCGAGCGGCGCGGGCATTAGGTCATCCCACGGGCAGCTCTGCGGGATGATGCACCGACCGCCCGGGTGGGCGTGATTGTCCCGTGTGATCACGTGACCGGAGCGGCAGGTCCACGCAGTGAAGTCCGCGTTCATCTGGCCGGGCTGGTAGCAGTGCCAATCCTCCGATCCGCCCACCCGGTGAGAGTCCGGGGTGCCTTCCTGCACGGTCGACGGGCAGTTGTGGTGGTCGCCGGGGCACTGGCCCTCGCCCCGAAGCGAACCCCGCTCCGCCTCGCAGATGCGGCAGCGCGCCAGTCTCGCAGGCTCGCCCGGTTCCAGGATTAGCGCGTGCCCTCTGGCGATACCCGGCAATGGTGGCATCGTGGCGATCTCTGCGATGGGCCGCCAGCCATCGTGTGTCCCCGTGACGTAGTCGCAGCGGCCGGCATCACCTAGGCACCACGGGCAGCACCACCAGCGGCACCACTCGCCGTCGATGCAGCGCTCAATGACCGCGTCGGGGTGCTTGGAGCACTGGATCGAGCCCTCGTGAACCTCGTAGACCTCGTAGACCTCGGTCCAGATGTCCTCGGCAATCTCGCCGTCCGCAGCCAGTGGGCCGTGGACGGTAGCGGCGCCCCAGGCGGTCAGGTGCTCGCCGTGGCCGCAGTCGGCGCAGCGGTAGACGCTGGTCTCAGGTTTGGCGCTCACAATGCCCCCTCTTCGGTTTCCTGCGCGAGTGCCAACTCCTCCAGTGCCCGGCGCAGGTTGTACGCCTGATTGGTGGGCATCCACAGGTTCCAGCCGGCGCGGTCTGCGAGGCCGTACGGTTCCATGGCCCGGCGCAGCGCCCTCCTGGTGTGGGCGACCGTGCGGGCGTCTACGGGGCTGTCGTACTCGCAGACCTCGGTGGTGGTGATCGGGCCGCCGGCGTTGTCCCGGGTGCGTGCGATCAGGGCGTGAGCGACGCGGGCGACGCGGCGGGGGAGCGTGACCACGGCGGCGGTTTTGCCGCTGCCGGGGCAGACCTGTCGGCACATGGGCGGCCAGTCGTGGGTGGTGACGGTAGCTTCCGCCGCGGCCGGGCTGGCGGCTTCACCGGTGACCATCTTGTGGTGATGAGGGCATACGACGACCACGGGCACCTTGTGACCGGGGCATGTCTCATCGCACGGCTTGTTCCAAGGTTCGTGTGCGTGAGCCTGGGCCGGGCCGGTCATCACAGGCTCGCTATCGCGGCTGCGGCCGCGTCGTCGTCGGCGTGCCCGCGGTCGAATGCCCACTCAGCTACATCCATCGCAAACCTCTTGTCGCGGTAGGCGATCACGACTGCGGGCCCGTCTTGGTAGGCCCGGTTGCTGCGGTCGGCGGCGGTGTTGGCTTCCCGGGTGACTGCTTTGGCGTCGCGGGTGGAGAGGCACAGGAGACGGGTTTCGGCCATTGGGTCAGCCCTCATCTTTCCCCAGTTCTTGCGTGCCGCTCATCGGGCCTGTTTCCTGTCGCCTGCCAGTTTCGCCAGTGCCGCTTCACGCATCCATGCCGCGACGGACGGCCGCCGCATGGCGGCCCTGGCCCGCTCCTCCTCGGCGGCGAAGATCTCGTCGTGCAGCCTTCTCGGCATGCTCATGATGAAGCGGACCAGTTCGTCCGGGTCTAGCCTGTCCTGCTCCGCGTCGCGTGCTGCGCTCTCTGCCATGCCGCGATGATATCACGCTTGCATCCCCCCGTGTCTACCCGCTCATGGCCCGCCAGCCAAATATCACCGCCGGGATCCGGCAGGCAAGGGAGAGATCAACCATGGCATCTGACGTTGCAGTCGCCGTGCCTTACGGGTCCCTGGCGCAGGGCCAGGGCGTCTACGGGACCGCCACGGGGGCGACGACGGCCTACTCCCCGTGGGACTCCACCACCGTCACCGCCGCCGCAGGCGCGGGTGCGGGCACGTCGCCGCCGGCGCCGGTGGTGGGCACTACCCCGGCGGCGACGATGATCCGCGGGTCGGTCACGTGGGGCACCGGGACGGCCACGGCTACCGGGTCGCAGGTGTCCATCACCTTCGGGTCTACGTTCCCCACGACACCCACGGTGGTGCTGTGCCCGACGACGATCGCGGCCGGGACGCTGAACACCTACATCACGTCGGTCGGGTCCACCGGCTTCACGGTCGCCGCCGCGGTGGCGCCAACGGTGAGCCAGGGCGCGACGGTCTACGGGGCCGCCTGGTACGCCTCCCTGTGACCCTTTGAAGGCATTCCCTTTCAATCCCCCCGAAGGGCCTTCTTTTGAACAACTCCTGTTCCTCCCATGCCGCGATAGCGGCCCGGGGAGGTGATGAGGGTTGAGGATCATATTGCATTCGAATGCACCGTGGCCCTCAACCTTAGGCTGGTTACGGAATCCAGGCGCGCATCTGGGCGCGCAAGTGGCGCGACATGGGCCACGAGGTCATCTTCAGTGCGTTCTCCGGTCTGGCGGGTTCGCCGTTGCCGTATGACGGGTTCAAGGTGCTTCCGTCGGTGTTCAACGGTGACCCGTTCGGTGCGGCGATCCTGGGGGAGCATTTCCGCCGGGAGCAGGCCGATTTCATCATCACTTTGTGTGACATCTGGGCTTTGGAGCCGTCGCATCTGACGGGGCTGCCAGTGGCGCACTGGATGCCGGTGGACTGTGCGCCGCTGTCGATGCGGGATGAGAACTGCCTGAAGGTGTCGGGCGCGGTGCCGATCGCGATGTCCCGGTTCGGGGAGCGGATGCTCCGCGATGCGGGTTTCGAGACGGTTCTGTACGCGCCGCATGGCATCGATTTGGATGTGTGGTCGCCGTCGCTGGACCGGGATGAGGCGCGGCGGCAGCTCGGCGTGGATGGGCTGTTCACGATCGGGATCAATGCGGCGAACAAGGACGCGTTCCGTAAGGGCATGGCCGAGCAGTATGAGGCTTTCGCCAGGTTCCATGCGAAGCACCCGGATAGCGCGCTGCTGGTGCATTCAGTGCTGGCGGAGAAGGATTCCCTGGATCTGCGGGTGATCGAGCAGCGCCTTGGGCTGACCGGCGCGGTGCGGTATGTGGATCAGTACGCGCTGCTGACGGGGCAGGTGCCGCAGGAGCACCTGGTGAACTGGTATGCCGCCCTGGACCTGTATTCGGCGTGCTCGTTCGGCGAGGGGTTCTGCCTTCCCGCGGTGGAGGCGATGGCGTGCGGCGCGCCGGTGGTGGCGACGGACTGTTCCGCTTTGGCGGAGGATGTCGCGGCGGGGCAGTGGCTGGTAAAGGGCGAGCGATTCTGGAATCCCACCCATGGCTCATGGTGGGTGAAGCCGGATATCGGCGGGATCGCCAAGGCGTACGAGGCCGCATACCAGAAGGGTCCCGCGTGGCAGGCGAAGCGGGGGAAGGCGCGGGCGTCAGCGGAACGGTTCGGCGTGGACCGGGTCGCGGAAGAGTACTGGGAGCCGGTGCTGGCCGCGTTGAAGGAGCGGTTCTGCCCGGCGGTGACCCTGACTGGCGCGGGGGAGCGGCCGGAGGGCGCGCCGGAGGTCTCAGTGTGTTTCGCGTCCCGCGGCCGGCCGGAGTCTCTCGCGGAGACGGTGGCGCAACTGGTCGCTTTGGCCGCTGAGCCGGACGCGATCGAGGTCCTGATCGCCGCCGACCCGGATGACGAGGCCACCCACACCGCGGCGCTGCCGCCACAGGCGCGAGTGTGGGTGGCACCGGAACGGTACGGCTACACCGGGCTGCACCGCTACCTGAATGCGCTGGCATCTCGTGCTGCCGGTGAGTGGATTTTGTGGTGGAACGATGACATGCGGATGGTCACCCCCGGCTGGGACAAGATCATCCGCTCGAACCGGCCCGCCGTCTTGTGGCCGCATGCCAACCATGTGCATCACGCCAACATCGCCCCCGCGTGGCCGAAAGCCTGGTCGGACGCGATGGGGCACGTGTCGCCGACGACGCACATGGACACGTATCTGCAAAGGCTGGGGGAGGCGCTCGGCCGGCACGACCCGGTCGCGGTGGAGATCACCCATGACCGGGCGGATGTCACCGGGAACCACGACGACCAGACCTACGCCGAGGGGCGCAAGCTGCTTGGGCCTGAAGGCATGGTCGATGAGGTCTTCCCCTACGACCAGGTGGCCAGGGACGCGGCGGTCATCCGGGGGCTGCTGTGACCGGCTGCCCGTTCTGCGCGCGCATCGAGGCGGCCGGATACGAATCTTGGGCGAGCGACCCGGATGTGGTGTGGTTTGAGCCGCTGAACCCGGTCACGCCGGGGCACATGCTGTTCGTGCCGGCCCGCCATGTCGCGGACGCGCTGGAGGACCCGTACACGACAGCGCTCACGATGGAAATCGCCTCGCGCAAGACCCAGGGGTCTTGCAATCTGATCACGTCGGTGGGCGCGCTGGCCAGCCAGACGGTCTGGCACCTGCACATTCACGCCGTGCCCCGCCGGCCCGGCGACGGCCTTCAGTTGCCCTGGCCGCAGCGGTCGTTTGCGGAGATAGCCGGATGACCCTCCGCAATCTGATGCGCGTGCATGAGGACGTGCTGCGGCAGGGGTGGGCGCTGACCACCGCCACCGAAATGGGCCTGGACACCGCCGGGACCCGGGAGGCCCTGGCGCCCGCCTTGGCTCCGGATCCGCGGGGGCCAGGCAAGCAGCAGGCCCTGGATGTGGTCACCTACGAGCGGGACGGCGCGCATCTGCTGGTCGCCGAGGCTGAATCGAACGACATCGGCGGCGTTCCGGGGGGCATTTCCCGGTGCTGGCTGATCGGGCCGCCTGGCGGCGCGGCGGCGCCTGCGGGGGATTTGGTGGCCCGGGCGGTGCTGCGGATGGCCCCGGTGTCGCTGCGCCGGGCGGCGGGGCGAATGAGCGCCACGTTCCTGCGGTACGGTCCCGGCGCGGAGGCCAATGCGCACCAGGACAAGTTCGGTGACATGGTCGTCATCTGGGTGCTGGACCGGGACGGGGACGGCGGGCAGAGTTTCCTGCTCACTCCGGACCGTGAGGACGCGTTGCGGCGCACGCTCGCAGTAGGGGAGATGCTGATCTTCCGGGATGAGATGTTCCTGCACGGGGTCACCGCGATGCGCGGGGAGGGTGCGTCCCGGGATGCGCTGGTGTTCATCACTTTGCGGGACGGTTCCTGATGGAGTGGAGGCTGTTCGGGGACGTGCTGCCTGAGCCGGCGGGGATGCTGGCGGGCCGCGGGTGGATGGATCTGGAGCATCAGCCCGGGTTCGCCCAGCGGGCGGGCATGGTTGCGGGCCTGGTGGCTTTGGTTGCGGGTTTGTGCCCTGACGTCGAGTCGGTGACCGACTTGGGGTGTGGTGACGGGTCCCTGCTCGCCCGGTTCCCGGCGCACCTGTACAGCTGGGGTTATGAGATCGGCCTCGGCGACGTGGCTGCGGCACGGGACCGGGGCCTGAACGTGTTCCAGGCCGACATCCTGCACGAGCGGCTGGAATACGGGTCCCTGCTGGTGGCCAGCGAGGTGCTGGAGCACCTGGAAGATCCGCGGGCGTTCTTGGAGGCGCTGCCGGCTAGGCCGCTGGTGGTGTCGTCGCCGTCGGCGGAGACCGGGGACTGGCACAACGACATTCACGCGTGGGCGTGGGACCTGCCTGGGTATAAGGCGCTGCTGGAGTCGGCGGGGTGGCGGGTGCTGTACCAAACCGATTGTGACGGCGGCCGGAACTGTTTCGAGGGCGTGGAGGGCCCGCAGCGGTTTCAGGCGGCGGTGTGCGTGAAGGCGGCGGCGTGAGGGTGCGGCTGCGGCCCGCGTGGAGTGAAGCGGAGCTTGCCGAGTTGTGCCCGGTGCCGCACGACCACACCAAGTACCGCAGTCACATCGTCCGGGTGGAGCACACCATTTCCCTCGGGCAGGCGCTGCTGCGGGACACCGAGATGCCCGCTGTGGTGACGGTGGCGGACCTGTCCTGCGGGGATGCGGTCATCCCGCGGGCCTTGTGCGCGGATCCGGTGCTGGGGGATTTCGCCCCCGGCTATCCGGTCACCGGGATGATTGAGAACACGGTCATCTCGTGCCCGCTGGTGGACCTATTCGTGCTGTCGGAGACCGCTGAGCATGTGGACGACCCGGACGGGCTGCTGGCGGCTATCCGGTACCGGGCGCACCGGCTGCTGCTGTCCACGCCGCTGGCGGAGTTCGATGACCACAACGACCAGCATTACTGGGGCTGGGATCTTGACGGGGTGCGGGAGATGCTCATCGGCGCGGGGTGGGATCCGGTGCTCTGGTCCACGGTGACCGGCCCGGATGCTGCGTTCCAAATCTGGGGCTCCCGGTAATGAAAACCGTTCTCATCACCGGGAGCGCGGGGTTCCTGGGGCGCCATCTGACCCGCGCGCTGGACGACGCCGGGTATGCGATCACCAGCATCGACCGCGGCGACGGCCTCGACGCCCGGGACTTCTTCCGCCAGTCCAGCGACCGGTTCGACCTAGTGGTTCATGCGGCCGCTGCGGGGGCGGACCGGGCGTCGATCGACGGCTCCCCGCTGGTCCTGGCAGCGAACTTCGAGCTCGACGCCGGCTTGTTCGGCTGGGCGGCCCGCACCCGCCCCGGGCGGGTGGTGTACCTGTCGTCCTCGGCCGCCTACCCGGTGGTCCTGCAGCAGCCCGGCAGCGACTACCGGCTGCGTGAACGGGACATCAGCCTGCGGCACCCGCAGCAGCCCGACGGCATCTACGGGTGGTGCAAGCTCACCGGCGAACGTCTCGCCGCCCTCGCCCGCGACGCCGGCGTCCCGGTGACCGTTGTGCGGCCGTTCTCCGGTTACGGGGAGGACCAGGGGGAACGGTTCCCGTTCGGCGCGCTGGCCGCGCGGGCGGTGCGCCGCGAAGATCCCTTCGTAATCTGGGGCACCGGGGAGCAGGTCCGCGACTTCATCCACGTGGACGACATCGTCGCCGCGGTCACGACCATGGCCGAGCAGGGCATCGACGGGCCAGTGAACCTGGGCACCGGGCGGCCCACGGCGCTGCTCAGCCTCGCCGGGATGGCCTGCGAAGCCGCCGGGTACAAGACGGTCACCTGGGAGGCGCACCCGGAGAAACCCGCCGGGGTGGCGTGCCGGGTCGCCGACATCACCGCGATGAGCGAGTTCTGCACCCCGAAGGTCACCCTGGAAGAGGGCGTGGCCCGGGCCGTGTGCGCCCTCGTCGCCGCATGACCAGCCCCGTCCCTGCCGGTCCCTGCCGCCACTGCCGCCAGCCGGTGCACGAATGTTACGCAGTGATCCTCTGGGGTCACCGCCATTCCGCAGCGGCCTGCCAGGGCTGGGTCCACCAAAACGGCGAACACGCCTGCCGCGGCGGCGCGGCAGTGGCCGAATTCGCCGGAACCTGATCTTCCCCAAAGCACGCTCCCCAGCCCTGGCGCGCCCGCCGGGGCTTACTCATGTCATCCACAGCGCCCGCGGGGGCCACAACCAAGGAGTGCCAGACATGGCCGTCAACTCAAGCCTGAACACCCAGGGCACCCCCCCGGGCGGCGCCTACATCCAGCCTGCGCAGGGGTACGTCATCCAGGCGACCACCGACGCCGACGTGAACGGCGCCCTGCAGCAGTCGGTCGCCGGCCCGAACGCCGGGTTCTCCTACTTCGGAGTGGCGAGCTACCGGGACGCCCAGGCCACCATCCAGGCCGGCTCCAAGGCGTCCGCGCCGTCTGCGGGCGGCACCTGCGTGACGATCACCCCGGGCACGGTGGGCCTGTGGGAGATCACCGGGCTGCTCGGCATCACCGGCACCACCGTCGCGACGACCGACACGAACAACTTCCAGTTGATCGCCAACGGGTCCACGCTGATCTCCACCATCACCTACCCGGTGCCCTCCACCACCGGCGGCCAGGGCGCGGTCCCGTTCGGCCCGGTGGTGGTCTCCATGACCGGCACCGCGAACACCGTGCAGGTGCAGGCCGCGGCGAACTCCACCGCGTCGTCGGTGTACTCGGCGACGATCGTCGCCCGCCGCGTCGGCTGATGGCCGGAGCAAACCAGGTCCCGGTGGGCACCACGCCGACGCTGCTGGTCAGCGCGCCCGTCGTCGGGGTGTCCGCCGGGCCGGGGCCAGTGGGCTGGTTCCAGATGGTCAACGGAACCGCGGCCACCGTGTACCTCAACGGCGGCACCACGGTGTCGTCCTCGAACGGGTACCCGCTCGGCACGGCCGCGACGACCATCGCGCCGAACGTGCTCACGGGCTGGCTGTTTTCCGGCGACAGCATCTACGGGATCGTCGCCTCCGGGTCTTCGACCGTCGACGTGCTTCAGACCGGGGTGTGAGCCGTGGCCCGGGTAACCCTCCCCGCCGGGTGCACGGGGCTCGACTTCGCTGACGGAGGCAAGACGCCGCCGGTTAGGCAGGGCACTTCGATCGAGGTTTCCGACCAGAACGCCCACTATCTGGCCAAGTCCTGGTACGGGCAGAACGGCGTCATCGGCGGCACAGGGTATTCGATGGGAACTAAGGGCGGCCGCTGGTGCGTGAACCACCGGCCGGCGCGCCTGTGGAACGCGTGGAGCAAGGAATGCCCGTCGTGCGGGCTGCCGACGGAGCCGGCCTAGGTGCGCTCGGTCATGCGCCCCCGCGTCAGCCCGAAACCAAACGTCTCATCCCGCCAGGACTCATCATCCGGTTCCCATGGATATAGGTAGCCGCTCGCCGGGCTGCCGCTGTCCACGTGGCGACGAAGGCCGCCGTGGTCCCACCGGGTGCCGTCGATCTCGTTGTGGCAGCAGTCGAGCAGCAGGCATCCGCACCACATGCCCGCATGCCGGTCGGCCGTCTGGGCGCTGCTGAACTCCGGCGGTTCCGGTGGCGGATACGGCAGTGGCTGGTTCGCATACGCGGCCGTGGAGGCCGGTGAAAGCGGGCCGGCCCACATCATCATCCCCCCCCATTCTCCAAGGGAGTTTCATCATGCCTGCAGTCGCCTATGCGATGAGCGATCTTATCCCCAGCGACGACGGCCGCCACAGTGCCGGCCACATCCACCGTCCCGTCCACGCCGGCGGCTGCGGCCAGGAACACGAAGTCCAGGTCGACCACGTGGGCCGGGCGTTCATCGAGTGCGACCGGTGCGCGCCGTCGCTGATCGGCTCCCACTACGGGTGGGCTGCCCGCCCCGGGGACGTGCCGCTGACCTGCGACGAGGTCGCCGACCAGGAACTGGCCGAGCGGGACGCCAAGGGCGCGCAGAACACCCTGCTGAAGGGCATGACCGAGGCGTTCGTGCGGGCCTTGCAGGGCGGTTCCAGTTTCCCCGGGATGGCCGCGGCGCCTGCGCCGAAGTCGCTGGTCGAGCAACTCTCCGACATGTCGGCCGCCGAGCGGGCGCAGCTCGCCGCGCTGCTCGCCCCACCGGCCCCCTCGGGGACGGCGGAAGTTACCGCGGCCCACGGGGCGGCCACGGCGGGCGGGGCTCATGTCCTGACGCCGCCGGCGCCGGAACCTGGTGCCGCCCGGGTGGTGCAGCCCGCCGAGCCGGTGAAGCGCGGCCCGGGACGCCCGCGGAAGAACCCCTGATGGCCGGGACGCCCACCCAGCCGCCCGGGGGCAGCGGCGTGGCGGGGGACCGGGCGGAGGAGAACGGGCTCGCGCCGCAACGGCCGGTGCCGCGGCGCTGGTCACCCCGGGGGAGCCGCCGGCGGTGGGGCTGTCCCCGGATCCGGCACTGATGAAGCCGTACGTCACGCCGGTCCCGTTGAAGGCGCCGCTGAACGCCGCCGTGATGCGCACGGCCCCGGGTGAAAGCCCGGCCTGACGCTCCGGGGGTGAGCGCTGCATGGCGCTGATGACAGGCCCGGTCTCGCCCTATATCACCCCAGATCAACTCACTACCTACCCGCTTGGCGTGTCCTGGAACACGATTCCGGATCAGCGGGCCTCCGATGCGGCGAAGTACGCCGCGCAGGTGCTGATCTGCCAGACCGCCACCGGCATGGCCGATGCCCGGTGCAACCAGGTGCTGCGGTCCACGTCACAGACCGAGACCTTGCACGGGCCCGGCGGTTACCGGTTCAGCATGCTGCCTGACGGTACTTCGCGGCTGCTGCTGTCCCAGTGGCCGATCCTCGGTGTCACCGCCATGCAGGTGGCCCGGTCGGTGCCGCTGCCCTACCAGTTCACGCCTGTCACCACTGGCAACTGGGCGGTGGAGCGGCCCGCACTGCTGGTGACGAGCTCGTCGGTGGCGGCGGATTCGGGGACCGGCGGGCAGGCGGTCATCCTCGGCCCCGGGTACGTGCAGGGCGGCCGCGGCGCTTACGTGGCGGAAACCACTTACCTTGCCGGCTGGCCGCACTGCGGTATCACTGTGGCTGCTAATCCGGGCGACGAGATCTTGCAGGTGGACGACTGCACCGGGTGGGCCCCCGCCAGTCCGGGCGCCCCGGGTGCGACCGGTGTCATCCAGGACACCAGTGTTGCCCAGCAGGAAGCCATCGCCTGCGCCGCGTCCTCGGTCACCGTCGGCCCCGGGTTCCTGTCGCTGGCTGCCCCGTTGCAGTACGCCCATGACCCGGGGATTCTCGCCACCGCCTTGCCGGGGCAGATTCAGTGGGCGACAGCCCTGTTTGCCGCCTCGCAAGCGCTGACCCGCGGGTCGACCAGTACCACCATTCAGACCACCCGCGGCGGGGCTCAGCGCAACGCGGGCGGCGGCGCCGCGCTCGCGGAGATGGCCTGCCAGCTGCTGGCGCCGTTCCGGCGCACCGAGTAGGCGGCTCCGATGCCCATTACTACGGTGATGACGTACATCAGGGATCTGATCGACGGGACCACGCCGCCGGGGGACACCGGGCTGTCCGGCCCGCTGGTGGCGCTGATCACTCCGTTCGACCCGGATGAGTCCGGTGACGCCCGCGCCTACATCTGGCCTTCCGCCGGCTCGGAGACCCGGCGGGCGTTCCCGCGGAACACCGGCCCGGGGACGCCGGGCGCGTGGAAAAACCTGCGCCATTCCATTGACGTGTTCCTCACCTGGTTCGATTCCGATTCGGACCCGGACGGGGATGTCAATTTCCCGGCACTGATCGACTATGTCATGGACCTGCTGCGCACGTCGCCGTGCGACGAGGTCGCCTACGACCCGGAAACGGGGCGGCCCAGCCATCTGATTAACGTCGGCGAGAACATGACGTACGAGTATGTGACGCCGATGTCGATGGAAGACCAAAGGCAGCTCAGGTACGACGCGAAAATCATGGTGCCGATTCTTGAACTGTTCCAGGCCTGAATTGAGGGGGAGCGGTGCGTTACCCATTTCTTGGCACGTCCGGGCGCATGTACGGGCAGTTCCTGGACGGCGCGACCGGGAAAACCCTCCAGGCCGAACCCGGTGGCGTGTACGACATGGTGCCCGCCGCCGGCCAGGAAGACATGACCGTGCCACCGCAAGACGGCCTGTGGGGGCCTGCGCTCAGTGCACCCAAGACGGCCGCCAGCAAAGACAAGGCAGCGCCGAAAGGCCGCGCTGCGAACGGTGCCGCTGCGGCGGCCAAGGGGGATGTGACCGGTGCCTGACACCTTTGCCGCCAACCTGTACCCGGTCCCGCGGCGGTTCATCGGCGTGGCCAAAGAGACTGTCGCCGGGACCGTTGTGGCGCCGGCGTACACGTTCCCCATGACCACTTTCAAGCCGGTTGACAAGTACACTTATCTCAAGGACATGGGCTGGCGTAACGCCATGGCGGACTTCTACACGTTCACCCAGGGCGTGAAGATCTCCGACGTTTCCATGGGCGGCCCGTTCTTCGCCGACGGTATCGGTTACATGCTCGCCGACATTTTCGGCGACTACTACCAGGCGGTGAACGGCACCTCCACCACCCCGACGACCCTGTCTTCCGCGTACACCACCACGTCGCTGGGCACCATCTCGACCACCGGCAACACCGGGCTGTCCACGGGGGCCACGTTCGCGCTGGGGACGCTCGGCACCACCGGGGAGGAAGTCCGCACCGTCGCCTCGATCACCGGGTCCGGGCCGTACACCGTCGTCGCGAACGCGCCGTTCTACCAGAACCACGCCAACGGCGCCCCCGTCACCGCCTACACCAGCGTGACCACGTACGTGCACAACTTCGCGCTGCTCAACGGCGGGGCGGGGATGGGCGGCTTCCTGCAGGCCCAGCCGCCGACCTACACCCTGACGGACTACACGGGGGTTACGGCAACCACGGGTGCGCGTAACTACGCCTACACGTGCCTGTCCGAGCTGACCCTGACCGGCACCGCCACCGAACTGGTCATGTGGGAAGCCAAAGCCACCGCCCTCGCCTCGGCCACCGCGGCGACGATCCCGGTGAACACCCTGACCGGCGTCCCCCCCGAGGCGGCGTGGCGGTCCACGGTCAGCTTCAACTCCACGCAGGAATACAACGACATGGAGTGGAAACTCGTCGTCACCCGGAAGGTGGAGCCGAAGTTCACCACCTCGGGGCAGCAGGACCCGTTCGCCATCGGCCGCGGGACGCTCGGCGCAGTAGCGTCGTTCCAGTTCGACCCGGCCGTGGACGAATCCGAGTTCCTGTTCTTCACGAACAACACCCAGCCGACCATGAACATCACTGCCGGGAACGGGCTCGCCGGGTCGTCGTTCTCGTCGGTGGCCATCAACGCCAACGTGGCCGCGTTCGACACTGCAGAGATCGTGGACAGCCGGGAAATGTTCGGCTACGACGAATCCGCCACCCTCGTAGCGAATTCCACGAACATCGGCCCATCCGGGTCGGTCGGCCCGGTGGTGGTCACGCTCACCAATGCCATCGTCAACTACTGAACGTAGTCAGTAGTTGACGGGCGGCCAGCACTCCGCATAGCCGGGGGAGTACTCGTAACGGCTGGCGACCGCCCGCACGGTGCGGCAGACGCCGAAGCCCCTGACGCCGCCCATGGCGTAGTAGTGGCAGGTGACACACCCCATCTCCCGGTCGCCGAAGCCACCCGGTTTCCCGCACCTGACCACGCTGTACCCCTCGAACCGCTCACTGAGCTCTAGGCCGAGTTCGATGCGGCGCTTCGCGCTGCTGAGGATGTAGTGCTCATCCAGAATGGTCAGGTCAGCCTCGCATGCGGCGATGACTTGCCGGGGGTCATTGGCGGCCATGTGGGCGGCGATCTCGTCAAGCGTCTCCACGGTGATCGCGTAGTCGGGATCGTCTGCGTCGGTCAGGAATCCGCCACCAAGCGCCGCCGTCCACGCCGGGTGAAATCCTCCGTCGGCCTGCGCCGCCGCTTCCGCCAGGGCCTTCCGCTCTCTGACAGCTTCCCGTAGCCACGCAACTGCCGCCTCGTTCACCCGCGCCTCCACACCGTGTTCACCGATTGGCCGCTGTGATGGTTGCGGGTGATCAGCCGCACCCGGCCCTGCGCCCGGGCCCGGGCTAGGCACCAGTCGCACAGGCTGACCCGCAGGATCTGATCTGCGGTCAGGGGCCGCACCAGAAGAGACAGCGACCCGGACCGGCCCCCTTCGAACCATGTCGGCGGATCCGGTTCCCACATCGGTTTCCCGCACATCAGGCACGGCTCCGCCACGCCGTCCGTACTTACTCGGTCCATGCCCGCCATCCTCCCCCCAGGAGAACCCTTTGCGCGTTGAACTCCCGAGCGGCCACTTCGCCGAGCTCCGGGACCACATGCTCCACGGCGACGTCCGGTTCGCGAAGAAAGCAGCCAAGTTCCGGGTGTCCCGCGGCGGCGACTCCGACGTGGACCTGTCATTCGAGGACGAGGTCACCGGGGCGATCCTGTACCGGATGCTGATCCAGTGGGACGTCCCGCAGCAACTGCCGCGGGACGCGCAGAACCTGGACTTGGCCCTCGGCATCCTGGACATGCTGGAAGAAGACGACTTCGCTGCGCTGCGCAAAGCCGTGCGCCCCTTCTACCTGAAGGTGATGGAGCGCCCGGCCGAGGAAGAGTCCCCAAAAGAAGAGTCCGGGCTTACCGCGATTTCTTCCTACGCCGGACCGGAGCCGGATGGCCTTCCGAACCCGAATACTACGGATATTTCGACCTGACGCGCCGCTACAACTGGACGCAGCAGATGATCGACGCCCAGGACGCGGACTACATCGCCGAGCTCCCATTCATGGCGGCGGGCTGGGATGAGGCGGTCGCCGAACTGCAGAAAGCGGAACACCGCAAAAACGCCCCGAACCCTGACCGGAAACGGCGAATGTTCGGCACCGGCGGCGGAATGAACGCCTGAGCAGGGAGGTGCCGTGGATTTCGCTGCCGTGCCCGGCTTGTATGAGGCGATCCGGGCCCGCGCCGAAACCGCCGCCGTCCCGGTCGCCGGGGTGATCGGGAAAACCTACAAAGGCCACCTGGTGGACGTGACCCTGGTCGAATCCGGGTCCCACCCGCCGGTCACCCAGACCCCGGCCGCGCCCGGCGCGCCGCCCGCGGTGATGCCCGGGGGAGTGCACGGGTCGCTGCGCGGGTCGGTGACGATGGGTGGCCCGGTCGGTGGCGGTGGTATCGGCGAATCCTGGGTCAACCCGAACGTTATTTACGCCGCCACCCAGGAGTACGGGGGGGTGCATCACGCGGTCCGCGGGCCCTACATGTGGCTGTGGATCAACTACATCGGCCCAGCCGCAGTGAAACGCCGCGGGTGGCGCAAGGAAACGGTGACCATTCCCGAGCGGCCCTACATGCGGCGGGCGGTGGCCGAAACCATCGCCAACGGCTCGCTGAGCCGCGCCGCGGCGGCGGCGTTCGCGGCGATGGTCCTGCCCGGCGAATAAGACGACGTCGGGGCGGGGGTGAACTGCCATTCCCGACCTGCCTGATGTGACCCAGCGTTTCATTGCCGATGTACGGCCGTTCATCGACAGCATGAGCCAGCTCATCGCGAGCGCTGAACTGGCCGAGGCTGCCGTTCAGGCGCTGATCGACAAGATCGCCCAGCTTGACGGCAAGGTCGTCACCATCGCGGTGAATACCGTCGGCAACGCCGGCGATTCCGGCGTCGGGGGAATCGCCACCCAGGCCGAAGCCGCCGCGGGTGCCGTCCGCGACCTGGCGGTCATCTGGACGGAGGAAGAAGCGGCCCAGTCGGCCGCCGACGCAGGTGCGCGGATGTTCGGCCGCGACGTCGCCGCGTCGATGGCCCGGGCGGAAGACGCCACTCACGCCTACACCCAGGCCCTGATAGACAACCTGGAATATGACCGTTACGTCATTAACAACAGCGCCGAGCAATGGGCTGTGGGCCTGGCGAAAGTGGCCGATGCGTACCGGAACGTTTACGACGCCCAGGAGCCGATGGAACGCTCACTGGGCGAACTGCGAGACGGCATCAACGCGACCAATGAGGCAGTCGATTTCGAAGCGCAGGTCATGCAGGCCAAGCTTGGCCCTGGATTCCTCATCGCGGCTAGCAACGCCCACGTTGCCAGTGATGCAATGCGCGAGGCGGCGTCCGCCGTGTCCGCGTCGGGGAACGCCGCCGGAACCGCCTGGGGGCCGTGGTGGTTTTTCGGGAACAACTTCCGGACCGTCGCGCACTGGATTGTCGCCGGGAGCGCCGAGTTCCTCGCTGTAGCCATTCCCGCCGCTATCGCCCTGGGTGCCGGGGTGGCCGTGGCCGCACAAGGTGCGCAGAACGCTTACGAGCATTTCACGGCACTTTACGACGCGACCGAGTCCACCGCGAACGCGATGCACACAACTGTCGGTGACGTGCTGGGCCTGGGTAACGCCTTGCAAACGGCGCAGAACGCCGCAAATCCGGGGGTTTATGAAATACTCGGGTCGGCCATTAATGACGCGAAGTCCGGCTTTTCCAGCCTCGCGACCACCGGTTTGCAAGTGGTCCACATGTTCGATGAATTCGCCGCCCGCGTCACTGTAGACCTCCGGGAGGGACTGGGCACCGAAGTCCAGAGCCTGCTTTCCGGAATGGTTCATGATCTTCAAGAGTTTGGGCAGGTTCTGGGTAATCTCGGTCACGCCTTGCTCAATTTCGCCGCCGACATGCCTGGTCTTGTCCACATTCTTTTGACTCTCGCAACCTATCTCTCCTCAGTCATTGAACTGGCGTCGCACGGCGGAGCGTTCATTACGCTTGCCATGGCAATTGAGGAGACGTACCGCTGGGGCGGGCTGCTTCTGGGCCTAATGGCCCGGCTGGCCGGTGCCGGCGGCATGATGACCGCATTCGCGGACGGCGGCGGCTTCATTACCAAGTTCGGCGCCGCGATCAAAGCCTTGGTGGCGCAGGGCGGTATCGCGATCATCTGGGTCGGCCAGATGATCGGCAAGCTCTCCGGTCTCGTTCCGGCGGCGGAAGAGGCCGGGGCCGCAGTGGAGACTTTTGGTGCCGACGTGGCCATCGCCGGGGCCGAGATGGACACCAACTGGATCGCCGCCATCGCGGCGGCCGTCGTCGTCCTCGGCTTCCTCGCCTACAAGCTCACCTCGGTGAAATCCGCCACCGACCAGTTCGTCGCCTCCACCGACCAGGCGGTGCAGTCCGCCTCTGACCTGCAGGTATTCAACACCATCGCTAAGACGATGGCCGAGAACGCCGTGCACATGTCGGCGGCGCAGCAGCAGTCCACCACGGCCACGAACCAGTTCAACGCCGCCGCCGAGCACGGCAAATACGCGACGGCCGGGTACGCCGGGGCGGCCATGCAGGCCGAGGGCGCGGTCCAGAAACTGTCCCAGCAGCAGACCTACCTCATCGGCACCGCCGCCACCGTCGGCACGAACCTGGGCCTTCTGTCCAGCCACTTCCACACCACCGCCATCGGCGCCCTCGCGCTAGCCAACGCGGCCGGGGTGAATCTTCAGATCCCGCTGACTAACAGCGGCATGGCCGCGAAAATCGCCGAACAACAGATCACCAACCTCAAAACCGGCCTCGGGGCGATGGCTGCGCCCGCCGGGGTGATCGGCGCAGATATGGAAGCCATCGGCGTCCAATCCCAGCTTGCCTCCTCCAAGGTGGGCCAAGTCAACCAGGCCATGGATGCCTTCATTGCTGGCACCACCGGCGGCATGAACTCGGTCATGCAGTTCAATGCCGGGCTGCAGGCGATGGGCAAGGACACGGTGGCCGGCAGCCAGAGCATCAGCGGAGCGATTAACACCATTTCCAAGAGTGCCGCGGCAATGGGCTACACTCTGCAGGGGTTCGGCCCGAAAGCACAGCAAAGCTGGCAGCAGTTCGACGGCGCCGTCCAGCAGGGCAATACGGTCCTGGACACGATGCGCACCGGCATGGCTGAGAATGTCGTGTCCTGGGGGCAGTACAACAACGAGGTCAAGGCAGTCGGCGGTTCGCTGCTGCCGTTCGCGGCTCACAACAAGGCGGCGCTGTCCATCGTGTCGCAGTTCGCTCAGGAAATAGGCGACCCGGCCACGCATAATCTCAGGACCCTTGCTTCTGACTTCGGGATTACCGGTAAGGCCGCCCAGAATATGGCCACCGTGGGTATGGAGCAGGCCATTGCCAAAATGGCCAACCTGTCCCAGGTCGCCCGGAATCTGTCGGCTACTGTGTCGAGCCAGCTCACCGGGGCCATGGCCAGTGCGATCACCAAGTTCAGCGGGATGAACTCGGCGGTCAACAAGTACGCCCAGGATTTGGGCAACGCTAATACCCCGTCCTCGATTCTGCATGCTGATCTGCAGAAAATTAGCGACGCTGCCAGCAACGAGTACCGCATGATTTCCGACGCTTCCCGGGGCATCAGCGACGCCACCAAGAACACCGATCTGATGAAGGGCGCCGCAGAGGGCGCCGCCGGGGCCATCAAGGGCGCCGGCGACTCCGTGGACAGCTTCACCGGGAAACTCCAGAACACCCACGCCGCCCTGGGCGACGTGGTCGCCCGGGCCGGGGAGGCAGCGAACGCCACCCAGGGGTTGTCGTCGCAGACCCGGACTGCGGCGACCTCGGCCAGCGGGCTTTCCACGCAGACCGGCCAGGCGACCACGCAGGTCCGGAACCTGGGGTCGGCGGCAAGTGTCACGCAGGCCCACGTCGGCGACGTCAACAACGAAATCCGCACCGCCGCGACCGCGGCCGGCAACGCCCAGGGGCCACTGGGGGGCATGACCGGGCAGATCCGCAACGTCGGGTCGGCGGCGTCCACCGCCGCCGGTGAGGTGCACGCCCTGGCGACGGCGATGGCCGGGCTGCAGTCCAAGACGGTCACGCTGACCACGAACATGGTCACGGTCACCTCGACCATTCACCGCCAGCACGGCGGCCCCGTCTTCCCCGGCGTCCCCTACACCGTCGGCGAGGCGGGGGAGGAGCTGTTCGTTCCCAGCCAGGCGGGGGTCATCCTGCCGCACGACCAGACGGCGCAACTGATCGGCGCGCCGCAGGCCGCCGCGGGGCCGCCGGCGGGCGGGTTCGGGAACCAGGGCACTTCCGAGGTGCATTCCCATATCAGCGTGAACCTGGATGGCCGGCAGCTCTGGAAGGGCATCCAGACGCAGATGCTCCAGTGGCAGATTCGCAATTCCGGCCGCGCTACGGGCCTGACGGTCCCACAGCCCCCGGGGAAGCTCACCTAGCAGCCGCCCGGTAACACCAGCACCCCCCCCTTTTCGGAGCACGCGGGAGGCACTTCTTGGCGGCCATCGAGGTTTATCAAGATATTCCGCAGACCCAGGTCAACTCGGGCGGTACCGACGCGCCCGCGCCGGGGACCTCGGAGTCGTGGACGGTGGCCTCGTCGGGGTCGTTCCCACCGGCGTCGTCGGGCGCCGCCCAGCCGACCCAGTTTCACGTCTCCGACCCGGCTCTCGCATCAGAGATCGTCCTGGTGACGAACATTTCCGGGCTGACCTGGACGGTGACCCGCGGCGCGGAAGGCACCACCCCGGTGGCGCACGCGGCCGGGTTCACGATCAAGCAGGTGGTCACGGCGGGTGGCCTGGGCCTGGCGGGGACTGGGCAGAACCAGTGGACCGCGCCGGATGGCGTTGTGGCCGAGACGTTTCCGCGGATCTTCTCCGCCGGGTCGCAGGCGCTCACCTCGGGCGTCCTGGCGGTGGTGGGGATCTCCCTGCCGCAGTACCTGACCGTCTCGCAGATCACGATGGCGACGAAGGGCACGGCGGCTTCCGGCGTGACCAACGGGTGGTACGCGATCTGCGACTCGGGGCTCGTGGTGCGCGGCGCGACGGGAAACCAGACGGGCTGGGGGTCCACGAACACCGCTTACACCTACAACCTCGGCACGGCGTACACGACGACCTACACGGGCTTGTACTACATCGGGGTCAACATCACCGCAGGGACGGCGCCGACGCTGCTGACCTGCACGCCGATGGGCTCGGCGCTGGTAGGTGTGGCGCCGACGCTGTGCGGAACGGTGTCCACCGGGTATTCGGCGACGCCACCCGCGGCGACCACGGCGCTGTCCGGGCTGACCGCGAACATCAACTTCACCATGTACGCAGGCCTGTCCTAAAGCCTAGGAAGGCGCTGAGGCATGGCGGCGAAGGCTGGGCCGGTCGGGGCGTACGCCGATTACACCAACGGCGTCTGGCCCGGCACTGTCACCAACCAGCCGCAGGCGTGGGCCCTGTGGGAATCGCAGACAGGCACCACCGCCCAAGCGTGCAAGATCTTCTACTACAACCTTTCGCAGTTCCCCACTGCGATGGACTCCCAGACCAGCACCGCCGCCAGCCTGGGCATCAAGGCCGTCGTCTGCGTCAAGCCGAATTACGCCTCCACCTCGACCATGGCCACTGACCTGGTGTCGTTTACCGCGATGGTCCAGATGTTCAAGTCCAACGGGCTGAGCGGGTACATCGTGCTGTGGCAGGAGCCGCAGAACCTCGGCAAGACGCCGACCAACCCGACCGGCCCGGAGTTTCAGGCCCTGTTCCGGTATGACCCGAACGGGACCGGGATCGGCGGCTACCATGCCGCGGCGAACCAGTACGGGTTCCAGCTGGTCTATGACGCCGCCTCGCACAGCCCCGGCGAATGGTCGACCTTCTACCCGGGCGCGCAGTTTTTGGACGCCATCGCCGTCGACTACTACTGCGACACCTACCTGGGCGGCATCCGGATCGACGGCACCGGGTCCATCATGGATCTTGCCGACAACGGCTACTACTACCATCCCAGCGGCAACGTGCCTGCGCCGCCGATACCGTTCGGGATTTTTGAGACCGGCGTCACCGCCGGGGGCACGTCCTCGCAGCCGACCCAGGCGCAGATGGCCGCCTACCTGGGGTATCTGAGCCAGATCATGGGCTGGAACCCGGCGGCGGCCGGGCTGAACGCGGGACGGCTGAACCGGGGCCTGGCCAACGCCCCGGTCATGTGGTACAACGGCCAGGCCAGCCAGACCCTCAACCAGATCGTCCCGCTGGCGACAGCCACCTACACCCACGCTTCCTACTGCGTCGACACCGGCTACCCGGCGCTGTGGACTGCGCTCCAGCCGCAGTCGGCGGGCTACACCACCCCCGCGGTTCCCGGCCTCGCCGCGCCCGGCACGTTCACCCCCGGCCTTGAGGGCACGTACCAGCCGCTGGAACCGCTGTACACCACGGCGATCCCCGGGATGGCGCAGCCCGCCACGTTCTCGCCCGGCGACCCGGGCAACCAGTCGCTGCCGCCGCCGCCGCCCATCGTCGCGCTCACTCCCGCCGTGGCTGGCCAGGCGTCGCCCGGCACGTTCACCCCCGGCGACCCCGGGGCGGCGATCCCCGGGCCCGTGGACGATCCGTACGTCGTCCAGCAGGTGACGGCCTCCTTCACCTACAACTACGGGTGGAGCAGCACCGAGTTCTCCGGCAACGCTCCCGGCAACATGCTGGTGGTGATCGCCGCCTGGGACTTGAACGCCACCGGCACCACCGCGCCGATGCCCGCCGCCTACGTGGTCGACTCGAACCTGAACTATTGGTGGCACGCCGGCACCACCAGTTCCGATAACACCGGGTCACGGTGTGCGATCTGGGTGGCGCCGAACGCGCAGGCCGTGGACTGGGTGTCGTGTTCGCTGACCACGTTCTCCTCCTCCCTCGTCTACACGATCCTTGAGGTCGGCAACGCGCCGCAGTTCTTCACCATCGACATCTCCGAGACCGACTCCGACACCGGGAACATCACCTTGTCCGCGGACCCGGGGCTGACCGGAGCCGCGGACATCGGGTTCACTATGCTGGCGGCCGGGTCCACCACCACCACCCTCACCGGGCCCCCCGCCGGGTGGACGGCACTGACACAGGTGCAGGCGGGCGCGGGGCAGCCGAACGGGATCACCCTGTGGCCGTTCTGGAACCCGGTCGTGGTGGCGGGCACCGACCTGGATGCGTCCTACACGGTGTCGTCGTCGGCTCCGCTGTCGGCGGTCACGGTGGCGATCGAGGCCAGCCCGTACCCGCCGCGGCAAAACAACCCGAACCTGCCCGTGATCCGGGTGGAGGCTGCGTTCGGGTTCCTGCCCGGCGACCCGTCCCAGTCGCCGCCATCGTGGACCGACATCACTAACAGGTGTGCAGCCAAGGATGGCACCCCGTTCATCGCGCCGTCGCTGGGCAAGGCATACGAACTGGCCACCCCCGAGACTGGGGAACTGCTCATTTCCTGCGACAACCACGACGGCGCTTTTACCCCGGGGAACGGCAACAGTCCTTATGGCGTGCCGGGTGTGGGCGTGGTGCTCGGCACGCCCATCCGGGTGAGCGCATTCTGGGACGGGTCCTGGTACAACATCGCCTACGGGTATGTTGAAAGATGGCCGCAGGAATGGCCGGACATGCCGCAATGGGGCATGTCCGCAATGATCGCCGCCGATGCTTTCTCCGCGCTCGCGGCCGCCGTGTCGTATTCGGCACTTAATGGGGACCTGCTGATCGATTCGCCTTATGTGCTAATCCCCTGCTACGAGCAGTACACCACCCAGGCCAATTCGATCAACGTGGTATTCACGGCATCGGAATGCCAGGGGCTGCTGGCAGCGAACATTTCCAGGTTCAACCAGCGGCCCGGAACCTACGTGGATGGCAGCGGCGCGGGCGGCGTGGTCAACCCGTGCGCCACCGGCCAGTCCACCACACTGCTCGGGTCACAGGACACCGGATTCGGCTGCTCGTCGTTCACGCCGCCACTAACGCTGACCTCCTCAGGCCCGGGGATGATCTACTGGGACCCGGCGCTGCCCTCGCCGCTGTCCCCGGCGGGACTGACGGTGGAATTCTGGCTGACCATCTCCGCCATCTCCTCGGGCCCGAACACGCAGCCGACGGTGTTCACCGCGTTCTCCTCGGCGTCCAACTACCAGACGTCGCACCCGAGCCTGCAAATCCAGGTGCAGAACTACACCGGCAACAACATCATCGTGGTCACGTTCGCCGACGGCACAACAATGCAGGCGCCGTTCTCGCCTAGCCCGAACCCGCAGCAGGTGGCGCTGGTCTTCTCCCCGTCCACGGTGTCCCTGTACACCAACGGCGCGCTGGCCCAGTCCCAGGCGCTGTCGGCCGCGCAGGCGGGCAACTGGGCCGCCTGCATGCTGGGCTGCGGAAACTATGCGTATCACAACGGCACCCTCGTCGGCGGCGTGTTCACTGCCAATAACCTGGCCATCTACCCCTACCAGGTGCCCCTGCAGCGGATCGTGTCGCACTACGTCACGGGCGTGAGCGGGCAGCAGGGCGTCGACGCGACCACCCGGATCGCCCAGATGCTCGCCTGGTCGGCGCTGGGCGTCCCCCGCGGCGGGCAGGTCACGTTCAACGGGGTGCCGGCCCCGGTGCAGCAGGGCCCCGCGTACTCACTGTCCGGGACCAGTGTGTCCGACGGGATCAACCAGGTCGCCACCAACGAACTGGGCATGGCGTTCGCCTCCCCGGACGGCACGCTGCAGTTCATGCACCGCTGGGCCCTGTACAACCAGGTCCCGTCGCTGGTGTTCGGCGACGACGAATCCCTGGGGGAGATCCCCTACCTGCCGGGCCAGAGTTTCGACTATGGAAATACGTATCTATTCAATATCGACCAGGTGACCCAGACGATAGGCCCGACGACGGGCATCACCGTCACCAGCGCCGACACCACCAGTGAGGCGGAATACTTCAACCGGTCGATCCTGCAGCTCGGCATCCAGACCATGTCCAATCTGGACGCCTACGACATCGCCAACCAGTCCCTGTCGGTCTACTCCCAGCCATTCCTGCGACTGCAGGGCCTGACCGTGGACGCCGCCGCTAACCCTTCGGTGGCGTTCCCCGGGGTGCTGTCCTTGCAGCAGGGCAACGTGACGACGGTGAACCGGCGGCCGGTCGGCGGCGCGCCGATCAGCGTCAGCGTGCTCGTGCAAAAAGTGACCCACAACATCGGCCCGGGGATGTGGCAGACCTCTTATGAGATGTCCCCGTACACGCCGCTGAGCGCGGTGCTTCAGCTTGACGCCCCCGGTTACGACGAAATAGGCGGCAACTCGCTTCCGTAGTCACTCCCGGTGCGGGCACCGCCGCCAGAACAGCAGCCGGCAGCGCCACGTCTTCGGGCGCGACGGCCCGTGCCAGGGGTCTTCCATCCGCCGGATCACATCGAGAACCGTGGCGTACGGCGGCGGCGCGGGCCGGTCCTCATCGCTCACCACCCCAGCATCCCATGCCGGAAGGGAACGCCCGCGTGCCCGTAGCCCTCGCGCAGGAAGCAGACGCCGCCTCCTCCTCGGTGACCTTGGGTGCCGGCACTACCGCCGGGAACACGGTGATCGTGGCGGTGGCGTGCCTGTCCTCCTCGGCCTCGGCCGGGGTCACGGGCGTCACTCTCGGCGGCTCGCCGGACAACTTCACGCTGATCGCCCCCGGCCCCTCGGCGCATGACACCACCTCGCCGAACGACTACCTGAACGTGTCCGTGTGGGCGGATGCCAACTGCCTTGCTGGCGGCACCGCCATCGTGGTCACCGGTACCGGGGTGCTGGCCACCTGGGCCTATGAGTTCTCCGGGCTACAGGGCAGCGCTGACGTCGCCAGGGTGCTCGCAGTCAGCACGTACCAGGACTCGTGGCTGGCATCCACGGCGCCGACCACGGTCCCGGCGGAGGCATGGATCGCCGTCGCCGGCGCGGCCAACCAGACCGCCACGCCCACCCCAAGCATCACCGCCGGGAACGGATGGACGGCAGAGACCGCTTACAACGGGACGTCGGGTTCCTACGACTGGGCTGGCGTGTCCGCGTACCAGACGGTTAACACGGTAGGGACGCCGGTCTTCAACGGGAACCATGCACAGCCGTCGCTCTCTGTCGTCGCGATCGTCACCCTCGGCGCCGGGGCGCCGCCTGTCGCATCGGCGGCGATAGCCCCTCTTACCGGAAACGTGACCGTCCGCCAAGGTGGCCTGAGTGTGCACGGCAATGTCGCCGCTGGCGGCGTGGTCACTCAGGGCGGCACGCCGGTGAATCTTATCCCGGTCGGCCCGAAGACGGGGAACTACACCGCCAAGCCGGGCGATTTCGTGCTGACGAACTATGGCGCAGGTCTTCCTGCACTGCCGGTGATCACCCTGCCCGCCGCGCCGCCGAACGGGGCGCTGATTGGCGTCAAACTGCTCACCAATCCCGCTGGGCTGCTGACCGTGCAGGCGTCCGGCGCCGACGTGATCGACGCCGTCCCCGCCGCCACCACGCAGATCAATCCCACCGGCACCGGCACCGTGTTCGTCCTTCAGTACCAGACTTCCACCGCCACCTGGTACACCCAGTCCACCGGCACCCAGTTGCCGCCGCCGCCGGCGATGAACTCACCACAGCCCAGCGACCTTGGCTATGTCACCTGGGCGTACGACCCGGCGGTGATGAACGGTACGCTCACCGGCGTCGCACTTCCGTCGTCGGGGAACGTGACCCTGGTCAGGTGCCCAGTGCGGGCCACCATGAACATCTCCACTATCGAGGTCTATGCCACCGCCAGCGGCAGCAGTCTCACCTCGGGTGAGAACTTCGCTGGCGTCTACACCTCCGCAGGCGCCCTGTTGTGCGCCACGGCAGACCAGACCTCCAACTGGACGGCCAGTGGTGCGCCGGTAACCGCCAGCCCGGTCGGCGCCCCCTTCGCCGTCAATCCGCCGTGGGTGTGGGCGGCGTTCCTGTGCAATGGCAGCACCGGGCCGTCCTTCGCCGCCACCGCGAATGTGTCCGCCGCCTGGGCGAACGGGCATCCGAGCAGCGGCCGGGGATACCGGTACGCCCAGCTCGTCGGCACGTTCACCAGCCTGCCGTCCTCGTTCGCCCTGATCGGCGGCGCCGGTGGTTACGGTACCGCCGCCACCCAGTACTGGACGGCCCTGTACTGACCACCGCACACCACCCCGGGGGAGGGCTGTTGCCATCTCCCGTGGTGCCGTGGGTTCAATATCAGCCCTTGACCGCCAAGGCCTTGAATATTTCGCTTTACACCTCCGACGGGACGGCGGACAACACGACCGGGATCAGTTTCGCGACCTGGCGGCCAGCATTGTTCGAGGCCTACAACACCGCACTGACGCTGCACACCTCCTCGGGTGGCAGTCGCAGCACCCTGGCGTCGACCGGAAGCCTGACCTCGTGCTGGGTTGTGTTTGACTCGGCCGGTTACTTCGGCCAGACCCAGGATCTCCCGGCGTACGGCTACTACCAGTTCACCCCGGTCGTGGAAGGGTCCACCGGGGATGGGATCAACGCCGGCGGCTGGTATCTGGTCGCCCACTTCGCCCCGCTGACCTCCACGTCCAGCCAGACCAGCGTCGGCGCGGACCTTTTGCAGAACGGCGCGTTCCTGTCTGCGGGGACGCGGCAGAAGCCCACCTCGGCGAACCACGGGTGCCCGTTCTTCTTCGACCTGATCAACGCCGGCACCAACACCTTCGCCCCCGCCGCGCTCGTGGGCGACTCCTCCAGCGCGAACTGCTCGCTCGTGGTCAACAGCACCGACTCCTCGGGGGAAACGCCCCGGTCGTATGCGATCTGGGCGGGGATCTCGGCGTCGTCGGCCGGGGAGGCGTCCTGGGACGTCGCCGGGACCTACACCTGGTTCGCGCCGGACGGGGTCACCGAGGTCACCGTGGCCGAGACCGGCGGCGGCGGCGGTGGTGGCGCGGGGAACTCCTCCTCCGCAATCACGGGCGGTGGTGGCGGTGGCGGGGCCGAGTTCGCCTCCGGGGTGGTCGCGGTCACCCCCGGCGACCCGTTCCCGGTGACCGTCGGCGCGGGCGGCACGGGCGGCGCCGCGGCGGGCGACAACGGGTCCAACGGCGGCGTGTCCACGTTCACCGGGCTGTCCTCGCTCACCGCCCACGGCGGCAGTTTCGGCGCCGGGGCCACCACGGCGGCCTCCGGCGCGGGCGGCGCGGGCGGCACCGGGTCGGGGGCGAGCACCCACTTCAGCGGCGGCGCGGGAGCTACCGGGTCAAACAACAAGTACGGCGGCGGCGGCGGCTCCTCGGGCGGCACCACCTCGAAGGGCAACGCCGCTTCCAGTGCGGCGGCCGCCCCGGCGGTACCCGGCGGTGGCCCCGGTGGCGCTGGCGGGGCGCCGGTGATCTCCGTCGTGCAGACCGCGCACGGGTCCGCCAACGGCAACGCCCTGACCGTCTCCCTCAAGGGCACCCAGGCCGGGAACACGATCCTGGCGTTCGTCTACTACCAGGCCACCGGGGGCACTCTGACGGACCCGGTGGTCGCCCTGAACGACGGCACCGCGCTCACCTCCCGGGTGGAAGCCGACGTCACCAGCAACGTCAACTTGCAGGTCCGCCTGTTCGACGTGTACGCCATCCCCGGCGGCGAAACGTCGATCACCATCACCGGCTCGGGCAGCAGTGACCGGGGCGTCCTCGCCGAGATCTACGAGGTGTCCGGCCTCGGCGCCAGTCCGGCGTTCGACATCCAGTCCACGCACACGCAGGGGCCCTCGCACCCGGACGTGAACTACCAGTCCTGGTCCGGCAGCGCGCCGCCATCCACCACCAAGGCCCCCGAGTTGTGGGTGGCGATGACCGGCGGCCAGCAGATCGGGAACTTCACCGTCCAGAACCCGGCGGGCAGTGAGGGCTGGACAGTGGACAGCCCCCATTACGTCACCACCAGCGGCACCTACAGCAACGTCACCGGCGCGATCCTCACCGCCCACCAGATCAAGACCGCCACTGGCGCAATCGGGTTCTCCGGCCTGTTCTCCACCGGGGTCACCAAGGGCACCATGGCCGTCTCGTACGTCCCCGGCGCGGCCACCGTCGGCCAGTCCCCGCCAGTCGGGCCCGGTGGCGGTGGCGGCGGCGGGTACAACCAGAACGCGGGCGCAAACGGTTCCGACGGGCAGGTCACCCTGACGTGGACCACGTCGTCCAACTCCAACTACGGCACCGGGAACGTCCCTGCCCCCCTGGCGGCGTGGAACGACACGACCCCCGTGACCGCGGCCCTGCTCAACGGAAACACGGGCGTCGCCGGCGTCGTCAATTTCCTGGCCAACCCCCCCGTGCTGCGCGCCCACGCCACCACCACCCAGTCCATCGCGAACTCCACCGCGGCCACGGTCGCGCTCGGCGTGGTGGACACCGACACCTACTCGGGGTGGAACTCCTCCACCAATACCTACACGGTGGCGCAGCCGGGCATCTACCTCGCCGGCGCCCTGGTGCCCTACGCCGCGAACGGCACCGGGATCCGCACCGCCGGGATCAGCGTCAACGGCACCATCTACTGGGGGCCGCCGTCCAACGGTGGCTCGGCGGACCTGTGCAGCGTCCCCAAGACGCAGATGTTCTCCCTCAACATCGGCGACACCGTGCAGCTTGCCACGTGGCAGAACTCCGGCGGGGCGCTCGGCACCGCGACCGCGGCGCAGGCCCGGATGTTCCTGGTGTGGCTGTGCGCCCAAGGTGCTCCGGCGACCGTCCCCGGCGCTCCCGATCCGGGGTTCCGGTGGCAGTCCGGCACGCCCGGAGCGGCACTGCCGGGGCTGATGACCCAGCACCTGTCGCAGGACCTCGGCTTCCTGGTGCAGCGGCCCTACCTGCTCGCCTACCAGTCGGCGGCGCAAAGCGGGCTCACCCAGAACGCCTTCTCCACCGTCGTGCTGGACCAGGCCAAGGGCATTGTCCACGCCGACGCCGGGGACAACTACGGCGGGTGGACGTCGGGGTCCTCCAACAACTACGCCGCTGTCGTACCCGGGTGGTATCTGTGCGCGGGCGAGTTCTTCGCCACCGAGTCGGCCGCCTCCGGCGCATCGGTCATCGGTGCCATCCTGCCCTCCACGTCCGGCGGGTTCACCCCGAGCGTCACGCCGGACTGGTACCAGCACCAGACCGCCACCACCAACACCGGTCTCGGCGGAGGGGTGACGGTCCTGGGTCTCTACTATTTGGAGGCCGGTGAGTCCCTGACCCCGCAGATCGAGGCCCAGTCGTACACGGCGACCTTCGGCACCCTCGCGGGCACGGCGTCCTCTGGGCAGGTGAACTCGCAGTTCGGGATGGTGTGGATCAGTAGCTGAGGTTCAGGCGTCATTGTGGCGGGGGACACTTCTGGCCCCACTGTCCCCCGCACTCAGGACAGACATGCTGTCCAAAATGACGGGGGGTTAGGCCGCACATACAGGTGCGCCGGTAGTTCAGGGCGCCCTTGCGCGTCCGGGGGACGAAAATACGCGGACAACGATCGGGCCGCTGGGCCTTGATCGCAGCTTGCAGGCCATGGCCGCTCATGGTTACCCCGCCTGCGTGAACACGTAGAAGGTCGTCCCGCAGGCGGCACCCACCACCGGGTACCGGCCCGTCCCGCAGTAGGCGAGATACAACGGCGGTGCGCCCACCGACAGGGTGTGCCCGGGCCCGTACGTCCACAGGGCCCCCGTGCCTGTGGTGAGTACGAGCCGCCCGGATGCCGCCACGGCGATAGACAGGGTGCTGCCGTAAGGCTTCAGCACGTCGCCGGTGAAGTCCCAGTTCTGGTCCGGCCGGATGGCGCTGCACTTGGCCAAGACGGCAGCTTCGCCCGCGTGCGGGGCCTTGAGCGGGGAACCTAGGCCCAGGCACAGGACGGTACCGGTCCCTGAGGACCAGGAGACGCGTGACACCGGGTCAGTGGACGCGGACGCGGCGGCGGTGCTCCCGGCAATTACCAGTGCGAGCATCAAGGCGGCGAGTTTAGGCACGGTTCCTCCCTTTGATTCACTGCTTCATTCTGCCATTCCGGCGGCTGTTTTGAGGAGTGGCCCGTGACGACTCCGGTACCCGGCCCGCCCGCCTCGGTGCTGTCCGCAATCCTCGTGGCCAACCCGGATGCCCCCGGTTCCCCCCTGAAGCTGGCGACGTTCAGCCAGTCCGGGGAACCTCCCGTCCTTCCCTCGCTGATGAACGATGTGGTGGTCATGCCTCAGGACGGATTGCTGGACGCCAACGGTACCTGGACCGGGTTCCTGGCCACCCAGGGCCTGACCGGAGCCACCGCAGCCACGAGGTGGGTGGGCTCCACTGCCGCCGGGGCGCCGACGGCCGGCACGTTCGACGCGGGGGACTTCATCACCTCCCAGGACGGCAACGCCTACATCTGTACCGCACCCGGATCGCCGGGAACGTGGGTGGCCTCAGGGGGCGCCCCGTCCGGCACAGCCGGCGGCGACCTCGGCGGCACCTACCCGGACCCGACCGTGGTGTCCGTGGCGCACGTGACCGCCGGCACCCTGGGCCTCACGCACGGCGGCACCGGGGCGACGTCGCAGAACTTCGCCAACTTGCTCACCCCCACCGGCACCAAGACCGCCGCCTACACTGCCAGCCCCGGCGACTTCGTGCCGTGCGACACCAACTCGGTCGGCGCGTTCACGGTCACCCTGCCGGCCGCCCCGGCGGGGCTGACCGCCATCGGCATCAAGATGATCAAGCAGTCCGGCACGAACGCGGTCACCATCGCCGCCGGCGGCTCGGACGTGTTCAACGTCGCCGGGGGTGCCACCAGTCTCACCCTGAACCTGCTGTTCCAGGGGGTGCTGCTGCAGTACCGCAGCAGCGGGGCCATCTGGTACGTCTTCTCCGACGACCTGCCCCTGGGTGCCCTGGACTCCCGGTACGTCGCCTCAGTCAGTGCCGGGGACACCTCCGTCGTCATCGGCGGCAGCGCGTCGGCGCCGACGGTCGAGACCGGCACACTGGACGTGATCGCCGCGGATCACCCGCCGGCGGCGAACTGGTCGAACAACTCCCACAAGATCACCAGTGTGGCCAACGGCGGTGCGGCGCAAGACGCCGCTGCGTGGGGGCAGACGGTCAGCGGCGTCCTCACCACCGTCGGCGACACCGTCTACGAGAACTCCACCCCGGCCCCGGCCCGGCTGGCGGGTAACACCACCGCACAGAAGATGTTCCTGAACTCCACCGGGACAGGCTCGGCGGCGAACGCGCCCGCGTGGGCCACGGTCTCCGGGCAGTACCTGCGCGCTCCCACCATCGTCACCACCGGGACCACCTACACCACCACCTCCGCGACGTTCGCCGCGATCGCCCCCGGCACCGTAGGCACGGGAAGCTTCATCGCGCCGTCTTCCGGCGAGGTGGTCATCGAGGTGGATGTGGTGCTGAACACCTCGGTGGCGACGACCTACGGGTTCGCGCTCGCCACGACCGCGACCGTGACCCCGATCGTGGGAAACGTCATCGGCGGTGAGGCGTCGTCCTCGACGCCCTACCAGCCGACGCACCTGTGCTTCCCGGTGACCTCGCTGACCGGTGGCACCTCCTACAACTACGACGTGCTGTTCGCGACGGTCAGCGGCACCCTGTCGTGCCCCTCGCTGGGCAGCGCCAACACCACCGTCACGGCCAACAACAAGGGCGCCCCCATCGTCGTCGCCGTCAAAGCCGTCTGAGGGCCCACCGCCTAGTGAGTGGCGGCCCCCCGTGGAGGGGGTGAGGCGTGCCATCCCAGTTCGCCGGCTCGTTCGCCCCTTCCCCGCAGTCGTGGCTGGGTATCGCCCGCGAACTCATCGCTGGCACGCCGGTGCTGCCCACCGACGCGGTCCCCGTCGACGGCGACGCCTACGACATCGAAGACACCCCCGTATTCCTGCAAGACGCCGGAATCCGCGCCACCATGGGTGCCGTGTTCGGCGCCGTCCCGGGCACCCAGACTGCCGCGTTCTCCTTCGGTTCCCCCGCCTACCTGGACGTCGAAGGCTACTGGCTCGACAACATTTTCGGCGACGTCTCCACCGTGTCCGGCGGCGCGCTCGGCACCGCGCGGGCCCTGCAAACCGCACTGCCCGTGGGGGCGGCCAGCCTCGCCGTAGGCGCCTCCCTGGGCAGCGTCACCGCCGGCAGTATCATCCAGATCGCCGACGGGGATGCCTCCGAGATTGTCGTCGCCACCACGGCCACCGGCGGGACCGCGGTGAGCTTCACCGGCACCCCGTGCCGGTTCGCCCACGCCACCACCGCGACCGCCGCGCTGCAAACCGCCGCGGTCAACTACCAGCACACGTTCAACCTGCTGAACTCCGGCACCGGCATGCCGCCAACCCACACGGTCACCGACTGGACCGGCCTCACCCCCGGCGTCAGTGCCCGGTCCTACCCGAACGCGGTGGCCACCGAGCTGGATTTGGCCGGCGACGCCACCGGGTACATCACCACCAAGGTCACCGGCGTGTCCTGGCTGTCGGCACCCGCCGCGTCCACGCCCACGGTCCCGCCCGGGTTCGCAGCCCCGCTGGCATCGTGGGCTGCCACCGTCACCGTCGGCGGCGAACCAGTCCCCGACGTGGGGGACTGGAGTGTCGCCTTCCAGCGGCAGACCATCGCCTACTGGAACGCCCAGAATGCCCAGGCGCCGTACGTTTTCCCCCGCGGGCCGCTCACCGTCACCGGCGGCCTCGACTACACCGTCCCCCTCGACGAGAGCCCCCTGGACCTGATGCTCGAAGACGGCCTGCAGCCGCTGGTCATCTCCGTCAGCAACGGCCGGACCGGCGCCGCGGCCCTGTCCATGACCCTGTCCTGCGCCCAGATCCAGGCGGTCACGGCTAAACCCGTCCGGGGCGAAACCCTGATCGGTTACGCGGACACCTGGATTGCGATCGACAACGCCACCAACGCGGGAGGTTCGGGAGGCCTCGGCGCCGCCACCGTGACGCTCGTCAACGCCGTCGCCACGTACTAGCAGCCAGGCCACCCGGGGGGCCGTCAATGGCCACAGGCCCACGCGATGAGCACGGCTCCCCGGCCGGGCCCGGGGGGGTGGACGCCCAGCTTTCCATCCCGCTCAAAGAGTACTTCGAGGCGCTCCGCGCCGCCGACGAACGGCTTCTCGCCGAGCGTGACCGCCGCTACAAGGAAGTCAGGGAGGCGGAGGAAAAGGCGCTGTGGGTCAAGGAAGCCGCCGACGCCAGGGCGCTTCAGCTCGCGGAAAAAACACAGGCGTACAAGGACGAGAAGGCCAACGAGTTGCGGGAGCAGATCGCCAGCGAACGCGGCCTGTACGTCACCCGCGCGGAACTGGCCAGCGCGGTGCGGGAACTGCAAGCGAACATCGAGCCGCTCGCCGAGTACGTGACCAGCGCCGCCGGGCATGTCTCGGGCACCGAGAGCCAGAAGACGGAACAGCGCCTGGACAACGCCCAGATATTGCAGATCCTCGTCCTCGTCGGTTTGGCGATCGGCCTAGTCATTAGCTTTCTTCACCACTAAAAAGCACAGGAGAGGCCGGTGGATGGACAGCACGCTTATCACGCTGCTGACCGGCGCCGGAGTTGCGGGCGTGTTCTGCATCCTTTTCATTACGGGATTCGTCTACCCCCGCACCGTGGTGACTGATCTCAAAGCCGAGATAGCGGAACTTAAAGAGGCCGTCGAAGCTGAACGCGACCGGGCGAACACCGCAGTCACGGCGGCGTCGGCGACCCGCGACATCCTCGCCGCCATCCAGCTCGGCCAGCACCTCGGGCCCGCCCGGGACGCCCTGTGAACTGGCTGCGGACAGCATTCAGGAGGACGGCCGAGGTGATCCTTCCCTGGATGGCTAAACCGGAACGCCACGCCGCCATCGCCGCCGCCCGCCGGGAGAAAGAACATTCCCAGGCGACACTGCGGCACGCCCAGTCGGTGGAGCGGCAAATCCGGCAGATGGCCGATGAGAATCATTACGCCGAAAAGATTGCCCGGCAGATCATCTGGGGCGACCACAAGTGACCCAGGATCAATGGATCATCCTGGCCTTCAAGATCGCGACCATCTCCGGGTTCGTCGCGCTGGTCGCCTGGATCGTGGTGTACACGCGGCTCGCGGCGTGGTGGAAAAACCCGGTCGGCCGCACCCTGGTCGCCAAGTCCGCCCTCATCGCCGCCCTGCTGGTACCCACCGCCCTGTCGCTGTTCTTCAACCTCAACCGGCTCGACAGCAGGATCGCCGGCTGGGCCGACGCGGCCCTCCTCGGCCTGGTCACCCCCGTGATGTGGTGGAGAACTTACGTATGGATCAAGCTCCACCGCGCCGGCCAGTTCCTCCCTAACGGGCAGGACGGCAGAAAGGGGGGGGCGTGATCCGTGCGGTCACCGACATCGGGAACTTCTGCCTGTGGGGCTCCTCGGCACTCATCGTGATCTTCATGATCCAGTACACGGCCCTGGCGAAATGGTGGAAAAACCCGATCGGGGTCACCATCATCGGCCTGGACCTGTGCCTCCTGGCGATCTTCGTCCCGTCACTGCTGGCCCAGGCCGACCCCGGCGGCTTCGCCCACTTCGCCTCGGCCCGGTGGTACCTGTTCCTGTCCGCCAGCGTGGTGACCCTCACCTTCCTGTTCGTCGCCACCCGGGTCATCACCTGGGAATACCTGCGCCGCAAACGGCGCCACCTGCTGCCCGACGGGGGGAACCATGGCGGACAGCGAAACCCGTGACGTCGCCGCACACGAAGCGGCGCAAACCCACCACTACTGGCTGCATTTCCCCCCGCATCCGGCGCGGAAAGACGACCCGCATTACGTGGACTTCGACCACTACCACCGCAAAACCCGCGCCGCCGCGCGGTGTTACATCGGGGAACGCATCGGGTTCGGCGAATGCCTCGACGCCCAGGGAAGCCCGTGCCCGCCGCCGGACGGCGGGGGAGAGCAGCCGGGCCTGGAACTCCACCACGCCCACATCGAATTCAGCTTGCAAAACGGCGTCGATCTCACCGCCCTCGAAAAGGACTACCCAGGTGTTTCCGACCCCACACAAGTGGGTGCATGGGTGGAATCAGCGGTCAATCTGCGCTGGTATTGCGCATGGCATCACCGTGGGGCTTCCGGGGCCCACACGGCAACCCATAGTGATTTTGAAGCCACACAATATGTTCCGGGCCTTATTTCCAAAGGTCCCAGCGAATGACCGGCATTCCGCTCCGAATCGCCGAGCCAGCTGGAGCGTATATGCGCTCGCTGCGGCGTTTCGTCTTCACTCACTGCGGTAACGACTGCCCGGCGGGCGGCTACCACGACGCCAGCGCCGGTCTTGGCCGCGTCACAGAACGGCTCACCCACGGTGACGTCTGGGACCGCAAAGATGCCCGCTGGCCCACAACATGTGCGGCCTGCGGCTATGGGTTCGCCGTCGGCGATGAATGGCAACTCAACGACGACGCGATCTACCGCCTGCCGGATGGTGCCGAGTTCGTCTTCCGTGGCACGTTTGGGAACGCTGCACCACCAGGCACCATGATCCGCGCCGAATGGTACGACGAGTTCAGCGACCGGCCGGGGCAGTCGTGGCTCATCTCCCTGCCGGGCGGCGGGGAATGGATCACCACCCAGTCCGCGACCGGCGGCGGCCACTGGACCGTCACGGGCACACCGCCGGACATCACCGTGAACCCGTCGATCTGGCATAACGCGCCACGCGGGTGGCACGGGTTTATCCGGGACGGAGAGCTGGTGCCGGCATGAGTGACCACCCGCATTTCGGTGTCACCAGGCACGGCCTCAAGGTTCACGCCCGCACCATCGACCACCACCCGGACGGCAGCGCCTACGCCAAGTTCAACAAGCACGTCGCCCTGGCCCTGACCCGTTACGTCGGGACCATGACCTGCTTTTGGGTTTTCTGCTGCCTGTCGCTGTCGTCGCTGCCCGCGGTGCTGTCCGGGTTCACGGTGTTCCACGGCACCTTCCCGGCGATCATTGTCAAGGCCAGCATCATCGCCTTGGTCGCATGGGTCGCACAGACGCTGATCCAGTTGGTGCTCCTTCCCGCACTGATGGTGGGGCAAAACCTCCAAAACGAGGCCGCCGACGCCCGCGCGGCGAAGACGTTCGAGGATGTCGAAACCGTAATGGACAGGCTCGACATCCACACCGAAGGCGGCATCAAGGAAGTCCTGGACGCGGTGGCCGCGCTCCGCGGCGAGATGGCCGCGCGGCCGAAACGCAGGGAGTTAGCACCCTGGCCGCGTGGTGGCTTGACCGCGTGCTGCCCAGCGTCGTGTCCGCCGCCGTGTGGGCGCCGGTGGCGTTCTGGATGCAGCACCGGGCGCTGTCCCGCAAATTCCGCAAGGTCACCGGCGAGCAGACCGGTGAACTGAAACGGCACATGGACGCCGGGGGAGAGGCGGGCGGCACATGAGCTTGATCATGTACGACGCTATCGCGGTCGGCAACATCCCCCAGAACGCCACCGCGGCCGCCGGGTACGTGGACGGGATGTGGCCCACGCTCTTGGAACTCAAGGCGCGACTGCCCCACGCGCACGTCCTGTCGATCGCCGTGTTCGCCGCCGACGACGCCGACTGCCTCGACGTCGAGCAGGGCGACGCCACCCCCGCCGAGGCGCCCGGCTGGGTGCTGCGCCAGCAGGACCGCGGCGCCTACCGGCCGGCGGTGTACACGAGCGTCTCGAACGTCCCCGCGGTCCTCTCCGCCCTGGGGGCCGCGGGGATCCCCCGCAGCGGCGTGCGGATCTGGTCCGCGCACTACACCGGGATCACGCACATCTGCGGGCCGTCGACCTGCGCCTACCCGGGGCTGACGATCAACTGCGACGCCACCCAGTTCACCGACGTCTCCCACGGCCTGCCGCTGGACGCATCCCTGGTATCCGGCACGTTCTTCGACGGCCCCCCGAAACCGCCAGCACCCCAAACGTTCATCCCCCAAGGAGACGGCGTGTTCTTCCTCCCCAACGGCTCCGGCGCGGTCGCCGCCCTGCCCGTTCCCCGGTTCGTCCTGGGCGCCGGCCCGGCGGGCACCCCGGCGATCGTCGCGCCGACGGTGCTGCGGCTGGCATCCAACAGCCCCGCCCAGCAGGAATACATGGTGGACGACAGCGGTTCGTGGCTGCCGCTGAACATCGACTACACCCGGTCCCCGGAGGAACTGCAGATCGGCGCCGCCAGCGTGATCAAGATCCGCCGCACCGACGCCGGGACGAACCTGGTCACCGGCGACTTCGCCTAAGTACTACTGCCCGCGGACAATCGCAAGGGCTGCCTCCAGGATCTCGGCCACCGCCCCCGGCGGGATGATCACCCCCGAGGTGAACGGCGCCGCGTGGACTAACACGTCCATCCGGCCGGGGCGGCCGCCGCCGGTGATCTCGATGCGAGCCATGTCGCAGAACCTGTTCTCATCCGCCGCACCGGTCAGCCGTTTCACCGTGCACGCCCTTCCGCCAAAGGCCGTCTTTAGGGATCATCTTTCCACGCCGGTGGCCCCGCGGGCCGACTGGCGCAGGCCGACTGTGGACTGAACATCATCTTCAGTCAGGACGAGCCACGCCCACTCGGCAGCTACGGTCAGGGAGCATGCCACCGCATGCGCTACGCGATCCTGACGGCGCCACTCGGTCAGCAACCGATCATTCTTGCTGGTATTGCACGCCTTGCAGGCTGGAACGAGGTTTGATTCGTGTTCCCAGCCACCCCGGGCGAGTGGGCGCACATGATCCACGGTCTCGGCTTCTGCGCCGCAGTAGACACACGGGCCCGCGGCCCTCACCGCTATGTAGACCGCCCGCGGGACCGGTCCCGCGATTTCGGCGGCGGCCTTGCGGGCCCGGCGGGCGTTGCCGTTGCGGCGGTTGATCGCTGAGCGGATCTCGTGAGGTATTGACGCAAGACGGCAGCCCAGGCAGCGACGGTTCCGGCTAGTGAAGATTTGGCCGCAGTCATCGCAAGCTCGCTCAAATGCAGCGCACCTGAAGCACTTCCGCTCATGACCCGTGAATATTTGTTCGCACCCTTCACAGTTGCGCTCAGTCGATCGGCATGCATCACAGAAGCGATGGTTTCCCTTAAACCGCCGATCGCAACCCGCACACGTGCGTATATGCGCCATGCACATAAAACATCGGGGCTTGTTCCCCCGGAAATGTTCGCCGCAGGCGGCGCAGACTCGTTCGGTGAGTTGGCAAGATGGGCAACGCTTCATCCGACCCTTGAACCTCTGACCGCAGTCGATACAACGACGTTCTATAGCACTACACGGGCCGCATAGCCGTTCATCTCCCCGGAATTTCTTTCCGCAACCGCCGCAGATGCGGTCAACTTGGACACATCGCTTGCAGCGTGAGTTGCGGCCCTTGAACTTACGGCCGCACCCTTCACATGCGCGCTCCGTGGCACTACAGGGTCCACAGCGAAGAACTGGCCCCTTAAAGATCCGGCCGCAGTCAGTACAGGATCGTTCGATCCGCAGACACCGCTGGCAGTAACGCTTGCGGCCCTTAAACCTCCGGCCACACTCCACACAGTCCCTTTCGGGCCGAGTGCAGCGGGAACAGCGGGTTTCAGGCCCAATGAATACACGGCTGCAGCCAGTACAGGTGCGCTCCTCCGTTCGGCGGCAAGGCCCACATTCAAACGTGGACCCCTTAAATCTCTGGCCGCATTTAGTGCAGTCTCGCTCTGGTACACGGCACACGTTGCACCTGCGCGACGTGCCCTGGAATTCATCCCCGCACTCAAGGCAGATCCGTTTGGTCCGGTGGCGACAGGCTGGGCACTTGCGCCCTTGGTCGCCACGAAAGACCTTGCCGCATGCGACGCACGTACGATCCGTGGCGCGGCAAGTAGGGCATTGACGCGTGTGGCCCCTGAACCTACGCTCGCACTTTTCGCAGACTCGCAACCCATCTGCCATGAACGGATCGTATCAGCGAGTACCGACAGTTTCATGGAGGTGGGCCGAGCATGGCGCTACCTGGCGGCCTGAACACCATTACGGTGACTGGGACTTATGTCAATGCTCTGGGTGCTGCTCAGCCTGGCACGGTTTCCTTTACTCCCAGTTCAACGGTGACCGATGCGACAGGGGCGACAGTTCTTACCGAGACTGCGGTCACCGCCACCCTGAACTCCTCGGGCAACTTCTCTCTTGGGCCGCTCCCTTGCACCGACTCGGTCGGTCTTGTGCCTCTTGGCTGGTGCTACACCGTGAACGTCGCCGTCGGGGGAGCGCAGCAGGCCATTTCGCCGGTGTACCTGCCGCATGCGCTCGGATCCACGGTCGACATGTCCCAGATCACCCCCGGGCCCGCAGCGCCGGCGCCGTCAGGGCTGATCTACCTGCCGAACGCGGTCAGCCCACCGACCGGTGGCCCGTCAGGTGGCGGCGGATTCCTGTACGCCCTCAACGGTGCCCTGTACTGGCAGGGACCCTCGGGCAGTCCCACCCTGATCGCGGCAGCCTGACCCGTCAAAGACGCTTCACTGCGTAGATGTGCCCGTGACGGTCGGTGGCGACCTGCCACCCTTCGCCGGTAGTCAGGTCGGGGATGACAATTAACTCCGCCGGGGCGGTCAGTGGAGGCCCAGGCAAGACAGCGATTCCGGCTGGCCCGGGCTGCAGCAGTGGCGGCGGCGGCTTATATCCGGCCGAGTACACCCGCCCGGGCCGACGGCCGGTGAGCAGACGGCGGACCGCCTCGTCCGATGCGCCGAGCGCTCCAGCGATTCTGCTTGCGGCATGGCGCGGATCTTCCAGGACGTCGGGGTTTTCCTGGATGTAACGAGCCACAGCCGGCCGCAAATTGCCATGGTTCCACCGGCCCCGGCCACCGGCCGGGGCTTCGGCCGGCCCGCCGGTGTCTTCCTCTGCCGCCGCCTCAGCCGGTTCGCCCATCATTTCCTCGCGCGCCAGTCCTGATTGCCGCAGCCCAACTCGGCGCACGCGCACCACGCTCCGCGGCACCGGCGGTGCGGTGGCGGATTGAACGCGCACCGGGTGCAGATGAAGAACCCCGCCGGCACGGGCCCCCGGATCGCGCGCAGCAGTCGCCCCATCACACCTGAAGCCTAAACCCGCCCCCCGGTTTTGGAGGTATCACCGTGGCCAACCTGCAACGTGTCCCGGGCAAGCGGGGCAGGCTGCCCCGCGACATCACCCGGTTCGCGCCGCGCCTGGAGCATTACGTGCACGGCCCGCTGCGGGTGAGCGGCCTGCCACCGGCGAGCGGGGTCATCGACCGGTGCACGAAAGTCGCCGACTGGCCCATCTACCTCAACGACCAGATCGGCGACTGCACGATCGCCGGCGCCGGGCACATGCTCGGCGCGATGGCCGTCTACGGCGGCCACGAAGAACCCCTGTTCTCCGACGCCGAGATCACCACCGCCTACTCGGCCGTATCCGGCTATGTGCCCGGCGACTCCAGTACCGACAACGGCGCCGACATGCAGACGGTGCTGCAATACCTGGCGAGCGTCGGCCTCACTGACACCACCGGGAAGGTACACAAGGTCGCCGGGTACGCCGCATTCGGCAGCCCCGCCGATGAGGTGCTCCTCGCCCAGGTGCTCGACGTGTTCGGGTCGGTGTATGTGGGCGTGTCGCTGCCCGAATACGCGGAGCAGGAGTTCGCCGCCGGGCAGCCATGGAACTGGCAGCCGAACGCGCAGATCGCCGGCGGCCACTGCATCGTCTTGCAGAAGCGTTCCGTCGGCGGCACCGGCGTCCTGGACTACATCACCTGGGGTGCCGTGCAGAAGGCCACCCGGAGTTTCCAGTACAACTTCGCCGAGGAAGCATGGGCGGTGGTCTCGCAGGACTGGCTCACCGCCAACGGCGATTCGATCGAGGGTCTGGACCTGGAGCAGTTGATCTCCGACCTGCAGTATGTCCCTGTCGGCTGACCTATTCCGTGGCCCACATCGTGTCCGTGCCGTCGTCCAGCAATTTCCCGGCAACCTCGTAGCGCCGGGGCACGCTGAATGTCACCCGTGGCCCGTGACTGCCCTCTCCGGGCCAGACTGAAATGAAGTCCTGCGGATCGCCGCGGGTATCGAGATACAGGTAGCCGAACCGCTCCTCGCGCACCAGGACGCCTTCGGTGATCCGGGACAAGTCCAGGAACTGGACTTTCCACCCGTTGTCGTCGCCCCAGTGGCAGCCCCAGACGAATCCGGCGGTACCGTCGGGCCACTCGTAGGAGTCTTTCCAGTGCGCCGTGCCGGGCAGGCTGCTGCCGTCGTGCACGTCCCACCAGTCCGGGACGTAGAACCCGACGGGGCAGTGCCCCCAGCCGTCCGCCTTGCGATCCTCGGAGGCAATCACTTTGCCGGTGGCCAAGTCGATCACGTCGGTGGCCTGGTAATGCCGGGAGATGAGCGCGTAGTCCCGGTCGCCCTGACGGAACGGCTCGAACGGCGGCCGGCGGGGGTAGTCGCGCTTGTAGGCGGGCGCGTTCTCGATGGTCCCCTCGTCGTGCAGCGCGTCGAGGATCTGCACCTCGGTGGTCTCCCAGCACCCGGGCCGGGAAGGCGCCGCCTCCCATCGCTGTGAGTACCGCTCGCGTGGTGTGGGTTTCGGCGGGATCTGGAACATGCCCGTGGTGTCGATCTCCTTGATCCAGAACCGCTTGGTGTAGGCGCGCTCGACGACGTTCCGCTGATGCCAGCGGGCCATCTCGGCCTCGGCCTCGCCCTGGTCGGCCGAGTGGCCATAGGCGCTGATGTGGCCCTCGGTCAGGCCCGGACCTGCGGCGGACTCGCCCCAGATCTCATAAATGATCGTCATACCTTCCATGCTCCCACGGCAGGGAACTGTCACGCCATGCCCCGCGAGTGGCCCCAGGAGGTCACGATGTCGCTGTGGAAACGCTTCGTCGCGCTGCTCCAGTACGAACCCGCGCTGGCGGCGGCGATCGGGCAGATCATCGTCGCTGGGATCATCGCCCGCCATCACCCGCTCACCTCCGGCCAGGCTGGGTCGATCGAGGCTGCGGTGGCTGCGGCCGGCGCGGTGATCGTGGGGGTCCTGACACGCCCGTTCCGGGTGCAGGCCCTCGCCGGCCTTGTCACCGCCGGGGGCACGTTGCTCGCCGCGTTCGCCGCGAACTTCTCGCCGGGGACGGTGTCGTTCTGGAATGCCACCCTGGCTGCGATCATGCTCATACTGAGCGCCCAGCGGGTTACCCCGACTATCGCGCTCCGCGGCACGAAGCAAGAGTTACGTAAGTCCTGCGGAAACTGGAAGGCCGCCGCCTCTCCTCCGGGAGGGGCGGCGGCCTTTTTTTGTGTTGCAAGAGGGGGGCTCCCCGCCCCCGTGGACGGTTGGGTCGGCAGCGAGCCCCCCTCTTTGGTGCCTGCAGGGCAGGTGCACCCCACCGCGAGAGATCTCTTAACGCCGGCTCGCGGCCCAGCGGCCCCAGTGTCGCGGATCTTGGCGGGGATCCTGCGAACCGGAGGGCACCACCACGAGTTTCATCTGCCAGCTCGTGGCCCGGCACTTACATGGTGAGACAGGCGCCCGCTTAAGAACAAGGGGGCGAACCGCTAGTTTAGCGGGCCCCGAACCGGTGCCGCCCGCTTTCCAGTGCCGGCGTGTTCCTGCCCCGCTTGCCCGTGTAGCCCCTGAACAGCCGGCCCAGGCTCTTCCATGGCGCCCGGCGCCGACTGCGGTGCTGGCCATCCCACACCGCATGGTAAACACCCATCGCATCCCCTCCCTGGCGGTTTCCCTCGTATGACGTTAAGCCTGCACGGGCGGTGCACGCCAGCGACTGATTCGTCACTCTCCGGTAAGGCTCGGCGGGCCGGCGCTGCGGGTATCTACCGCAGTAGCCGGGTCCCTCCAGGTGGTCCCCGGGAGTTTGGCTAGGCGCCGGCCGTTCGTCGGCCTGCGCGCTGCCCAGCGTGATGGCGGCGGCCGGTGCCTAGCGTGATCTTCCACTAGCCCGCGGCGGGTGCCTTCCGCTAGCATCAGGGACAATGATGTAGTCACGCCGATAGCCTGACCAGCAACCGGCCCCGCCCCTCTGAGGTCCCTCCTTTCCCTTCGCCGGGAGGTTGCGGCCCGGGCAGGCGGGGCCGGTTGCTTTCGCGTTAGGTGTCCTGCTTGGCTTCCCACCACTCGATGTGGTCGCCCTTGGGTACCGGCCGGGTGACCATGCGCGGTTTCGCAGCCCGGACTGGGGGAGCAGACAGGTTGAACATGGCGGTCAGCGGGTAGGCGAGTTCGTCGTTGACCTCCAGCGGCGGCAAGCCGAAATTTTGCTCGGTGAATGCCAGGATGGACGTGAACGTCGCCGGGGTGGAGTCGGTGGAATCGGGGACCGCATACGGGGACACTGCGATGAGTGGCAGCCGGATACCTTCCGCGGTGCCGTCCGGGTCGGAACCTGGTGGCGGCTGGGAGTCGTAGAACCCGCCGTAGTCGTCCCAGGTGATGAGCAGTGCCGTGGAAGACCACTGCGGGCTGTTCATCACCGCGCTGGCCACCTGGCCTACGTAGTTGTCGCAGGCGGTGATCGAGAACCCGTTGTGGCACGAGTCGGCTGCGCCGATGGTCGCACCGCCGGCGGTGATCAGGGAGAAGTTCGGCAGCGTCCCTGCTGCGGCGTCGGTGAAGAACTGGCTCTCATCGACCAGGCTGCCGTCCTGGGGGGTGTCCAGGCAGGAGGCGAACGCCGGGCATGTCGACCAGATGTATCCCGAGTACTGGCCACCCGGGCCGGCCTTGTCGGTTTTGGTGGCGCCGTAGATCTTCCACGACAGGCCCGCGGCGTCGAGCCGGTCCATGATCGTGGGCACGTTCAGCACCGGGGTGGGGCGGAACGCGCCGCCGTTCGGCAGGCCGAGGGCATAGTCGGGGACACAGGACGGCACCACCTGCTTGCCTATGCCGGATTTCAGCGCTGGCCCCCAGTTCGCCACCTCGTTGCTGTCGCAGCCCCATCCCGGGCCGCCTGGGCCGCCGGGAACCTTCACCGGGTTGTTGGTGGAAAACCCGTCCGTGGTCGCGGCGACCGCGTACATGTGCCCGATCCACGACGGCTGGCTGGAGAACTCGAAGAACCGGTCGTTGATCGCGCCCGCATTGGCGAGGGCGATGATGTTGGGAATCTGCGCGGGGGTGTAGCCGCTGACGCAACCGTAGGCCGGCGCGGCGCAGGAGCCGGCCTGCTCGTTCTGCCAGCCGTCCATCTTCCCGCCGTCCATCGCGGCGAGTTGCGACTGCACCGTGTGGGATTCGGCTGGCACGACATCCGGGCTGACCGATGGGGTGACCGCAGCACCGTTGGACAGGGTCACTGACGCGGGCATGGCATCCCCCGTCCCGCACCGGGGGGTGACGCCGTCCGGCATGGTCGCCGTCTGGCACCAGAACCCGAGGAGATGATCGAACGACTGGTTTTCCAGGTCGAGCACCACAATGTGCTGGATCGGGGAGGTGCCCGCCGACGCGGGCCGGACGGCCTGCCCGGGCAGCAGTGCGGCCGACGACGCCACCAGGGCTGCCGGGACGGCCGCCCCGGCGAGCCAGCGTGTTCTGGCCTTAATCCTCATGAGCGGTTGGGCCCCTAGTAAGGCTTGCTGCCCTGACCCCCGGCCTCTCGTGCTTTCGTTTCTAGCAGTGCGAGGCGTCAGGGGCGAAGATGTTCCCGTCGGCCGGGAGTGAGCCCCAGCTTCCGGCCGAGCCGTCCAGCCACTTGCTGGCGGCCTGCGGGCAGGCACTGTCGGTGCCGAACGCCAGAGTGTAGGTCCAGTTGCCGGTGGTGCCCAGGTACTCGGCGCCGCCGGTGTTCCCGGAGGTGTCCCAGAACTGGGTGCCGGGGGCGAAGAACTGCTCCACCCAGTTGCCGGTGCCCGGGGAATCCCCGCTGATGGACGCGGGCACCAGGGACGCATTAGCGGCCTTGGAGTTCGCGTAGAACTTGTAGTTGTAGGTGCCCGTCATGGGCCCGGTGAGGGTCGCGGTCATAAGCGGCGCCGGGCCACCGTTGAGACCACCCTGGCCGGGGGAGGCGTCACCGGGCACGGTGGTGAAGGTGCCGCTGTCCTTGATCTGGCCGGTCCAGGCGTAGCAGATGCCCGTGGTGAGGCCGGGGCAGTTGCTCACCGAGGTGGCGAAGTGGAAGGTGATCGTGGCCGTCCTGGTGAAGGCGTCCGTCGCCCAGTTGTTCGTGGTGCCGTTGCTGTTGGTTCCACTGTCGTCCCGGTTGGTGACACTGGTGGCGGCGGTGAATGTCGTGGGCGCCGCGTTCGCGCTGCCCGCCAGGGCCGGCGAAACCCAGATCCCGAGAGCGGCAGTGGTGGCGGCAGCGGCCAGTACAGCAGCCCTGAAACGTGTAATCATGAGATTCCTTCCCCCTCGGCGCGGAACGCGCCCGGATTTCGGAAATGTGCCCCCGGTGGCTGAGCCCGCCCCCCTGGGGGCTCAGCTTCACCAAAGACGCGCGCACCATAATGTCATACGGCTACCTGACGCCAGGCAACTGTTCCCTTACCTGCGGGTGAGTCTGTCATGTCGCAGTATTGACACGTACGTGTCAATACTGCGACCGTGAGATCATGCGGAACGTGACAATCACACCCCGGCTCACCACCGCCCTGGACCACGCCTGGGGCGCCATCCAGCAACACCACCCCGACGTCCCGGCCGTCGTCATCACCCTGGGCGCCGGCTCCCGGGCCCGCGGCCCGCTCAGGCTGGGGCACTTCGCGGAAAACCGGTGGCGGCGAGGCGAAGAGTCACTTCACGAGCTGTTCGTCGGGGGAGAGGGGCTCGCCCGAGGCGCCCACGACGTTCTCGGCACCCTGCTCCACGAAGCCGCCCACGGCGCCGCCGCGACCCGGGGCATCCAGGACACCAGCAGGCAGGGCCGGTTCCACAACGCCCGGTACAAGGCGCTCGCCATGGAACTGGGCCTTGACGTAGCCAAGACCGGCACGATCGGCTGGTCCGCCACCACGGTCCCGGCCAGTACTGCGGCCTTGTACCACGCCGAGTTGCGGCACCTTGAAGGGGCACTTGTGGCCTACCGGCATCCCGAGGCTGGAAACGGCCGCGGCGACCGGGCCAGCAGCAACAACGGGCTCGCCGCCCGGTGCGCGTGCAACCGCCTGATCCGCGCCTCGGAAACCGTACTCACGGCCGGGCCGATCACCTGCGGCCTGTGCGACACCAATTTCGAGCCGGCCGCCGCTCACCCGGGCAGCATGCAGAATTCCGCGACCAGCACCTCGGCCGCCGGGCACAAGCCGGGGGAGTAGGCGTCAACGGCCTCCCGCATGTAGATCATGAGATCCAGCGGGTGACCCTCCTCTAGTTCCTCCGCCAGATCGGGTGCACCATCGGGCGCGGCCGCCACCACCTGTCCGGCGGTGCGGAGGATCTCCTCGCGCCGGGCCTCCAGCCACTCCTCCTTCGAGGCCACGTTCGCGAGATGCCGCCGCATCGCGGCCTCGGTGTGCTCGTCCAGGTCAGCCCTGCGAGCCTGGAGCCGCATGTACCGCGCCTGGGCGGCCTGGCGGGTGTTCAGCCCCAGCGCCCGGGCGGCGTCTCGCCAGGTCCTGGCCGCCTTGCCGGAGGAGATGAGGGTCAGCAGGGCCAGTTCCCGGTGGTCGGCGGTCACATGCAGCCAGCGGATCAGCCGCAGGCAGTCGATCACGTCCTCGGCGAACACCTTCGGGGGCACGTCCCGGTGCGAGATCACCCACCCGATAGCCCCCGCAGCGTCATCTGGCATGGTCTCAATCCAGTCCCCACCTGCGGCAATGCGCCGGGCGGCGATGCGCGCGATGACATCGGCCGGGTTCTCGGGAGAGGGGCCATCCACGGGGTGTCTCGATCTCTTGACGGGCTACAGCACCGAGACGGTGCCGCGCGTCTCGACGTACACCCGCACTAGCGAAGACTGGCCGCGGTCAGCGTAAGGTTCCGACACTGACACCACATTGAAGACTAGGCGCAGCCGGTCAACGGCTTCCCGGCGCTCGTCTTCGGTGCCGTGCAGGCGGATCTTCACCGGGCTGCCCGCATGCGCTCGCGGCCCCGGCCCGCCAGCCGAGCCTCCACCGCCCGGCGGATTCCCGTGTGCCCGTCGCCGCAAGCGGGCCCATAGTAGCCAGGGTCAGCCTGCAGCAGCAGGCGGCTGGCCGCGCCGAGCGCCTCGGCGTAGGCCTCGCCGGCGTCGAGGGTCGCCCCGTATTCGGGGTCGCTCCAGAGTCGCGGCTCCTCCTCCTGGTGCGCCACGCCGAGCCGGCGCTCAGCTTCCCCCATGTCAGCGCCCGTGCGGCAGCGCCAAGCCGTGTGCGCGTTGCCGAGATGGAAAAGTGCCAGTTCGAGCTGCTGGCGCTCGTGCGGGGAAACGTCCATGATCTTTCTCCTAATCCAGGCCCAGGGACTGGCGGAGTTCGTCTTCGGTCGCGCCGGTCAGTTCTTTTTCGCGCTCCAGCACAAGGGCCATGGCCACCCGGATCAGCGTGTTCGCGGTGATGCGTCCGCCACGACCGTGCCGGTTTCTGTTGAGCGTGCGGGCGAGAGCCTCTAGATCAGCGAGTTGTTCAGGCCGCAGGCGCCCTTCCACGCGTATCAACTCAGGGTGCCGGGCTCGCTTGGCGCCAGCGGCGGGGATTCCGTTGTGACGTGGCTTCTCTCGCTCGATGGCTTCATTTTCGGCGGCTTTTGCGTCAGCAAGGGTGCCGTACCAAACGACGGTCTTTCGCGCAACCTCAGGCCACCAGGGCTTCTCTGCAGCGTGCTGATCAAAACGCATCCGGGGGTGATAGGTGCGACCGACGGAGAGCAAGCCGTCGGCGGCATCCCAGAGCCGGTACAACGCCGTGGTGTCGTCGGTGAACTCCATCGGCTCCGTCATGAGGCCCCTATCTGCCCTAGCAAGGCTAGCTGTCCTGATGATACTGCTAGGCCTGCCTGTTCTGCTAGAACTATCATGGCTGGATATACGCCACACTGTCCAATCTATGCTAGATCTATCAGGTCTGCGGGCTTCCGCAGGTCTGATAGATCGTAGTACACTTCCTCGCATGGTCCAAGCACGCCTCCGCGAACCGTATGTCGTGGCCGTCGCCTCCCAGAAGGGGGGAGTAGGCAAGACGACACTGGCCCTCGAACTCGCGGCCGCCGTCGCCGCGTCCTCTGGCCGGGCGCTCCTAGTGGACATTGACCCCCAGCGGTCCGCCGAGGAGATCGTCGCCTCCTCGCGGAACGTGCCGTTCGACTTCGCCGCCGAAGACAATCCCGGCGTGCTCAAGCAACTGCGCACCATCCGCGACTACGACACGATCATTGTCGACACCCCGGGCAGTCTGGAACTCGCCGCCATCCTCGACGGCGTCCTCGCCTCAGCCACGTTCGCGCTCATCCCGATGGTGCCCGAGCGCGCAGCCGTGCAGCCGACCATCCGCACCGCTCGCATGTGCAAGGATCGCGGCGTGCCTCACCGGGTCGTCATCAACATGGCCGACCCGCTCCGCGGCCAGGGGCCCGTGGACGCGGCATGGCGGCTCCTGGATGAACTGGAGATCCCGCGGATGCGATCCAAGGTGCGCCGGTACGTGAGCCACAGCCAAGCGCAGCTCGACGGGCAGATGATTACCGAGTACCACGGGGACCGGTCCTGGCAGGCCGCCCTCAGTGACATCAGGGGGGTTCAGGCCGAAATGCTCCTGGAACTGGGGAGACGATGATGGCGCGCAGGGACCTAGCTGCCCTGGTGGGCACGCGCGACCCAGCGCCGGAGCCCGCCGCTACTCAGCCGCCGCCGGTGCCGTCAGTCATCTCTGCTAGACCTGCGAGGCCTGCCAGAACTGCTAGAGTACCCCGGCCGACTCCGCCGCCGGCGGATATGACGATGCGCAGTTGGTACATGCCGCGGCGAGCTGCGAGTCGCCTTGCGGAACTCGTGGACGACATCCACTACGGCACCAGGTTGCCCAAGCACCTGATCATGGCAGCCGCGGTGGACGTCCTGGACCGCCATCGTGAAGAAATCGAAACCGAGGCTAGGGGGCAAGCATGAGCGCGCCGGCCGTGAGTAAGTGGTGGTACTTAGACCTCGCCGCCGAGTTCCCCGAACTAGAGATCTACATGGGCGGCTGGAAGTCCGGGCAGGAGAGGGACCTGCTTGAACTCGGAGATCGAGTCATGATCGAGGAATCCGGCTGGCTAGCGACATGGGTCTACTCGAAACTGCGTGAACGGGTATGGGCGGGTGTCATCTACATGCTCCGCTCTGTGCAGGAGCGGGCGCGCGAGAGGGATCCAGACGCACTGGAACTGGATAACATTCCTTCAGACTGGCGCCCCGACCTCGAAGCATGGGAACGAGACCGCAGGTATCCACTGCTGGCCGGTGATGGCGAATGAGCGGCCACCCGACGGTCACCGTCGTGCATCCGGCCGGCGGTGCCGCCGAAATCGATATTCTCATGGCGGGCCTGATCCGCGAATGCTGGCGGCTCGGCATCGGCACGTCGGAATGCTGTCAGGAAGCAGTGCCTGGCACGGCAGAGATCGGGTTCCTGACCCTTGGCGACATGGAACGCTTCTACGACCTGATCGCCGGCCCCTGCGGCGACAGCCTGTTTTACGCCTGGAGATGGGATCTGTGGGCAGACGCAGGCCTGCGCGGCGAGCTGCACTTCCCGGCCAGTCAGATCGAGTGGCTGACGGAACGCCTCGCAGCCCAGCAGGCGGTGAAACATGCCTAGGTCTGGCAGGCCACCTGCGAGACGGCCGGAGTTGACCGCGCGCGGAGTCAAGATGATGCTGACCCGCGACAGGGTTGACTACTCCACGCTGAGGATCACTGATGACCCGGCAGTGTGGACCGACGTCGAGACCGGGGCCAGCCACACGTCGGTAGTGATCGAGGGACCGGAGGAAGCCCGATGGCAGGCCGCCTGCGTACTGTTCGGCAAGGGCCTGAGCAACGCGCCCTACTCCGATTACGACATGTGGTCACGGGCATGAGCGCGGCATCATGTGGTTGCCCCGAAGATGACGGCCTAGTCCGCCACCAGAGAGGGCTCTGTACCGATCCGGCCGTGGCTAGGCTCGGCTGGTATTTCGAGCCGGCCGAGAGCGCCCCGCAGTGCCCGCCATGGTGCACGAAGGACCACGGGAAAGACTGCGGCGTGGCCTCCGGTGTGCACTTCACCCAGTTCTCGTGGCCTCGGGATTACGGCGGCCCCTCGGTATCCCTCCATCAAGCCCCTCAAGGCGCGCCGGCGCTCTACTTCGCCGGCGTCCGCATCGACCCGCTCGACGCCGGGTTGCTGGCTAGTGCGATGCGGCGACTTGGCCACCCGGATGTCGCTGCGGCCATCGCCGAGATGGCCGCCTTGGCCGATGGGTCAGATCGGGGGAGCGAGCAATGAGCGCCGCCGAACTTCCTGACCTGCCGATAGAGCACGCGGTGCGCCCCCAGCCGCCGTGGCGCACCACAGCGCTGCTCACCGAATGCGGCCGCCCCGTCGACTCGGTCACCGTCATCACCCGGGACCAGCTCATCGCCAAGGTCAAGCGCCAAGGGCAGCAGCGAGCCGCGTTCACGACCTGCATGGTGTGCTGGCACAAGTGCCGCCACAACCACGCCTGGGACGTGGATCCCGTCGGCTGCCTGATGCGCGAGGCGGCCCGGTACGAGCACGCTTCCAGGCTCCGCATCTATTTCGGCGGCAACGAGCTACGCGACGCTGCCGAGAGCCAGCGGGCCGCTGATGCGAGTCGGTTCCGCGACGAACTGTTCGCTATCGCTGCCCTGATCGAGGCGCACCGGCCTGAGTTCGATGGATACTGCGAGGGACTGGCCGCAACAGGCAATCTCACTGAGAGGCGCACAGCCCGCCGGGCGGCGCAGTGGCGCGCGAAGGGAAGCCGGCAGTGAATGTCTACTTGGCTGCGAGCTGGTCGCTGAAGAATGAAATGCGGCAGGTCCGCAAGCTCCTGAACCAAGCAGGGCATCGGGTCACCTCGCGCTGGCTGGATGAGCCTGCAGAGCAGGGCCTGGCCGCACATGATCTCGCGGATGATCACGAGATCGGGGCTAGGCACGCGGCGCAGGTTCTGGAAGATATCGATGCGCGACCACTGCCGGGCTGGTACCGGGAGGGCTTCGAGGGCGGCCAGCTCCGGTGGATCACCGATGAGGTGCACGGACGGGCCGGCATCTGGTTCCGCGAGATCGCGGAGGTTCCCATCGCCGCACAGGAGACTGTCCGTGCCTGACGATCACCGGGAAACCGAGGAGTGGCAGCCGGGTGGCGAACTGCCTCGCCTTGAGGATGCGACGGAGGGCGATCTGCGTTTGGCTGCGGTCACGCTGGGGCCGCTGGCCATGTACGGCGGCTTCCTGCGGGCTGTGCTGGCCGGCATCTACGCCGAACGGGCGCATCAGGCGCTCCTGAAGGCAGACCAGGACGCCGTGGCCGACGATGACGTGGTTGCACCGTGAGCACACTCTTTTTCGCGTTCCTCGGCGGCCTTGCTGGCGTCGCCTGTTTCGCGATCGGCTGGTGGGCGCGGGGGTTTTGGGATCAGCGCGGAGGATCCGGTGGGTGGGGACATTCGGGCTTTTAGCTTGCATGTAGGAAGGATGCATGGTGGATCAACTGCCGGAGGTGTCCGAGGACGCCGTTCAGCGGGCAGCCGAGGTGATGCTGCGACAGTACGACCGCCGGTATTCCTCCGGGCATCTCACGTGGCGAGACTTCGCCGATGACGCCCGCGAGATCCTCACCGTCGCCCTGGCTCCGCCTCCCGGGGAATTGGAGCCGGCCGAGCGACCGGCGTTCGAGGGGGAGGTTCCCGGCGGCTGTGAACTGGTGGCTGTTCCGGACCCGAACTGGCGGCTGGTGAGCGGGAAGCGCTGCCGGCGCCAGGAGGCTTTCCATCGGGTGTGCGTTAACCCGGCCGTGGCTGAGTTCTGTCGTGCCCATGGTCATTCATTGGTGGGGGTACTGCCCGGCGCACATGTATGGCCGGTGGGTCGAGAACGGCCGGGTCATGCACTGGACGCTGCGCGAGAAAGGCCCCAGCCCTCGCGGGGGGTGAGGGGCTATCCTGTCATACCTTACGGGCGAAGGAGGTGAGCGGTCATGCCGACCGAGATGCGACTAGCCCAGCGGGCGTTCCGGTTCGCCCTCGACCCCACCCCCCGGCAAGCCCGCATGTTCGCCTCCCATGCTGGCGGCGCCCGGTTCGCCTACAACTGGGGTAACGCGCAGATCATCGCCGCACTGGACGCCCGGCAAGCCGAGAAAGATGCAGGTGCCGAGCCGACGGTGAAGACGCCGTCCCATTTTGACCTGTGCAAGGCGTGGACGGCGTGGAAGAACGAGCACGCCGCCGATCCCGAGCCCGCCGACGGTGAGCGGCGCACGAACACCGCCTGGGTCGCGGAGAACTTCGTCGGCACCTACCAGGCCGCGCTCCGGGACGCCGCGAAGGCGTGGTCGGACTTCTTCGCCTCCCGCTCAGGGAAGCGAAAGGGGCGCCGTCTCGGCCGACCCCGGTTCAAGAAGAAGGGCAAGTCCCGGGACTCGTTCCAGGTGCACGGCGGGACGCTGCGCATGGAGGACGCCGTGCACGTGACGCTGCCGAAGATCGGCACGATCACGGTGATGTCGGACGATTCCCTGCACCCGGCGATGCGGCGCAGCCGCGCCCGCGCCACCCACCTCGCGCCGCGGCACATGGGCAACCGGCGGCGCGCCCGGACGCTGTGGCGGGCCCTCCGGCGCGGCGGGGGCGCCCGGCTGATCCGCGGGACCGTCACGCGCGGCGCCGATGGCCTGTGGTGGCTGTCGCTGACCGCCGAAATCCCCCTGCAGGTGCGCGCGTCCCCGTCCCGCGCCCAGCAGGAGGGGGGGATGATCGGCGCCGACTTTGGGGTGCGCGAGGTCGCCACGTTCTCCAACGGGGTGACGATCCGCAACTCGCGCCACCTGGAAGCCGCCCTGGCCGAGCTGCGGGCCGCGCAGAAGGCCCTGTCCCGGTGTCAGAAGGACTCCATGCGCCGCGAAAAGGCCAAAGCTCGCATTGGCGTAATCCACGCCGACGTGGCCCGGCTCCGCGAAACCGCCCTGCACCGGGCGACGACCGTCCTGGTCCGCCAGCACGACGTGATCGCAATGGAAGGCTGGGACGTGCAGCAGGTCATGCGCGGCGGCTCCAAGGACGTCCCCCGGCGGATCCGCCGGGACCGGAACCGGGCCCTGGCTGACACCGGGGTCGGGATGGCCCGGCAGATGCTTTCGTACAAGGGCCCGCAGATGGGTGCCATCGTGATGGTGACCGATCCGCAGGCCAAGACTGGGCGGACGTGCTCAGTGTGCAGGACGCCAAGAACCACGGCCCTGCCACCGCATCATGAGATGTTCACCAGCGATCAGTGCGGTCACGTCCTAGACCGGCGCCTCAACACGGCGCAGGCCCTCGCGGGCTGGGCCGCACAGGAGCTATCCAAGCGCGGGCCGGCGCCTGCCGGCCCGTCACGGCCTCGTGGAGGGAACGTAAGGCCTGCCGCTGACCGCAAGGTTGGCGGTGGGCGGTCCCCGGTGAAGCGAGCAGCCAGCACCCGGCTTGGCCGGGGTGAGCCTGGCACTCCCGGCGGGTAACTGCTGGGCGTCCCCACACTGCCCGGATCGGGCTGCCTAACTCAATAGCGGAATCGCTTACAAACGTACAGGTCAAGAAGTGTCCGGTCCGCGAGCGCGGGGGCGACGGGTCTTCAGCGGGAAGGTGCAGCTCTGCGAGCAGGTCCGGTCCGCGAGCGCGGGGGCGACGGGTGTGGGTACTCTGCGCGGGTTCAGCACAGGTTGTCCGGTTCGCGAGCGCGGGGGCGACGGGATTACGGTGCGATGGAAGCCGAAACCTTCAACGTCCGGTCCGCGAGCGCGGGGGCGACGGGTGCCCTCTCGCGACAGAGGTCCTCAGCACAGCGCGTCCGGTCCGCGAGCGCGGGGGCGACGGGGGAGTGCACCCGGAATGGCCCGCGCCAAGCGCGTCCGGTCCGCGAGCGCGGGGGCGACGGGGCGCCGAACTGCGAATTCGGTAGGGGCGTGTGGTCCGGTCCGCGAGCACGGGGGGGGCGACGGTGCCTCAGTCCAGCGCCGCCGCCGATGAAGCGGGCGGTCCGGTCCGCGGGCGCGGGGGATCCGGAACTTCTTGCCGATCCGGAACTTCATGTGGTTGGGTTGGTAGCCATGCGCGGTGCGGAGCCGACCAAGCCGATTGAATTAGCGCGGGTGGCCGACCAGCTCACCTTTCTCTACGTCGAGCACGCCCGGGTGGACCGCGACGTCAATGCCGTGACCGTTCAGCAGGTCTCCGGGATCGCTCATGTTCCGGTGGCCACCCTCGCTGCGTTACTACTGGGCCCGGGAACCCGGATCACCCACGCCGCGATCACGCTGCTTGCCGGAAGCGGATGTAGCGTGCTGTGGGCCGGCGAACAAGGCGTGCGCCTTTATGCGGGTGCGGCTCGGCGTCGTCAAGGGCGGCGGGTCGGCGCTGATGGTGATCGCCGACCATGACCGTGAGCAGGGATTCACGGTACTAGCTGCAGGTGAGGACCGGTGGGTTCCCGTCGACTTCGAGGGACTGGCCCTGATGGTCCGGCCGGCCCGGAGCGGCGCTCCCCCGGCCGTTTCGGATGGCCCTATGCAAGTCCGATAATACATGTTATCGTTGGTGTCATGAGTAGCAGATCAGCAGGCCCCAGCGGCGCCTACACATCTGGTGATGGCAAGCGGAAATCCTCCATGGGTCACGCCCGTCACGCCTGGACGTGCCCCTGTGGCAAGACCGTCCGGGGCAACGGCGGCCGGGCGTCTCACCGCCGCGCCTGCGACATCTGGGCTGAGGAAGAACTAGCCCGGCTGAAGCGAATGCTCGCCGATGTTCCAGCCGCACAGTATGAGGTGCGGCGTCAATGGGAGGCCCGGCGAGACCACCTGAAGGAAAGGCTTGGCCATGACTGAGATCGCCCTGCAGGGCCAAGTCGTCCCGGCCGTCACGCAGCCCGGGGATCCCCGCAGCGAACTCCTCGCCAGGCTCACCGCCGCCTGGCTGACCCGGCAGGAATCCCCTCACACCCGCGTAGCGTACGAGCGCGATCTCCGCGACTGGCTCGCCTGGTGCGCCAGCCGGGAGGTTCATCCGCTGACCGCACGCATGAGCGACGTGGACGACTGGATCGCCGCACAGCGGGAGACGCCGGGCCGGCGCGGAGGCTCGGCTCCCAAGTACCCCGACGAGGCCATAGCTGCCGCATACGTGCGCTGGAAGGCCGGTAAAGCCCCCGGCGGCGTGCCTGTCTCCAAGGCCGCGCTGGCCCGGGAAATTGGCATGTTCCCCAATGCGCTCGCCAGCAGGTTCAGGAAACTGGAGCGCGACCTCACCGCAGGGACTCCGCAGGGCGCGTCCAAGCGGAGCATCGCCCGGCGCGTTTACGCCGTCCGGTCCTGGTACAAGTACCTGATCCGGAACACCCGAAGCGACCCGGTGCCGCTCATCGCCTACAATCCGGCGGACACCGACGCCACTCCCAAGGTGAAGAAAGGCGACTCCCCCACCCGTGCGCTCAGCCGGGCCGAGGCCGACCGGCTCATCGCGGTCGCCGACGCCGACAGTCCCCGGTCCTCGGCGATCATCCGCCTCATGCTCACCAACGCTGACCGCCGCAGTTCTGTCGTGGCCATCGACATCCCCGACCTCGGCTGGGACCAGGGTCACCGGACCGTTACCAGGCGCATCAAGGAAGGCCGGACAGTCCGTGACCCCATCCCCCCGCCGACCGCTCGCGCCATTGACGCCTACCTTGACTGGCGGGGCAACCCGCAAGACGGTCCATTGTTCGTCGCCAGTACCGGGAATCGGCTTAGTGACCAGCATCTGTACGACCTCGTGCCCCGGCTGGCCCGGGAAGCAGATATCCCGGACCCGGAAGAGGTCACCCCACACGGTCTGCGCGCCACCGCCATCACCGAAACGATCGTCGCCACCGGCGACATGTCCCTAGCCCAGGATCTCGCCCACCATCAGCACATGGACACCACGATGATCTACAACAAAGTCCGGGGGGATCTCGACCGCCACGCAGCGTATGTCCTCGCCACGCGGTACGGCGCCAAAGACGCGAGCGGCTAACGGGCACCCGGTACTGCCGGTTCTGCTCAGTGATCCTCGAAAAGGCGTAAAAGGGAAGGCGCGGCCGGGCACCCTCGGAGTGTGTCCGGCCGCGCCCGTTTCCCGCGTTTTTACGCGGCCCGTTCGGCCGATGGCAACAGCCACGGCCAGGTCGCGTCGTGTGAGGCCTCCAGAATGGGGATCAGGCGGAAGGCGTTGTCGGTAAGCCCGCCCATGGTGTGCCGGTTCCCGCCACCCGAAGGCAGTCCCCCAGTCTTGTACCCGCCGAAGTTCCACAGGTACACCGGCACGTGCCGCGGGATCAGGTCATCAATCCTGGTCGACGGCATGCCGCCCGCGAAGTGACAGTTCGACGGCAGGTACCCCGGGGAGGTCTGCTCGTCGGTGACGATCACCACCCGGTCGTGGTAACCGGCGCGGAAATGCTGCCGCACCGCCGTGGGGATGTCGGTCCCCCACTGCCCCGTGGTGAGCCGCTCCACCAGCTTGAGCACCGACTCGCCCTGGGTGAACCGCACGGCGGCGTTCACGCCGCGGCCGGTGTCCTGGCCCCAGAACTCCACCAGGTCGGCGTGGGCGGCGCGCAGGGCGATGGCTGCGGCGAACACGGCCGCCCCGTCGGCCCAGGACATGTCGGAGTGCTCGGACATGTTCTGGTGCCACATCGACGGCGACCGGTCCACCAGCACCAGCGTGCGGCCCGCCAGCGCGGGCACGTTCGCCAGCGAGTGGCCGAGGCCCTGCTCCAGCGGCCAGCCCCACCGCAGCGACGGGGCGTGCCGGTAGGCGGCGAGGAACCGGAACGGGAACAGCCGCGACCTGGCCACCCGGTCGGGGTCAGCCAGTTTCGCCGCGACCTCCGCCGCCACCGAGTCCGGGACGCCGGCCTGGTCGAAGTTCCGCAGGTTCTTCGCCAGCGCGCCCAGGCCCATCATCGGGATCGCCGCAGTCCACGCCTCGCGGGTCATCGGGCCCTGCAGCCACCCGGCGAGGGCCTCCCACGTCATCCCCGCATCACGCAGATCCTGAGTTGCCTCCGGCCGGTTCAGCCACGCACGCCGTGCACCCTCCGGCATGGCCATCAGGGCGTGCCGGCGGCGGATCGTCGCCAGCACCTCCGGGACCGGGTTGCCCCGGTCGTGGCGCCGCTCGATCGCATACCGGTAAAGTGCTTCGCGCCACGTGCCGTACGCCCTGCGGTGATACCGCGGGTTGACGAGTTCGATAACGTCACCGAATCGCACTGCCGCCTCGTCGGTGTCGTACTTCAGCAGGGCGAACTCGTTGTAGAGGCGGTGGATCCCGTCGGCGAGGCCCCGCTTGAGCCCGATCGGCATCTTCCGGCCGTAGTTCGCCAGCCAGTAGGCGGTCAGCTCCCCCGGCTCGTCGGCGCGCTGCAGCACCGAGTCCACCACCGGCCGCGGGAACGTGGCGACGCCCACTTCCCGGCCCGTGCCGGCCTCGTCGCGGCGCGCCCAGGTGAACTCCGCCGCGCCGATCACCGGCGCCAGGCGCAGGTTCCCGTCGCCGCGCAGCCACCCGAGCAGGCCGGCCGTCCATGCGGGGTCGGCGGCCGCCATCTCGCGGACGAGGTGACGGTAGCGCTTCACCCGGGCGTCGCGGCCCTCGTGGAACGCCCTCTCCCCCGGCAGGTTGCACGCCGCCAGGAGGAACAACTCGGACTGACCCTCGCGGGCATACCCGGGGGCACCCAAGGCGGTACGGCCGGACGGCCCCGGGCCGCTCACGACCGGGCTGGACGCGGCGGCACGGACAGGACCGCGGTTGAACTTGCTCATCCTCGCACGCCCCCTTTCGCTGGGGCTCCAGGCGGGAGAGGTAACCTTCATGAATGACATGCCCGACAACGAATCGGCCCACGGGACATAAGCGCTCTGCCAGTTGAGCTACGCCCCCAAAGTGGAGGCGACAGGACTTGAACCTGTAACCACTCGATCCACAATCGAAGTACCGCGAACCTGCACTTCGGGCATGCCTTCATGAAGTTGTACCCCCCCCCGACAACGAATCGGCGACGGTAACCGGGGCCGGATTCGAACCGGCGGCCTCCGCCCTTCCGGGCGGCGCTCTACCAACTGAGCTACCTCGCAAAATGGGTTGGCTGCGAGAAGTAACCGTTGCCTGCACTTCGGGGAGAAGTGCTTTATTTAGTTTATGTCCTTCCCGACAACGGATCGGCGGCGGCTGCGCGGGATTCGAACCCGCAACCTTCAGCTACTGTGACTGATTTCGATCCAATTCGAAGTAGCCGTCTCCTGCACTTCGGGAAAGTATTCCCAGAGCCTAGCGAACCGGCAATGCGTGGCGCATCCCGTTTTCGCGTGACCCTGATCACAGCGCGAGCACCCTTTGAGTCGGCGGCGGGAATTGAACCCGCGTGCGCAGCTTTGCAGGCTGCTACCTCTGCCACTCGGCCACGCCGACACGGTGAGCGAGGCGGGATTCGAACCCGCAGCCTTCTTCTTAGGAGGAAGTTGCTCCATCCCGTTGAGCTACCCGCTCGCGGGAACGCCTGGCGACCGCTATGCGTGATCCTTTACCCCCACCGTTTGAAGCTGGGTCCAGGCGTTCGGCGTCCCCGGCGTGACTCGAACACGCGCGCACGGCTCCGGAGGCCACAGCTCTATCCACTGAGCTACGGGGACTTGGTGGCAGGTCCAGGGTTCGAACCTGGGTAGGCTGAGCCGGCGGTTTTACAGACCGCTCCCTTTGGCCGCTCGGGCAACCTGCCTTGGGGAGCCCGGCCGGATTTGAACCGGCGACGACACGGACCACAACCGTGTGTTCTGCCTGGCTGAACTACAGGCTCCATGGTGGGTGATGATGGGATCGAACCATCGGCCTCTGTCGTGTGAAGGCAGCGCTCTGCCACTGAGCTAAACACCCCTGCCAGGTCTTGATTTAAGTTCCGGGAATGCTTATTGTTTCCTTGCTACTAAAACCCTTAGCAAGTAGCACGGAAAGGGACACCTCAATGGGCAGGAACAAAATCGTTGCAACTTGCGCCGCAATCTTTTTCGCGGCCGGGATGGCCGCCCCGGTTATCGCCGCAGCCACACCCGCCGTGCACGCCGTGGCAGACGGCAGTGGCGGCCCCGACATGTACCACCACAGCTGACCGTCCCCCAGGCCGTCTGCGGTCCCGAGCCCCCGGCGGGGCCGCAGACCCCTAAAATAAGTGCGCTCGGAGGGACTCGAACCCCCAACAAACTGCTCCGTAGGCAGTTGCTCTATCCGTTGAGCTACGGGCGCATGGTATCGCGTGGGCGTACCTGGGATCGAACCAGGGATCCTCTGCCGTGTCGAGACAGCGCTCTGCCGCTGAGCTACACGCCCACCGTTACTTCCAGGCCAATCTCGGCGGCCTGCCCAGCGATCTTCTCCGGCAGTTCCCAGCCGAGCCGGGCCAGCCGCTGCACTGCCTGCCGGGCACCATTCCCGGCCCGGCCCGCTAGGTTCACGTTCTCCAGTGCCTCGTTCATCATGTCCTCCATCCCCCGGTCGGTCACCATGAACGGAATCACGTTGAACAGCACGACCGCCGCCGCAGCGCCGGTGAGAGTCCACCGGCCGGTGGATGGCTGGACGCCGATCTCGCAATGGATATGCGCCTCGCCGCAATGCTCGGCGCAGCCCCGCTTGTCCCACTCCTTGCCCGGACGGGGAGGCCGCGGCTCCGCGTTGCTGTCGGTGAGCCGGCACAACTCCCTGATCACGCTCAGGTAAGAAGAGTCGACCCGCAGCACCAGTTGCGGCGTCGCCCGGGTGAGGTTGTCCTTCCGGTGGATGCGGCCCTGCATGTCCAAGATGGCCGCCATCCAGGCCAGCTTCTCGGCAGGGACCATAAACCTCAGCCTAGCGCCGTGATACGCGGGACAGGCGGGATTCGAACCCGCGGCCTCCACCTTGACAGGGTGGCGAGCACTCCTGACTGCTCCACAGTCCCATGATTCCGGTCGCGGCCCCGCAGGCTATCGCGCCTCACCTGCGGTCAGCGGACGGCGAACCCGCCTATGTTTGCCCACCGGAACTGCACCAGCCAGATGCAGGTGTTGGAAAACGGCTCCCGAGGAAGGGCTCGAACCTTCAACCTGCCGGTTAACAGCCGGACGCTCTGCCGATTGAGCTACCCGGGAATGAGAAAGAAGCCCCGCCTACACGGAGCGCCCCGACGGCACTCCCGCCCTTATGCTGCCGTCGCAGCCCCATGGGCACTTGGTCCGCGGCCCGCGCGCCCTGCCTTCGGGTCAAGCCCGTACATCCTCAGCGGAACTTCGTAGCGGGGGGCGGATTTGAACCGCCGTCCTCTGGGTTATGAGCCCAGCGAGCTACCGAACTGCTCCACCCCGCGTCGCATGTGAGATTTCCCGGCCACCTGGCCAACTCAGGTACCCACAACGGCCTCTCTACGGCTGACACTGATCACGCTACCACATTCGTGGTGGCTCCAGTCAGATTCGAACTGACGCCGTCTCCTTGAAAGGGAGGTGACCTGGGCCGCTAGTCGATGGAGTCGTATCCCGGGAGGGATTCGAACCCCCGCCGCCACCTTGAGAGAGTGGCATCCTAGGCCGCTAGACGACCGGGACATGTACTTTACGTGCGCCGCCGCGGACTCGAACCGCGAGCCGTCTCCTTAGAGGGGAGCCGCTCTATCCATTGAGCTAGCGGCGCTGGCCGCGTCTCCGATTTCCCGGCGGACGGCTTGCTTCTCGCGTGCACGCTGAGCGCGCCGGCCGATCTCCTTCATACCGGGCTTGTAACCCGGGTCGTGACCGGGGCAGCACCAATTCTGGTCGTGGGCACTGCGGGCCCGGCCGAGCATCCTTGCCATGGGGCGCATCCTCCGGTTAGGGGCTATGCCGCTTCGCGCAGAGTGCGCATTCCGCGAGTGCCAGGCGTCTCACCCCGGCGAACCCGGCCATCGTATTTGGCTTGGCGGCATAGACCGCAGCGGCATCCGCGACCGTATTCCGCTTGAGAACCGTGGCCCTTTCGCTGAAGTTGCGGCCACGGGCGTTCGACACGCTGCTCGGCTAGGTCAGTGACCGTTTTCCGGTGATGATGCGCGCCACATAGAACTTGGCACCCTTCAAGCTCCTCAAGGAACTTCACTTCTGCGATCGACCATAGTCTCGCTAGGTCGATCTCTTTGGCGCGCCAATCAATGTGGTCGATCTCCAGGTCGGCGGTGCCGCCGCACTCGGCACAGGCGCCGCCTAGCAGCGCGATGGCTCGATCCCGTCGTTCGTGGTAGCGCCGGAGCATGTAATCGCGCATGTAGCCGTTGTAGCAGTCGCGACATCTCTTGCCGTTGGCATACTCCCTGACGGGCCTGCCGCACTGGTTGCAACACATGTTCGAATTATATGCGGTGCCCCGCCTCGGATTCGAACCGAGAACCCGCGGATTAAAAGTCCGCTGCTCTAAGCCGTTGAGCTAGCAGGGCGTGGGGCTGGGTATTCGTACGACCTGTTTCTCGCGCATCGTTTCCTCCTTTCCGGGGGGTAGGCCGGGCGGGGGTCGAACCCGCACATCTTCCGCTTATAAGGCGGCTGCCGTCACCCTGTTGGCCACCGGCCTCCTGAGTAGCGAGAGGGGATTCTGCCACCCCGGCCTCTCCGTTATGGGCGGAGCGCTCTCCTTCTGAGCTATCCCGCTGGGTCCCCGTGGGGGTGGTGGGCCTAGGTGCTTTTGGGACACCGACCTCCCGGTTATCAGCCGGACGCTCTTACCTCTGAGCTACAGGCCCTTGGAGGAGGGTGCGAGATTCGAACTCGCGAGACGAGTCCCCCCGTCTAGCCGTTTTCGAGACGGTGCCGTAGGCCACTCCGGTCAACCCTCCACAAGCGGAGTGACAAGGATTCGAACCTTGGAGGGGCTTGCGCCCCAACGGCGTTAGCAGCGCCGCGCCATAGGCCAGACTAGGCGACCACCCCATTGTGCGGTGGGCGGGGACAGGCGGACCCGCTGGTACGCGCAGACCAGCATGGCCGTGATCTCCCCGCCTCACTGCGTAGCGCTCGTCGGATTCGAACCGACACTGTCGCGGACCTGAACCGCGCGCCTCCTACCATGTTGGGCTAGAGCGCCTGGCCAGGGATCAGGCCGGTGCCGTCTGGCTCACGCTGCCTTCCCGGCACCGCCGGCTCCGCAGTCAGCGTGATGGGGATAACCGTGTGGCGCCTGATCCCTTAGAGCGGACGGCCGGGATCGAACCGGCGACTTCAACCTTGGCAAGGTTGCGCTCTGCCAACTGAGCCACGCCCGCATGTATTTCGAGCGGAAGACGGGGATCGAACCCGCAACCCCGACCTTGGGAAGGTCGTGCTCTGCCATTGAGCCACTTCCGCATGGAGCCCGACCGGGGAATTGAACCCCGCCTACGGCCTTACCAAGGCCGGGTGCTTACCGCTATCACTAGCCGGGCGAAGCTGGGGGAGCTGGGGTCGAACCAACGTTCCAGGGACCAAAGCCCCGTGTCCTGCCTTTAGACGATCCCCCATTGGAGCCGGCCATCGGGCTTGAACCGATCACCTGCCGCTTACAGGGCGGCTGCTCTGCCTGCGATGAGCTAGGCCGGCGTGATCCTGGCAGGCACCGCAGGCGACCTTTGGCGCCGCAGTGAGGCCTGCCCTGCCAAGGAATCGTGTGCTCGGAGGGACTTGAACCCTCAACATCCGGCACCTCGGGCCGACCTCTCTGCCACATTGGAGTACGAGCACTCAGTCAGTTCTTAGGCCAGCCGTATGGTGGGTATGACTCATCCCAACGATACCGATCGCAGGGAGCGCCCCCGTGGATGAGCCCAATCTCACTCTCCCCGAAGCCCAGGAGCAACTACCGGCGATCTGCCAGCGGTTCGCTGCCGACCCAGGAACCCGGGATGCCGTTGTAGTGACAGACGCCGATGGCCCAGTGGCCGTGATCATCCCCTGGCGGAGGTACCGGGCCTGGGCCGGCCTCGGGGGGGAGACCCTGATGCCCGTTCACCAAAACGGCCGCCTGATAGCGGTTGTCCGGGACTGCGGCTGACTGGGAGCCCGATGCCGGGGTCGAACCGGCGACCTCCGCGGTACGAAGGCGGCGCTCTACCGACTGAGCTAACCGGGCGTGGCTGCCCCGCGTACGCCGGTTCGGCGGGGCGCACCAGGGCGGGAGAATCCGGGGCCGTGCGATCAGCCGCCCAAGATCGCCTCGATCTTCCATGTTCCCGGTGATCAACTCCGGGTGGGCCCCTGCGCCAGTGCCGGCCAGTTACCTTCTTAGGGATTCCTGGCCGCTGATGCAACCGGCGCTGCTCCCGGAGCTGGGGTCGAACCAACTACGGGACTTACCGCTTCCGGGGCTGGACTCGAACCAGCGAGGACAGGGGCCAGAACCCTGCTGGGGACGCCGCCGCCCCACCCGGAATCAAGTCGGCCCGAACGGATAGCCGTACGGATCCGATGACAATTAGCGCAAACTATGTCACACTTCGCGATCTCAGCAAGGATTCTGCTCCATGACCAGCGGGTAAGCACGGCACTTATGTTGCCCAGCTTGTCATCCCCATCCCTGTGGTCGTAATCCATAACACAAGGGGGGAACCGGCCACCGCAATCAGCGCACGGGACGTCTTTCAATGCGTCGAGTCGCTGCCGGTTCGCCTCGTATCGTTGCCGGTTGCGGTCCAGATATACCTGCTTGTTGTCGTTGTACCACCGTTGCTTCGCCGCCCGCTGTGCTTCTTTGTTACGGCCGGCACCGGTCCCTTTCTTCCACCGGACCCCGAGAAAATGTGAAGTATCCAGGCCCAGCTCTGCGGCTACCGCCCTGATTCTGTGGTATGAACTACCTCCGTCAGCCTTAAGTCCAAGCGCTCGGGCTACCTGGCCCCAAGTCGTGGATTGAGTGATGGCATCAGCTAGATCGCCGTCGGACCATGACCTGGTTCTCATGCCTGCCAGTATACGGCAAGGTGTAGGGCTCTAGTCGCTTCGTCTGATCCAGAGTCAGGTGTCCTGCCATTGGACGATCCGGGATTAGTGCGGGACGAGGGATTTGAACCCTCACGCCCTCTCGGGCACACGGACTTGAGCCGTGCGTGTCTGCGTTTCACCAGCCCCGCTGGCCTTCAAAACGCCTTCCGCATTTCCTCGATCAGGGCCAGCGATTGCGGCGCGTTCAGGGCTATGCTTTGCAGCCAATCCGCTTGCGCGCGGAACCGGTCCAGGTCTGCGGTGTGGTCCTGGTACCTGTCTTCTCTCTCGGAGAAGACCATCGGGGGCAGTTCGCCGGCGAAATCCAGGATCGTGAAGTTCGGCGCCGGGGAGGAGATCAGCGCCGCGCGGAACGGGACTACCCGCACGATGGCGCCTTCGCCGGCAAGGTTCAGGATGTGCCCGAGCTGGTCGGCCATGATGTCGGCGCCGGGGTGGCGCTGCAGGACCGCCTCATCCAGGAGGAACGTTGTGGGGATCTTCCCCACCAGTACCTGCCGGGCTTCACGCACCTGCGGGTACGGCCGGCCGGCGGCCTGGTCGTAGTTTGCGGTGCGCAGCAGCGCGGGGATTACGTCGCGGGCGAGGCAGACGAGGGACTCGGCGTTTTGCTCCAGGCTGAGGTACAGGACCGACCGGTCGTTGCTGATCGGCTCTATCCTCCACGGGTCTTTCTCCCGGCCGCGTCTCACGGCGGCAAGGAGCTCCGCCGCGGTGGCCTGGTCGGCGCCGTAGACGAGGCACATGGAGCGGACTGTGCGCCCGTCGGCGAGCCGGTCGCCGGTTTCGGTGCGGCTGACCGTGGCCATGGAGCACAGCAGTTCGGCTGCGGCCTGCTCGATCGTCATGCCCGCTGCGGTGCGCAGTTCGCGCAGGCGGGCGGCGAGTTTCATCTGGGCTACGGCGGGGCTGTCACTTGCCATGTGGCACATATACCCTGCACCGGGCATTTTGCACGTAACCTATCGTGCGCCGCCAGGGGATCGAACCCCGGACCCGCCGATTAAGAGTCGGCTGCTCTACCACTGAGCTAGCAGCGCCTGGAGCGGGTGAAGGGGATCGAACCCTCATGACCAGCTTGGAGGGCTGGGGCTCTGCCATTGAGCTACGCCCGCATTGACTTTTGGTGGCCACTCTCCGAGTCGAACGGAGGCCCTCTCACTTTTCAGGCGAGCGCTCATACCAACTGAGCTAAGCGGCCATAGTCGGGATGGTCCGAACCGAACGGACGCCCTTCTGCTCCCAAAGCAGACGCTCTTCCACTGAGCTACACCCCGAATCGTCGGGACAGACCGATTTGAACGGCCGGCCTCCGGCTCCCCGAGCCGGCGCTCTAACCAAGCTGAGCTATGCCCCGGTTACGCCACGTGTTTCCAGGTGCGCCCACACCGAATATCGCTGATCGTGGCCTTGTGAACTCCCAGCAGTTTGGCAAGGGCAATCCCCCGACGCATGAGCCGTTCGCGGCCAGCCACTTGGCTCTCCTGGCAGCGACCCACTCCCGCATGTACTTTCGCTGCCGCTCAGGATCGGCATAAGGCATGCGAACGGTATATCGCAGTTAGCCCTTTGACCTGTACTCTTGTGGTCGGGATGGGGTGATTCGAACACCCGGCCTCCTCGTCCCGAACGAGGCGCGCTGACCAAGCTGCGCCACATCCCGTTTGCCGGTTCCCTCCCAGGGCGTGCCGCCAGTGCAGGCAGAGAACGTTCCGTCCCCTTGCCGGAAAGAGGGACCCAGGCCCCTCGCGCGTCCGGGCGGGGAGACTTCCCCGGGGGCGGACTGTGATGCGCATTGCACGGCGGTCCCTGGTTGCCGGATCAGCCCTCCGCAGTTTGCTGTGTGGTACGTCACTTCTGCGAGCGATATCCGGCCCGGCTAGCGGGGACCGTAGTGGAGTTACAGGGACTCGAACCCTGGGCCTCCGCGTTGCGGGCGCGGCGCTCTCCCGGCTGAGCTATAACCCCTCAAGCGTGGTGGCCTCCGGTTGTTTGTCCCTTATTTAGCAGGGAGAGCCACGTATTCCCCGGAGGTTGCCCCCGGCGCCAGTCCGGGACCCCCCTTGTGGAGCTACGCGGATTCGAACCGCGGACCCTCTCGATGCCATCGAGATGCTCTGCCAACTGAGCTATAACCCCATCTGGGCGGTTAGAACTGCCGCTCCCCCACTGGCCCAGAGTGGGCCGGCGGGATCATCGACGGGCAGAGACCACCCACGCGGGACTTATGGCCGCCCGCCTTTTCGTTTGGTGCTCACGCTATGCAAGTTTCAACCACCGGGCGGGTTCACCAGCCTTACCTCTCGGTCGCGCTGGTGCCGCTTCGCCCGGACGGAGGGACTCGAACCCTCAACCAACGGTTTTGGAGACCGTCACTCTTCCAATTGAGCTACGTCCGACTGCTTGGCTTGTACCTACGAAAAAAACCGCCCCTTTCCGGCTTCCCGGGGGGCGGTTCCTGGTTCGCTTGCCTGCTATCCAGAAACCTCCCTGCCGGGGGTGCGCCCGTTGCCGTCGCTCAGGGCAGCCGCCGGCTGCGAGAACGGGTACGCGGATGCGTGCCGTTCGTCGCGCTCGATGACTTGCCAGAGTTTCACGGGTACTGCCTTCCGGTTGGTGCTGCTGGTATCAAGGGTACGGGGTGCAGTGGGCTGTGCGCAACGGGTATTGCCGGACGTGATCACAAAGAAGCCGGGCCTCCCGCACGCCCAGTGCGGGAAGCCCGGCCGCCTTAGCGGGGACTTACCGCCACCTGGGCAGCTTCCTGCTGCGGCGCCCCTGGTTGTACGCGTCGGTGACGAGTTCGGCGACGCTGTTGGCGACGGAGCCGCCACGGACGCGCTTGAGGCCGCTGGACTTGTACAGCAGTTCCTGGGGGCCGCCTTCGAGGTCCATGAGCTGCTGCACCATGTGGTCGGTGTCGATGGCCAAGCCGTGCCGGACGAACAGTGCGCCGATGCCGCCGATGATCGCCGAGTCGCCGGCTTTGAGGTCGTGCTGCCACGCCTGCACGATCGTCTGGAGGGTGCTTGCGAGGACGAACTGCGGGTCGTCCGGATGGTGGCGCTCGTCGTCCTTCCACAGTCTCTCCAGCGTCGAGACCGCCGTGATCACGCCCGGCCCGGGGACGACGTCGACCTTCCAGCCTGCCAGTTCGGCGGTCTTAAGGATCGCGCAGGCGACCGGGTCGCCTTGGGTTACCCGTGCCTTGAACCGGTGGCCCGGGGTGACTGCCCGGCCGGAGTTCAGCAGGACGAACAGGCCGGCTTCCTGGGCGAGGTCGAGGCCGGTGTAGATTTCGCAGAGAATGCCGGGCCCATAGTCGCAGGCCTGGCAGAGGGCGATCCGGTTCTGGCCGTCCACGACGACGAAGGTCCCGTCGGCGCGCTGCGACACTGCGGGGATGCCCAGGGCGTCTGGGCGGAACCTTTTGACGCGGGCCTGTACCCAGTTCGGGTCCACGTCGCGCGTGTTGACGCGCTGGTCCCGGGTGATTTTATCGATCGGGACAAGCGCGACCCGGTCGGGGGCGGGCAGTCCGGTGCTGTTAGTGGTTGCTGGTGCCGTCGCCGTAGCCATAGCGCCTGAGTTCCTTTCTGAACCGTTGAAGTACTCCGAGTGTCTCGTCGGCTCTGTGTCCCCACCGCTTGATGACATCGCTGGGGATCCCTGTGTCCAGGGGCATGGCCGTGGACAGGCCGGCGATGATTCCCCCGAGGGCGGCGAGGGCCGCGCTGACCGAATCTTCCTGGCTGCGGCTGGGCAGCCTGCGGGGGCCGTGGGATGGTGCCGGTGGCCACTCGCTGGCCCCGGTCCGGTACAGCCGCTGCGCAGCCTTCAGGTCACTTGGCCGCCTGATGAGGGCGAGGGCCTCGCGAGCCCGCGCCTGCTCTTCTGCGGGAATGCGCTGCTGGCCGCCGCCCCGGAGCGGGCGGTAACCGCGGGCGGCGAGCACCAGTTCCCGCGCGGCGCCGTATTGGCTGCCGTTTAGCCCGAGTGCCCTCGCCATCTCTTCCCGCCGCAGGTCGCGGCGGCCGGCCGTGGCCGTGGATCCGTCCCTGGGCCACCATTGCAGTTCCCGGAGCGCGAGATCTATGCCGATCGCCTCGGCAACAGTGAGTGGGTGCACGCATTGCACGTTCTGCGCGTCGCGGCGGATCCGGTCTAGTGCCTCTTGCACGGTGGTGATGGTTTCGGCGGGGATGCGCCGCCAGCCGAGCCGGCGGCAGGCTTCCAGTCGCCGGCGGCCAAGAATAAGCCGGCCGGTGGGGCCGGCGGTGATGGGATAGTGGAGCCCTTCGGCGGCGATGGAGGCCATCAGGGGGCCCAGGTCTCCCAGGTTCCGCCCGGCGCGTTCACCTAGGTCGATCGAGCCGATGTCCATCTCATCCTCCCCGGGGAGGAGAGTGGCGTGCCCGGGGGCGGGAGACGGTGGTGCTCTCAATGGTTTTCCCTCCTTCGTGCGGGGACTGTACTGGTTTATGCGGCGGCCTGTTCCTGCTCCTGCCAGAACTCCGTGACACCGGGCAGGGAGTGCTTCGGGCATGGTCCCGCAAGAGGGGCGGTGGGCCCGCATTCCGGGCACCAGCAGGTGACCTGAATGCCCGCGTGCATCATTTTTACGGCGCAATCCAGCGCCGCGGCGTTCTTGCGGCCAGGCTGGAGCAGTACCACTCCGCGGTGGGACAGTGGGGACGCGGCCACGAGTGCCGAGTTGCGGATCATTTCCGCGGCCGGGCAGTATGTGCCGGTGCCTGTTTCGCTGGTCTTGCGGTGCCCTGGGCTGGCGCCGAGGGGATAGCAGCCGTGGCACCACGCGTCCGGGTCTGCGGCGAATATCTTTGGTGGCAGCCAGCCGAGGCGGCGTGCCGCAGCGGTTAGCATCTGGTCGCCGCCGGTAAGGCTACCGCCGGTCCGTAGCTGGACGTCCTTCCTGCCGCCAGCCGCGTGGATAAGCGCGGCCATGGCCAGGGTGTGGCCTTGGGCCGCAGAACCGGACTGGCCAAGGGCGGGCGGGCCCGCGCCGGAGACGATAACCGGAGAGTCGAGTATCCGTACCCCGCTGTTCCCGTAATAGGCGGCCAGAATCTGGATCGCCCGCTTATTGACCGTCCCGGTCGCTGCGGTCGACGTGGCCGCGAGGATGGTGGCCATGCCGGGCTCAGTGGGCCGATTCGTATTCGGCTATGACCGCCGCCGGTATGCGGCCGCGCTCGCTGACCTGATGGCCGTTCTGCTTCGCCCAGGCCCGGACGTCGGTGTTGTGGTCCCGGCTGGCGGCTGTGCGGCGGGGGCGCGCCTGGGACCGGCCCATAGTGGTGCGCCGGGCGTGCGGGATGATGTCATCGAACCGCTTGCGCAAATCCTTGGCGTGCGTGGCGCATGCGTCGATCTCATAGGAGGTGCCGTCGAAGGCGAAGCTGAGGGTCTCGTCCCCTGTGGTGCCATCGTCGTGCAGGTCGCATTCGTACGTCACTATGGTTTTCTGTGCCATCCTCTTCCGCTTTCTCCGAGTGGTGGTCCCCCGCGAGGGATGTCATACGCCACGATACCGCCGGCTGCCGGCACTGTGGGGCATTCAGCGCTTTTGATAGTCACTTAGGACTATGCGCCGCTGAATATAGGCAGCACCCCCGTTTCCTTGTCCCAGCCGTCGAGTACCACGCGGGCCGAATGACGGCGGCACGGGCCGTCGAGGGACCTGAGCCCGCACGCATCGCAAAAGCACCGTAGGGGGACATTCGCATGGAACATTTTCACCGAGCAGTCGAGAGTACCGGAGTTGCGCAGCCCGGCAGTGAAGAACGCCAGCCCCCGGCGGGCCGGCGGGTCCTTGGCCACCATGGCACTGTTGCGCCGGAACCCGGCATCAGGGCACCGCTGCGGGCCGTGGCGGCGCCGCCGGTCATGGGATGGCAACCCGGCGGCGCGGGTGGTCCCGTCGGTGCACTGCGGGCACCAGGACTTCCAGTCGGCGGGCATCGGGTCGGGCAGCACCTCGATGGCCGTGTACCCGGCGGCGTAAAGGGGCGCTTGCGCCCGGGCCCAGGCGTGCGCCTGCCGGTCGCCGCCGCGGGCCGCGCCGTGGGTCACCAGCATCCGCGCCGCGCCGGCAGCTACGGCTTCGCCGCAGGCCATATCCAGGGCCCAGGGCACCAGGCCGTCTTCGGGGAACGACCGGCCGGCGGTGACCTGCACCCGCCGCAGCCCAGTGTCACTCATCCAGTTCCCCCGGCGGTATTTGGTAGTGACCGGTCCGCACCTGCTCCAGCTCCCCGTAGCGGGCCAGTGTCCCCAGGCCCTGGGCTGCGGCCTTTCGCGGGTCAGGCGCGGGGGTTACCCAGCCACGGGCGAGCATCCATTCCGCCGCCGGGCCAGCGGTGATGTCGTCGGCGGTGCCCTTCTCGCCCAGGTGCTGGATGTAGGCGCGCAGCAGCACGTAGGTGCCCCGGGGGCGGGCATGGGAATGCCGCCTGGGTGGCTGCCGGGCCAGAGCGCGCAGGGCCGCCTCAACGGAGCTTCGTTCCACGTTGAGCTGGCGCCTGTAAGCCCGCAGGGCGGCGGCGGCCTCGGCGCCTAGCCGGGCGAGAAGGCCGGGGTCCAGCTCATCCGGGTGGCTGGTCATGGCTGCACCTGTACCCTCTGCGGGGGGACCCGGCTGAGGGCTTTGATGAATGCGGCTGAAACGACAGCCCACGTCTGGCCGGTGTCTCCGGTGAGGTGCTGGATCGCGAGCAGGCCCGACCAGGCAACCTCGCCCAGCGCGGCGAGCAGCTCGCCCTCGGTGCCGCAGGCGCCTTTGCGGTAGTTCTCCCCCGTCTGCCTGCTCAGGGCGGCCCATACGCGGCCCGCCTTTCCGCAGGGCGCGGTCACCCGGGCCCAGGTGTGGGCGGCGGGCGTGGCACCGACGGCGCCGAGCAGGCCCGCAATCGTCAGCGGGCCCCCATGGGGGCCGGGCACGGCAGCGGAAATAACAGCCCATGTCGCGCTGGTGTCCTTGGTGAGATGCTGGATCGCGCACAGGGCCGCGGAGATGACGTCTCCTGCTTCTCCGAGCGCCTCGTCAAGGGTGCCTTGATACCACGCGTCCCATAGTTCGCCGGCTTCCTCGCAGCACTTGGTCACCCGGGCCCACCTGAGGGCGAGCGGCTGGCCGCGGTACCCCGGGCCGGCGCTGGCGTCGATGTGGGCGTCAATGACTTCGACGGCGCCGAGGAGTTCCGCGAGGGTCAGGTGCTCAGCCTTCACGCCGCCACCGGGCCCGGGCGTCTTCGAGGAGTTCCCCGATCGCGGCTGCGGCTGCGTCCGCGGTGGCTTTACCCCCGGCGGCGAGCCCTTCGGTGTAAATGAGAGGCGCCGCGGCGTTCAGGATGATGCGGGCCACTTCCCGGTCGGCGTCATGCGGCCCGTCGCCGCAACGGCAAATGGACTGGTGCCGGGCAGCCGCGCCGGCTTCCACGGCTTCGGGGAACTTCATGCTTGCGCCGGCCATCGCCGGGTCGTCTCCTGGATTCGCTGGGTCTCTCACCGGGCCTGTCCGCCTTCCCGGAACCGGACGGCCCGCCACACCGTCCGCTCGTAGTAGTCTCGCCGCTCCAGTTGCAGGCACACCATTCCGCAGCGCCGGGCGGCTTTCACGGCGTCCCGCCAGACCTGCCGTTCGTCGCGGTGCTTGTGGTAGCGGATCACTTCAACGTCGAGATACTGGCAGAAACCTTCCGCCCAGCCGATGTGCACGGCGTTGCCGGGGATCACCACGGAAAACCGGACGTCGAAGTTGCCAGGATGATTGGCGAGCCCGTCGTGGTATTCCCTGACCGTTTCGCCGTGGTGCACCCGGACGGTGCTGCCGTGCGGCAGGCAGGCGATGACGACCTCGTCCGCTCCGGGCCACGCCTCCACGACGGTCACGACGGCAGGTCCAGGATCTTGTACGACACCGCTCAGCCCCCCAGTTCGGCGCCCGTTAGCGATGCACCTTCAGCTACCTCCAGCGCGGCGGAAACGCGGGCGGACTGCTCGTCGTGACCGTGCTGGTCACGGAACTCAAGGAACAGGCCGATCGACTGGTCGGCGAGGTCGAACGCTTCACCCCGGGTGGGCCGGTGCTCGCGCAGCCTGCGGAGTTCGCGTACCACTGCGAGCACATTGACGTCCCCGTCTGGCGGGTTCCACATGGTGGACTTGTCCCAGTGATCAAGCGCGTCGGCCCGGGTCACCCCCGCCGCCTCGTACCGGTTCCTGTATGGACTGGCCGCGTCGCTGGTGCACGTCATCTTCATGCCCCGCGAGTCCACGACGTGAAGCGGGGCGCCGCATACGCGACACACCCGGGGCTGCGCGTAGCGGAACTCAAGCGCCGCCAGGAGATCGTCCGTAACGTCTGGGAGTTCGCCGGTCATCGGTCAGCCCTCACGTCCGGGGTTCGCAGGTCGGGGCGCGAGCCTCCCGGCGCCGGCGCAGCTAGTCCCGTCGCCCCTTCCCGCTTCCCCTGCGGTCCCTCTGGTGCGCACTTGGGAGGCGTCAGGGGCGCCCGCCTCCCCACGGGACGTGAACGGCCGGGCCTCGAACCCGGTCTGGCTGCCTGCCGTTCTCACTGCGGATCCCTTCCTGCTCATGGTGGCTTACCACCTCCGGTTTCCGCTATCGTAACGCAGGAGTGGACAGGTGGCAAGCCACCATGCGAGGATTCATGCCATGCCGAGCCAGCACCGTTATCCGGCGATCACCTCGCGCGGGCCCGAGGACGTGAGGGAGCGCGCCCAGGCGGCCGCCGCTGCGGTCGGGTCGAATCTCAGCGCACACATCCTCGCGTTCGTGCGGTGGCTCGCCCACGACACCGACGAGCTTCCCGAGCGGCCCGAGCAGCCACCGCCCGGCACCTAACCCCTTCACCCTCTTCGGCATCCCCGCCGCACCTTTTCAGCGTCCTCCCGTGCTTGGTGAGCTCGCGCACAGCAAGGGCAGTACGTGCCATTACACAGTCCAGCGGGATGCTCGACGCTCCCTTCGATCTCCGCCGCGAGCCGCTCGGCGAGCGCCATGTCGTTCCAGCGCATGAGCCACCCCTTGGTGCCGGGGAACAGGGTGATCATCGCCGGCCTCCCCGCCGTTCACGCAGCAGCATCGGCGCGCTCCCCCCTCGTGATCAGCCGGTCATACCTGCGGGCGGTGGCCACGGTTACCCGCAGCCGCAGTGCCGCCTGCGGCGGCGTGTACCCCGCAGCGAGCAGGCGCTCGTATTCGGCGACCCGGGCAGCGTGCGCCTGGCGGCGGACCCGATTGGACCGGGCGGCCCGCTCAGCCTGAGGCATCGGCGGCGGCGGCCCGCTCTCCGGCCGGCCTGCCCGGTACCAGCGTTTCGTGCAAGCGTCACACCACTGGTGTGCACCGGTGTAGTTACCCGGGGAGTCGGTGCGCTCGCGCCGTGGGTGGCCGCAGCGCGGCGCGATCTCAGGGGGCAAGGCAGCCATAAGAACCACCCGAAGGCGCTGCCGTCAGGCGCCATCACCTCGAACGTGACCTTGGTGCATCCCGGCGACATCCGGTCCAGGGTCCTGCGCGCCAGTATTGCGCGGGCCGCGGACGGCACGCGGATCACCGTCTCGCCCGGCGCCGTGACCGCGGCCCGGATCTGCGCCGCGAGATCAGACAACTCGCGGTCAACAAAGTCGCCGCCGGCGGTGGGCTCGTTAGTCATGGCCGGACTCCTTCCCGGGGTGATCAGAACGGCGGGTCCTCGGGGGCACCACTGGCCCACGGGTCTTCGGTGGGCGGTGCGGACGCGGCACCGGGCGCGGCCTGCTCGCGGGTACTGCGCTTCACGGTCGCTGACGCGCTGCGCAGCGACGGCCCGACTTCGTCGACCTCGATCTCGTAGACGGTGCGCTTCTCGCCTTCCCTGGTCTCATACGAACGCTGGCGCAGCCGCCCGTTGACGATGACGCGCATCCCCCGCTGCAGGCTCTCGGCGACGTTCTCCGCCGCCTGGCGCCAGACGTTGCAACTCAGGAAGAGGCTGTCGCCGTCCTTCCACTCGCCTGTGGTGTTGTCGCGGAAGCGCGGCGTGGAGGCCACCCGGAAGGTGGCGACCGCCTGGCCCGTGGGGGTGTAACGCAAGCCTGGATCTTCAACCAGGTTCCCGACGATCGTTATCGGGGTATCGCCAGCCATCAGGCCGCCTTCCTTACCGGGGAGGGGCGCCGGCCCGGGCGGCCATGCACCTTGATCGGGCCGCCGACGTGTTTCCAAATGCGCCCGTTGACTATGTTGCTGACCGTGCTATCCGACAGGCCGTACTCGCGAGCGAGGTTCGTCTCGAACTCGCCCGCTGCGAACCGCTCCCGTATAGCGAGAACCTGCGGCTCGGTGACCTTAGCCATCGGGTGCGCGCTGCCGTGCGATGAGCGCCCGCGCGCCCACATGTCATCCACGTTCTCCTGGCGGGTGCCATAGTAGACGTGCGCCGGATTGCAGCACGGTGGATTATCACAGCGATGGCAGCCCTCTCTGCCGGCCGGGCACGGGATGCCGGTGGCGAGTTCGCGGGCGAAGGTGTGCGCGGGCACCTTGCCCCGCTCGGGTGAGACGAAAAACTCACCGTGTCCACTCTTATAGGCGGAGGCCTTCCAGGGCCAGCAGTCGTCGGGCCCGAGGCGCGTGACCTTCTCGTGGAACCGCTCGGCGACCGTCTTGCGCTTCAGATTCAGCGCGGGTGGCCGTTCGGTGCCCTTGGTGGCGCGATACCAAATGTAGTAGTGCCGATGGCAGCGGCCCCGGGCGCGGATCTTCTTGCCGCAGTTGCCGATGATGCAGCCCGTTAGTCCTTGCGCGCTTACGACTGCGGGCACGTCTTGGCTAGCATCCATGGCTAGCCCCCTCTCGCGACGACCGAGACGGCGGGTAAGGGGCCGCCGGGTGATGACACACCGGGCGGTCCCGTTAATTATCCCACGGCATTCGTTCACGTGTTCGGCCATTCGCGATCAGAGGTAGTCCGTGTCGAACGGTTGAACGTTTCTTGTTACGCCACCTTCCGCAGCGGCCGCTCCCCGAGCATGGCCTTCTCGCCCGTGGCGGCCTGTTCGTGGCCGGCGGCGATTATCTCGCGCTCCCACTCCTCCAGCTTGCGCCCGTTCCAGTGCGTCGGTGCCCCTTGCCTGGGCGCCGCCGCCGCGGGCTTCGGGCTTTGCACCGTCCGCATCTGCTCCGTGCCGGCCTGCAAATCCACGTCGATCGTTCCTCCGTTTGCGCGATGATCCGCCAGGTAATGACGGAGCGTTGCCCTTGCCACGCCCACCCGGGCGCACACCTCATCCGGATCCACACCCGCTGCGGTCAGCCGTACCGCTTCCGCGATGCGCCGCTGCCTGGCCGCGCGGGCTTGCGCCCGGTCCTCCCGCAGTTCCCCCGGCGGTCCGGGGGCCATCCGCGGGGCGGCCACGGGCGTCCCAAAGCTGATGGCATGTCGCACAGTAGCCATCCTCGCGCTTGTCCCGCAGGCGCAACTCCCGGCCGCACAAGCTGTTGATGCAGCGGAGTGCGGTCATGCCGGGATCTCCCACAGAACGCCCTGCGAGGCGGGCGGCGACTTGACTGGTACTGGCGTGGCCCGTACCAGCTCGGCGGCCGGCATAGGCGTGCTGCGACGGCTGATTTTTCGGCCGGGCAACTGCTGATACACCCACAGGCCACCCTTAGTGAACCCCACATGCGACCACCCGGCGCGCAGGTAGCACCAGCCTGGAATCTCCTTAGGCTTGGTCTTGCGCGGGTCAATGAAACTGACGATGCCCAGCTCGGGTACATCGGGCCACTCGGCACGCGTGTGGGCGACCGCCCAACGGATGAGGTCCGATGCAAGGTGCGGGGAATCCTCTCGGCGGAACAAGCTATTCACCCACGCCCCCCCCCCCCATGCGTGCTTGACGTACTGCGCGTACGGCCAGGAGGTGACCCACACCGCCGAACGGTCTTCGGTGAGCAGCACGAAGCAGCTACCCGGCGGGACGAACTGCGGCGAGCCCGGCTTCTGCCGGTTGTAATGCCGGTCGGCGAGTGGCAGCGCGGCGGGGTCTGCTCGATGGGAGCGCAGCCAGGGGGAGCCGGTCACAGCAGCACCTCCTGCGCTAGCACGGTGGCCATGACGCCAGTACCGGGGAACAGGTCATCAAGCGTGTCCTCGCTGCCGATGTAGCCGAGCAGGTCGAGCACCCATCGGCAGAAGGGGGGGGGGGGCTTAGCGCCAGTCAGCCCGCGCTTGAGCGTGATGACCTGGCTGAGGTGATCCCGGCCGACTGGTGCACCGGCCTTGGAGCTATCCCGCCCGGGCCGGAAAAGGACGGGCTCCCAGGTGTAGGCGATGCGGACGTTCCGCTTGAATGCCGCGAACGGCTTGACCCAGGCCGCGACGCGGACACCGGCGGGCGCGAGGGGCAGCAACTCTTGCAGTGAGGTAGACGAGCAACTGTAGGCCCAGCCGTCGTATTCACGGTCGAGGCGCAGCATTAGCGCTTCGTGCTCGTCTGTCTCATCCCAGCAGCCCCACGGCTCCTGGTGCCGGTGCTCGTACCGGCGGCAGCACCCAAGGTAGGGCGGGTCGGCGTAGGCGAACTTCATGCTGCCACTTCCTGCTTCCGGGTGGTGGCATGGGCCGCCCGGGCCAGGGCCGTGTTGAGCGTGTCCCGTCTCAACCCGAGGCGTTCCGCGATCTGCCGGCGCACCAGTTCCGGCGCCACTGCGCGGAGCGGGTGCGAGGCCTCCAGTTCGGCGTAGTCGGCGGCGAGCTCGGCGGAGGGAGTGGATTTCTTGCGCCGCCACCCGACTGGGGCCGGGGTGTCCGGGTTGTCGATCTCGTCGTCGTCCCAGGCCATCGGGACCGGCCAGTTGTTCCGTTCGGCGCGCCTGCGGGCCATGGTGGCGGCTCTGCGCTGTCCCGGCGTGGCCGTAGGGGGAGGCTGATCCCACAACTGGTCGTAGGCGGCGCACATGCCCCGTGCGACGCGGGCGGTGACCATGGTTACCCGGCCGGAGACGATCGCTTCCAGGTGGTCGTGGCACATGGGCACTAGCGGGGCGATGCCTGTCCCGGTGTGCCCGCGGGCGATCAGCGCCTGGGCGCGCCGGCGGGTACCCGTGGCGTCTGTCGCGGCCCCGGCGGCGAGGGCGGCGGCCGGGTCGGCGAGAACCGTTCCGGCGGCGCGGGTGATCTGCGCGGCGTTGTGTGCGGTGACTGCGGGCTGCCCGCAGTACATCAGCCGGCTCAGTGTCGAGTAGGGGACGCCGGACAGTTCGGCGAACCTTCGCAGGCCGATTCCCGCGTCCATGCACCGGCGGACGAGGGCGCGGGCTGGAGTGGCGTCAGTAGTGGTGTAGGGGGGCTTGGCTAGGGTGGCGTTCACGGCCGGGTTCCTTCTTAGGGTAGGGACTGGGCTGAGGGCCGGCGGCACGTGTACAGCGTGCGGCCGGCCCGTGGTCATGGTGGCGGTCATTTGGGACTCGCCGGAACGTGCTTGCCGCTGGCCGTCCAGTTGTCACTGGCCATGTCAACAAAGCGGCTGTAGTGTCCCTGGAATGCGACGGTCACTGTCGCCATCGGGCCGTTCCGGTGCTTGGCGATAATAAGGTCCGCTTCCCCGGTCCGGGGTGAGTCCGTTTCGTGCATATCCTCGCGGTAAAGGAGGATTACGACGTCCGGGTCTTGTTCCAAACTGCCCGATTCGCGTAGATCTGAGAGCAATGGGCGTTTATCACTGCGCATTTCCGGGCCCCGATTGAGCTGGGAGATAGCGACCACCGGCACGTGAAGCTCCTTGGCCAGCAGCTTCAGCGACCGGGAGATGTCCGACACCTCCTGCTGCCGGTTCTCCACCCGCCGGCCGGGGGTGCTCATCAACTGCAGGTAGTCCACGATCACCAGCCGCAGGTCGTGGCGCATCTTCAGCCGCCGGCACTTCGCCCGGATCTCCATCAGGGACATGTTCGGCGAGTCGTCGATGAACAGCGGCGCGCCGGCGATCTCCTCCATGCACTGGGCGAGCCGGGCCCAGTCCTTTTCGGTCAACTGGCCGGTCCGCATTGCGTGCAATGGCACCCGCGCCTCCGCCGACAGTAGCCGCATGGTGATCTCGTTGCGGGTCATCTCCAGGCTGAAGATCGCCGTCGCGAGACCGTGCTTGATCGCCGCCGACCTGGCAAAATCTCCACCTAGCGTCGACTTGCCTGCGCCGGGCCTTGCGGCCACGACCACCATCTGCCCTGGGTGCAGTCCGTGTGTCAGGGAGTCCAGGTCGAGGAATCCGGTCGGCACGCCGGTGAGTGCGCCGCCGTTAGCGCCGATCGCCTCGACCTCGTCCATGGCGCCGGGGAGGATTTCGGCCAGTGACAGGTAGTCCTCCCCCGCCCGCCGGTCGGCGACCGCGTACAGTGCCGTTTCGGCCCGGTCGAGCATGTCGTCGGCGTCGGCGGTGGCGTCGTAGCCGAACTGGGCGATGCGGGTGCCCGCTTCGGCGAGGCGGCGCAGGATCGCCTTCTCCCGGACGATCCGCGCGTAGTACCCGGCATTGGCGGCGGTGGGTACTGACGCGAACAGGGTGTGCAGGTACCCGGCGCCGCCCGCCCTTAGGAGGGTGCCCTCTTTGCCCATCAGGTCGGCGACCGTGACCGCGTCGGCGGGCTCGCCGCGGGAGTACAGGTCCAGGATTGCCTCGTGCACCATCTGGTGCGCCGGGCGGTAGTGGTCGAGCGGCCCGATGATCTCGATGACATCCGCGATGGCGTCTTTCGACATGAGCATGCCGCCGAGGACGCACTGTTCCGCGGCGAGGTCATGCGGCGGGATGCGCTCGAACCCGGGTGGCGGCGCGACGTCTGCCAGGGCGCTCATGACACGGCTGCTTTCCTGTCAGCGGCGCAGGATGGGCATTCGGATCCGGCCGCATGGCTGACGTGATGGTCCGGGCAGGTCACCTTCGGCCTGGGCGGCGGCGCGGTCCGGTCGCGGGCAGCCGCCCACCAGTAACCGTCGGCGTGCAGGCCGCCGGGAGAGTGTGATCTTTCATCGGCAGCGCGGATCAGCGCGGCAGCGCGGATCAGCGGCCAAGGGCGATCGAGGGTGTCGCGGTGGCACAGGGACTCGCGGATTGACCGTTCCGACCAGTCCGGGCGGATGGTGCGGATGGTGCCGACCAGTGCGCTGACCTCGCCGTCTGAGGGGGTTTCCTGGACTAGGCCCCCCTCCCCCGTTTGGGCGCCGGGAAGGCCGAACGGGACCATGGGCGACTGGGCCCAGCTTGCGCCGGGGGCGGGGGGATTGGGGCCAGGGGCGAGGGGCTTTCTTAGGGATCCACCGTTATTTCTCCCCTTCCCCCTGGCCCCCTGGGCACCGGGTAGGACACGGAGGTCGGCAGGGGCATCAGCCGGGCGCTCCGCACGGTGGTCAGCAACCCCCTCCGCATGGCCCTGCGGAGGGGGGTCGGCAGGGCCCTGTGGGAGGGCATGGGCAAGGCGGGCGGGAAGGGCGTCCAGCAGGGCGATTACAGGTTCACGGGTCTTGTTGGTCAGTTCCTTCAAGGGAAGCCGGCCCAGTTCGCGGAAGATCACGGCGCGCAGCGTCGCCGATTCCACGCGCGCCGCGTCGGCGATGGCGATGGCTAGCACCTTCGGCTGCTTCCAGACCTCGTCGTTGCGGATCAAGGTGCGGATCAGCAACTCCCCGGTGTCCTCGTCCGCGATCGTGAACCGGGCTGCGCAGGTGTACTTCAGTGCGGCCGCGAGCGTCTCCTGGTCCCAGCCGATCCGGCGGGCCCACAGCCGCAGGTTGATCGTGATGACGCCGCAGTGGCGTAGCTCCGGCTGGGCCAGCAGCATCTGGTAGAGGTTTTTCCCGTCCGGGTGCAGAGCGCGCCAGTCGTCGTCGTCGGTCCACATGGACGCCTTGAGGCGCGCCTCGGTCCGCGGCATCAGACCTCGCCGCCTTCGGTGATGCGCTGGGGGATGGCCACGTTGCGGGCCACCTTTCCGGGGTCTCGTTGTGCAGTTAACTCACTACGCACCGGCAAGGGCGCTCTGTCCGGACTCTAGTCCGACAATAATACGGTTGCAAGTCTGTACTGGGGACTACTTTCAGGTATGACACAGTGGTACGATTGCCCCAAGTCATGACCGGACGTCATGACCCATGGCCCTGAACTCCGAGGAGCGTGGACGAGTTGACCGACCCGCTGAACGACTTGCTGGCCGAGCTTGCCCGCGATGCCGCCGAGGTCGAGGAGTACGACCCGAAGGCGGAGGCAGCCCGGCAGCGCATCCGGGACAAGCTCCCCCAAGCCCGCGCGCTTGGCGCCGGCCCAGCGGAACTGGAGCGCGCGATCCGCGGCATCTACACCGCGAAGTCCATCAGCCGCTGGACCGACGAGTCCGCACCCGGGGACCAGCGCCGCGGCCGCCGCAAGCGCAACGGCGCACCCGTCGCCGCCTGATCTCGCACTCCCCCAGCCCGCCATCACGCTGCCGTCTCCTGTAGCTGAGCCGGCGTCGCCTGCCGCTGGATGCCTGCCGCCATGGTGATCACGTGCTGGGCTAGCAGGGGCGGCATTGCGTTGCCGACCTGCTGGAACTGCTTGGTTTGGCTCCCCCGCCATGGATAGTCCGGCGGGAACGACTGGAGGACCGCAGCCTCCTGGACGGTGATCCGCACCGGCTCGGCCCGCAGCTCACCCGGGCCAGGTTCATGTACCCACGCCGCCCAGTTGGACCGGCCACCGAAGAACAGCGTCCCTGCGGGCTCGTCCAGTGACCGCGTGCAAGCGTTGTTGTTGTTGTTGTTGTTGCGGAAGACCCACTGGCCAGCTCTCTGCGCGGCCGCGAGTGCGTCGCGGTCCCGGTGCCCGAACGGTTCAGCACCACCGGTGGCGGTCCCGCCGGCGGTGACCGTCGGCGCCGGCCGGCCGGTCGCCCCCCAGCCAAGGACTTTCTCCATGGACACCCACGGGGTGCCCCACAGTTGCTCGCCGCCGCGCGGATCGTAATGCACTGGCGGCGGGCAGGACACGGGACGCGAGCGTGAGGCGATCAGGATGGCGCGTTGCCGGGTCTGCGGCACGCCATAGTCGGCGGCGTTGAGCTTCCCGCACCAGGTGCTGTAGCCGGCCTTCTGCAGTTCGTCTGCATACACCTGCCACAGGGGCAGCACGGCCGGCACCTGCTCCAGCGCCACCCATTCGGGCTGGCCGGCGTAGATGAACCGGGCCGGCTCAAGGACCAGGGAAGCCGACCGGACAGCGTCCCAGATCTTCGCCGATCGCTGAGCGCGGGTCAGGTGCGAGCCAGGCGGCGCGCTCGCCATGTCGCGCAGGCGCTTGTGGGGGGAGTTCCTTCGGGCCAGCAGTTTCCGCTTCCATGCCTGCTGGCGCTTGCGCCGCCATGCCTCGGCGGTCATCTGCGGGGTAGGTGATCCACCTAGCCACCCGGCCAGCCGCAGGGTGGTGACCATCTCTCGCCGCCGCCGTGCCCGGGTCGCCTGGCCAGCGAACTGGTCCCGTATCCCGTCGGCGAGAATGGCGATCACCCCGAGCCCGGCGCCCAGGCCGGCCATGCTGAACACGATGCACGGCGGGCTGTGACATTGACCCCAAGTCTTCCTGGCTAGTCCTTCGACCGGGAAGGCGCTCATATCGGCGTGAATGGTCAGGTGGCCTGCAGCGGCGCGGGTGGCGCAGGCGGTGGCGTCCCGTTCAATGCCGATCGAGCGCAGGCCGAGCATGCGGAGCGCCTCGTCCCAGCCGCCGGGACCACCGAATCCGTCCAACACAAGGTCGCTCACAACGTCACCTCGGTGATGTGCAGGGTCACCTGGCCGCGGGGGCAAGTGCCGGGCAGTAGTTCGTAGGTGACCCGCCGGACGTGCTTGCGGCTGTCACCACCGCCGAATACCCCCGTGTCCGCGATGCCATCGATCAGATGCTTACCGGTGGGCGCGAGGTTCTCACTGTCCTCAATCCGCGCCGCGGCGAAGGGGTGACGGTCTTTGCGCCGCCTCGGTGGCGGCAGGTAGGTGACATGGATGTCGGCGCGGTGGATCAGTGGCAGGCGGCTGCTCCTCGCCGCAATCCCTCCGTGTTGCCGGAGCGTCTTGATGATCTCCGCTTTCGGGTGGAGGGACAGCCGGTTGTTGGCGGTGAGCAGTTCCATGCCGGCCGGGAACTGGATCGTCCACGTCCTGGGGTCACCGGCCGGCGCGCTTCCACCAGACACGCCGGCCGGCGACGTTTTCAGAGCCCCGCGGGGGCCAGCGGCAGGCCGGCCTGCCCGCGGGGCCTGCTCTCCTCGCGGGGATCGCCTGGGGGGCGCGGAGGAGAGCGCTGCGCCAGCCCCGATCGGGGAGCCGGGGGGCGCAGCAGGCACCACCAGCCGCGCGGCGGGCGCGGCCCTGGTGGTGCGTCTTGGGGTCCGGGTGGTGGTCACGCCGCAATCTCCCGCCGTGCCACCAGGGCAATCACCCGGGAAACGAGTTCGGCCCGCAGATCCATCAGTGCCGTGAACTCGCCGACGTAGCGCTCCATGTCGCCGCGCTGCTGCTCGAACACTTCTGCCAGTTCGGCACTGCCCATGCCTTCCTCGCGCAGCCCCTGGGCTCCGTCGAGCAGGTGAACGATCTTTGGCAGGCATTTATCGAGACCGCGGACGAACCGGGCTTCGGGCAGTTCCTGCTCCTCGTAGAGGCGGACCATGAACGGCACCCATGGCAGCCGGCCGTGGAACTCCGCACTGATGCGCTCGATGGCTTCGTGCTCGCGGGCGGCTTTAGCTTTGCGCCCGGCGGCGTCGATGCGCAGCGTGGAGGTGTCCCCGGCGTAGACCTCGGGCATGTCGTGGATCAGCGCGAACTGGGCGATCAGGCCGATGTCGAGCCGGCCGTTGTACAAGGCCTGGGCGAGGGCTGGGGCGATCCACCCGAGCATGACCGTGTGGTCGGCGTCGGATTCCCGGGTCGCCCCGTCGGGGTGGTAGCAAGCGGTCCGGTCGATCTGGCCGAACGCCATCGCGAGCCGCCCAAGGTCAATCACGGCGTCCGCGAGCCCGCTCATGACACACGCGCCGGGAGGTCTTCGCTGCTCCATAGTGCCCCTTGGTCGGGGTGTGGCGTCTTGTCCAGTTCAGCCTCGCGTGCGGCCTTCTCGCGCAGTTCGTCCCGGAGGGACAGCATGCCCTGCCCTTCTGGGCACAACCCGGCGGGGCGGCGCTTGCGCGCGGCGGGTTCGCACTGATGGCAGCCTCTGCGGTGGTGCTGCCATGTCTCGTCGGCGTCGCGGGCGCTGGCCCGGGCCATGGTCGTCTCGTAGCTCATGGTGGTGTCCCTTCGCCTGTCCGGTCCAGGTCGGCCCGTGCTGCTGCCTGCGCCATGTCGGCGCACAGCATCCGGAGCTGATCGCGGAACCGGTCCTTGCTGTCCTGCGGGATGTCCCGCAGGGTGAATTCCATCTCGGCGGCGTACTCGTCCAGTTCGCGCGATCCGCGGGCCCACCGCCACGCCTGCCTGCCACCCTCGATGGCGGCGTGCAGCAGCAGGCAGACGGCGAGCATCACTGCCAGGGCCAGCAGGAGGCCCAGGGCGGCTGGGAGGCAGATGAACGTCGGCAGGGTGGCGAGCACCCGCCAGGCGGGCCGCCGTTTTTGGCGGCGGAATTCTCCCTGCGCGTAAGACATCGTTAACGCCGCCCCCTCCCCCGGCGCCGCGGCCGCGTACCTGCCGCCGGGGGTGAGCCATGCGATCGTTCCCCCGCCGTGGCCGTGGAGCGTGACCGGGTAGCCGCCGGGCTGCTCCTGGCCGTTGCGTCTGCGCCAGAAACCCTTCTCGAACATGTGCGGGTCACGATTCTCGCACAAGCCGTGACAGCCTGTGGCGGAAGTGCCGCAGAGCAGGCAGCCATTCGCCGCCGACCGGTACAGCCGCCCCGCCGACCCGCCGGCGCCCCGGGCGTAGATGTGCTGGATCTGGCCGCCGTGTTCACCGAGCCACACCCCGCATGCTTCGCAGCGGGCGTTCTGCGGGTCGCCGTTCCCCGCGCGGGTGCGGATGAGCAGCCTCACCGCGGCGGGGAACCCGGTGTCCCGGGGCGCTTTGCGGCCTGCGGGCCGCACAGTGCCGGGCGGGGCGCTCGCCGTGAGCGCAGCCTTGCCCGGTGAGCGGCCGGCCGGCGCGGGGTACAGGTGCCAGCCGCCGCATGCCGCATGGTAGCGGGCCTGCCTGGCCGGGCCGTTCTCGTGGCGGGACGAGTCGGCCCGGCCAGGGCCTGCGAGCGCCAGCCCGGCGGCTATCGCGTCGTCGTAGCGGTACCGGCCGCACCCCGGGTGCAGGCCCTGGCGACGCTTCAGGGCGGCCTGTTTCACGGCGTGCCGCCTTGCCCGGCGAGGGACACGAGGGCTTTCTCCCGGCTGGCCATGGTGCGGCCGATGTCGATGCGCGCGTGCAGCGCCTTGAGGGATTCGCGCTGCCGGCGCACCGCGGCGACGGCCTTGCCCCAGGTGCGCCACTGCGCGTCGGTGCCGGCGATGGCCCGCTGCTTGCGGTCCTCCAGCGTCCCGGCCGCTTCGGCGTATGCGGCAGCGAACGCCTTGCGGAAGTCGCCTTCGGTGTCGACGGCGAGTTCTTCCAGTTCGGCGAGCAGCGTGATCTCGGTTTCCAGGTCGCGGCCGAGCGCGCCAAGATGCCGGATGACCGCATCCCCGTCGAAGACGTGCGCGTCACCCAGCGGGCCGGCAGGATTAATGGGCAATTCTTGCCCCCCGCTGCGGGCAGGGCCTTCCACCGGTCGCGCAGGAAGGTGGCGAGTTCCTCGAACACCTTCTCTTCGGCGTCGCCGCTGGTGCAGACGTGGTCCTCGTCGATGCGCAGTTCCACGGCCTCACTGGCGAGGCTGGCGACCTCTTCGCGGGTGGTGGCCTGCCAGGCATCGGCGACGATCCGCTGCCAGGCTTCGTCCAGATCAACGGGCGGATCCGCCGGTACCGGGGCGGGCGGGCGGGGCGCAGGGAGGGCGCGGCGCTGCTGACCGGGGGCGGGCGGCAACTGGGCGGCCAGCCCCTCCCCCAGGGCGCCGGTGACGAGCTCGCGGGGAGTGTTGAGCAGTTCGAACACCGGCACCGGGTACCGGCGGGTCTTCCCGTCGGTGACGCGGCTTTGGTGGTCGATCCAGAACCGGGCGGGCAGGAAGATCCCGGCAGCGCGGGCCGCTTCCATGATCCGCAGCTTGTAGGCCAGGCCGATAGTGCCGTAGTAGGACTTGGTGCTGAACAGCCACGTGCCCGCGTCGGGCAAATCCTGCAGCACGGCGTTGACCCGGGCGACCAGCGCACACGCCTTCGGGGTTTTCAGGGCAGCGAGGCGGGCGCGTTCCTTCCCCCGGTCCGCTTCGGGGAATCCGGCGAGCAGTGGCGCGCACAGGCACGGCCCACCGGATTTTTGCTCGGTGTCGGAGTCGCACCGGCGCGAGCACCCGGCGGCGGTCCACATCTCATACCACATGGTGATGGCGCCGATGTCGGGGGGGATGGTCAGCAGCAGCGCGTCAGCTTTGGTGATCACTTCCCACTGGGCGTGGCCGCGGTTGTCCCACGGGCGGGCGGTGCCGCCGTACAGGTCCGCGGCCGCTTCGATGGCGGCACGGGAGGCGGAGGTGAACCGGAACGTGCTGATGCTCATCGGTTCGCCGCGTTCATTGCGGATGCCGTTGCGGATGACGCCGACCTGGTAGCCGAGCCGCTGCCGTTTGAGGAGGTCATGGACTGGCATCAGGCCGCCTCCGCCAGGCAGGCTGCGGCGGCGGCGCACGCCGCGCACCCGGGGATGGGGGCTTCGCCGTCGAGGTGCAGATCGTGGCCGGCGAGGAGACCGCGGATCACCGGCAGGGACTTGGGCCCGATCCCGGGCAGTTTGAGGCAGTCGGCGGCGGACAGGCAGGCGAGTTCCGCCAGGGTGTCGACGCCAGCTTCGGCGAGACGAGCCGGGACCCGGCCGTGCAGGTCGGCGACCCACGGGGGGCGGAGGGTGCCGTCGGGCAGCAGCGGGCAGGCCACCTCCCCCAGCCTGGCCGCGACCGCGCGGCGGCCGTCGTACAGTTCGACGGCCCGGCGGAGCCGGTTCCACGCGGCGGCGGCGTCGGCGGGTGAGATGAGGATCAGCCGGTACCCGTTTTTGAACCCGGGCCGCAGGTGCAGCACCGCGGTGGCGTCGACGGCCGGCATGGCTGCGATCTCCCCCAGGGGGAGCAGCGCTTCGGTGCTGTGCGCGTACCCGGCGAGCTGCTCGGGGACGGTGACATCCAGGTTCTTGCCGGTTTTGACGTCCACCAGGATCGTCACCGACTGGCCCGGGGCGGCCACGAGGCGGCCGTCGCGGGCGATCACGACCCCGTGCAGGGTGATGATCATGTCGAGGGTGCCGGCGACGCCGAGGGCAAGGTTGAAGACGATCATTTCGGCGGCGTCGAACCGGGGGGCGAAGTCGGCGGCGAAGGCGGTGAACCCGTCGATCATCCACGCGACCACGTCGGCCAGCGGCTGGTCGTCATACGTTGCGTTCGCAAGATGCTCAGGCAGGTCCGGGATGGTGACGTTCGCGCCGTGGCCGGGTTCGGCGGCCCACAGGATCAGCGCTTCCACGACGGCGTGCACGTAGGTGCCGGCGTCCGCCTTCCGCTGGCGGATGATCTCCGCTTGGTCCTTGGCCAGCTTGACCCCGGCGGCGGGGCCTTCGGTGCGGATGACCCGGGCGATCTGCCGCCAGTTGGTGACGCAGTATTCGGCGATGACCTTCGCCGACCATGGCACCAGCCACGGCTTGCCGCAGGTGGCGTCCAGTATGCCGGTGTAAGAGGGCAGGCGGCGGCCGGTGGGCGGGTGAATGTACCAGTGCCCGGTGGCGTCGTGGTCGCGGACCTGCCCGGCGGTGATCATGCCGCGTGGCCTGTGTCCGCAGGCGCCGCGAGGCCGGCTTGGCGGCCCCGCGTGCCGGTGCCGTGCAGCAGCAGGTCTTCCAGTGCGGCGACACGCTGGGCGGCGTTGTCCAGCCGGGTTTCGTAGGGCAGTTCGTCGTCGATACCGAGGGGCCCATCGGCCCATGCCTCGTGGTTGAGCCCGTCGAGGTGCGCGAGGTCGGTGAGGTAGTCCGCCCACGAGCAGCCCAGGCAGATGCCGCAGGTGCAGTCCAGCGGGAACGGGTCGTCGTTCATGGACGCGTGCACGGTGCTGGCCAGCATGATTTCCCGGACGGCGGGGCCGAATTTCTCCCAGTCCCGGGCCAGCCACCGCAACGTGGTGCGCCGGTCTTCCACGGTGGGGGTGCGCGCGGTGACGGTCATGCCGGCACCGCCACGGGCAGTTCACCGGCGTCGATCGCGCGCAGGATCCCCGAGTCGGTGAGCCAGTCCCGCTGCTCGTCGTATTCGACATCGGGGCCGAACAGGTGGGCGAAGTCGAGCCTGTTCTGCAGTTCCTGGGCGTGCTCTTGCAGCCGGGCAACCTCGGCCCGCAGCCGGGCGGCTTCCCGGTGTTCGTTCGCCGCGACCCGCTGCGCCATGGCGGCGAAGGTGGCGGCGACGCCGAACGCGGGTGCCAGCATGGGCGGCAGGACCCGGCCGTAGGCGCGGGCCCGGCCCATCCGCCAGACCTTGGCGGGGACGCGCCGCGGGGACACCGGGGCATCCGCGATCGGCACGGTCATGAAGTCATCGAGCGGGGCGGTTGCCGCGACCGGCGGCGCGGCGGGCAGGTATTCCTCGTGTGCTGCGCCACGCTGCTCGCCGGCCAGTCGCTGCATCCAGGCGATGGTGTCCTCGTCGGCGGGCTGCTGCAGTGGTTCCGCTGTGCGGTGCTGCCCCGCGTAGTCGTAGTCGCGGCTGCCATCCCATCTGTCCGAGCGGACCAGCAGGATGAGGGTGACAATCACCGCGACGATGGCGGCGGCGCAGACGATGAGCAGGATCACGCTACGTCCTCCAGGGCTTTGCGCTCCAGCTCGGCGATCTTCTTGTCCAGTTCCTCGGGCGTGTCGGCGTCCTCGGTGGTGCCGCAGCCCGCCGGGTCGAAACTGTGCGCCGCGGCGGCCCACACGTGGCCGCTGCGGGTCTGGTAGGCGTGCCAGCCGGGGTGATGCTGGCTGATCTCGGTGAGGGTCATCACCGGGCCTTCTTTCCGTGCAGAGAGGCTAGGCGGCGTCGGGCGTCGCGTCTTCGGCCAGTTCCAGGTCCGGGACCGGCATGAGGTAGATGTCGGCCCACCGCAGGTTCAGGGCGATGAGGTAGGCGTCCAGCAAGGTCTTGCTGACCGGCCGGCCGGCGCGCTCCAGGTTGCTGATGGTGCCGCTGCCGCGTACAGGGACGCCACATTCGGCCATCCGGCGCTTCACGTCTTCCTGGGACAGGCCCATGCACTTGCGGAGGGTTCCGAGCGAGACACAGGGAAGGCTGCGTGATGACATAGTGAAAGGATAGGGAAAGAACCGGAAAGTGCGCAAGAGATTCTGGGGATGTCTTCGTGGAAAGTTGGCGTCATACGCGCTACCCTGCCTGGAGATGGCAGAGCCGCCGCATCCCCCGACGACGAAGGCCGCAGGATCCACGGGCATGACAGTTTTTGCTGCAGACGACGAGCTGGCTGGGTACCGGAAGGGCCTCGGCCGGCACGCTCGCCGCCGCCGCCGGTTCCTGAATCTCACCATGAGGGATGTCGCGGCCCGCGGTGGCCCGTCGGTGGTGACGCTGCGGCAACTGGAAAAAGGCGACGACGTCGCCTGGCACCCCACTACGCTGCGCAAACTCGACAGGGCGCTGGACTGGGTGCCCGGCTCCGCCTCGGCCACCCTGGAAGGCGGCAGGCCGTCGGAACTGACGCTGTCGGTGCCGCCGGACCGCAGCCGGCCGAAGGGCGTTAGCCCAGGGCTGCGGCTCATGGCCGATATCGCCAGGGTGCTGTACGCCGCCGGCCGCAGCACCGACGAGGTCACCGGCCTGTTCGCCGAACTGGGCCTGCCCCGGCACAGTGACCTGGAAATCCACGAGTGGATGCTCGTGGCGCAAATGCTTGGCGTCACCCTCGGCACAGTGCTCACGGAGTTCAACGTGGTCACCGCCGACGATCTGGCACTGGAGTTCGCCCCGTCCCCCCTGCCGCCGGTGCCTGGTCTGCGTGAGGAGCGCCGCCGGGCCTGACATCAGAGGGGGGAACCACTGTGCCGTGGTGGCGCCGTGACCGCGCCTTGCGCCGTCGTGACCGTGACCGTATCCAGATCGCGACCCTGACCGAGATTGCCCAGCTCCGCGAGATGCTGTCTCGCGCGCAGGACCGGAACGCCGGCCCGGTGCACCCGCTGCTACTCCAGGCGGTCGCCGCCCCGGGCCGCGACGGGGACCTGCTGCGCCTGCAGGCCCGCGGCGTGGAATTCCTGGCCATTGTCGCCCCGGGCACCGATTCTGCCGAGAGCATCTGGGAACGCGCCGCCGGGCTGGCTGTCGCCGTGGGCGCTGCGGGGCGCCCGGTCGCCGGGCCGCATGAGGTGGTCCAGGTCGCCTACCGCGTGTTCCCCGACGGCTTGCACGCCATCGGGGTCGCCGGGCGACGGCAGGGGGAACTGCTCGCTTTCGTGTCCACGTCGCTGCATCCCGCTGACCAGCGGGCAGCGGTGCGCCGCCTGGACCGCGCGGCGCCCGGCCGGCACAGCATCATGCCCCTGGCGGCGCCTGCGCCGTTCGCCTTACTGTTCCGCCACCACCCCGTCGCTGCCGCGATCGGCACAGCAGCCGCCGGGACCGCAACGGCCGCCACGATCGTGGCTCTGCAAGCGCCCCCCGCCGCCCCGTTCTTGCGCCCGCAGCCCAGGGCACTGCCGACGCCTGCGGTGCACACGGCGCGGGCCGCTCCTGCTGCCCCCGCCCAGATCGGCCACCGGCGGCACCACCGCCGTGGCCTGCGGGACAACTCCCGCGCGGGGCAGTTGCAGCGGATCCACGCGGTGCACGCGAGTACCCCGTTCACGGCGCCGATGATCCCCGCGGCATCTCCGTCCCCCACCGGGCTGCTCCCGCCGTTCCCGGCGCCGGTACAGACACCCGGGCGGGCCTGCGTGGAAATCGTGCACGTCAAGGTGTGCGCGCAAGTGACGCCGCCACCCGTGCTGCGGTTCTAGGCAGGAAGGGCTAGCGGGCCCCTGCCGCGCCCCGCAGCGAGGTCACCGAAGCGCCGCGATCCCGGTCGGCCATCGCCTGGTACATGGTGTCTGCGCCGAGCTGAAACACCTCGACGGTCCGGCCGAAAACGGCGACGAGCCACAGGGCTGTCGTGACGAAGCCCAGGGTGGCTGCGGCGGCCATCGCTACGGCCACTGACCCGGCAGATGCTCCCGTCAGCCACACGTAAAGGCCCCAGCCCCAGAACGCGGCGCTGGCCCCAGTGCCAGCGATGGCAAGCCTTTTCACGCGGCCCCTCCCCTGTCTCGGCCGTACCTGCTCATACCAGGCGGCACAGTAGCCGCGTGCCCGGTTTACCACTGGAAGCTTACTGAGTGCAACCACTGTGTTCACGTTTCGGCCTCCCAGTTGTGACTTGCCGTTACCGGGGCACATATGACCAGTCCGTCTTCGGTGCCGTTGCCGGATCGGATGGCATCGGCGGGCTAAGCAGCCCTGCGGGCGAACTGGGGGCCGAGATCGGTGCGCGATGCCTGGCGGATGGCCCGCTCGATCCGCGCTTGGCCCGCTGGGTCCTGGAGAACCTTCCAGTAGGCGTACGTCCCCGGCTCCATCCGCCATCCGTGCCCGCTGATCCGCCGGGTGACGACGGCACAGCCGGAGTCAAGGGAGGCATTGGTTGCCGCCCAGAACACCGACCCGGAGGTGCGGCCAACGACGGGGGCGAGGTCGGCGACCCAGCCGGCCCGGTAGTGATCCCAGAACCCCGAGCCGGCGAAGTCCTGCCGGGTGAATGGTGGCCATTGCGGCTCCGGGAGATCCGCGCGGGGCATCCCCGACCATGCGGGCAGATTGTCCCAGTCTTCGTCGGCATAGAACGGGAAGATGGCGGTGATGCCGCCGCCGTCGCGCCAGCCGAACAGGGAGCCGTCCCGCGGGATGGGCACCGCCGAGGCGACTAGGCGCGCGGCGTCGCCAGGGATGCCCCCGCCGAGGCTTTCGACCCCGCCAGCGGAATCTGCGATCACGCTATCCCGGGCGTTTTTCCAGGGCGACAGGGTGATGAACGGGCGCGGGATGCCACTGAGGACGCGCTGCAGAATGTGGAACGCACGGCCGGGGCTGCCCAGGACCATCCGGTCCTGGGTGCCGTCGGCAGTGACGGGCTCGACCGCGAGCGGGTAGGTGTCGAACAGTGCACTAAATTCCTCGTACAGGGTGCCAGGCATCTGATGTGGCTCCTTCAATTCATTTCGGTTCTGGCCGGCCCGTAATTTTGGCAGCCGGTTTTGCGCCGCGCGTAAGGCCCCTTCTCTTTCGCCTTCCTTTTGTCAGCCCACGCGGCCTACCGGTTGCGGCCCCAGCAGTACTTCATCGATTCGGTTCCTTCCCCAAGTGCGGCTGCGGCCGGGGAACATTCCCGCCAGCCGGCGGTCCGTTAGGGGTTTGCCTCTTACGACCGAGCGCCGGTAGGCCTCGCGCGCTTCGCGGGCCTGCGCCTCGCGGTCGAGCGGAACGGCGGCCGCTGCGGGTGGCCCGCTGGCCCCTGGCGCGCCGGTGGCTTCTGGCGTAGGCTCCTGGCCCGGCGAGCCGGTGGCTCCCAGGGTGGCTCCCGCCACCGGCCCCCCGGTAGAAGCCGGTGGCTCTCCGGTGGCCTTTCCGATGGCTTCTGCGGGTGGCATGTCCGTGGCACGCCCGCCGGTGGCACGCCGGGTGGCTTCCCTGGCTCCTGGCTCGTGCCGTTTGTGGCCGATCGCCACGGAGGGCCGATCCTGGAGAACAGCATCGGCGACGGCAGTGGCGACCGCCGACTCCCATCCGCCAGTGAGTCCCTCCCCCACCGCCGCAGTGACAGCCGCAGTGACAGCGTCGCCCAGGCGCCCCTTGCGGATGTTCGACCGCAGCAGCGCTGGCGCGTGCGCGAAGTACCGCCACCGGCCGCCGTACTGGGCCCGGGCCAGGTCCCGCATGTGCTTGCGGGCGTCTTCGAGGGCGCAGGCCAGCCGGTAGGACTGGATGTTCTGCAGCACCATGCGCCGCTTCAGCTTCACCGTCCCCCACGGGTCGAGCACCCACCTTGCCAGCGGCACCGGGTCGGCGTGTTCCACCTGCCGGATGTCGGCAAGCTGCCGCCACCGGGTGAGCTCCAGGAACACGATCCACAGCGCGGGCATGATCGCGTGCAGGGTGCGGCCCAGCCAGTCGTGCGGCGGGCTGCCGTGGATGTTGACGTAGATGGTGCCCAGCGACAGCGCCCACGCCAGCGCCCGGGGCACCAGGTCGCTGCGCTTGCGCCGGCGCAGCTTGGCGGCCTCGTTCATCAGCGCCAGAATGCCGACGTCGATGCCGATGGGGTACAGCGCCGGCCAGCCGGGCAGCCCGTGCGCGGCGGCCTGGCGGGAAACCGTCTGGAACGACACCGCGAACCCGATCCCGGCGACGCCGAGCAGCAGCGGGTTGTCGGCCAGCGGGCTCGCGGTGACCGCGGCCCAGCCACTTTTCAGCCCAGATTTGGCCTGAATCCTTGACATGGTGGCTCCCTTATGGTCTAATCGCGCGCGTGCACGCGTATACGCCTATACCTGTGTACGCATAGGGCGCCTGAACAGGCGCCCCTCCCCCGGGGGAGGGGAGGGGCTGCGGCCGTCACGGCGCACCCCAGGCCGGGAACGGCCTGCCGTAGCCGGGGCAGTCCGGCGCCCCGTCCCAGTCGAATGGGTCAAAGATGGCCCTGGTGAGGCGAGGTAGCGGGCCGGTGCTGTAATAGGCCGCGCACCGCTGGGCCAGTTCCGCAGCCTCATCGAGACTGGAGCGCCCAGTGGAACCTAGGCCGGCGGCGAGGGTGTCCCAGCCTGTGTACACCCACACTCCCCCGCCCGCGGCGGCGGCGGCCGCCCGCTGCTGCCATGCGCAGCCGATGACGTAGCCGTCAGCGTCTGCGGGGCCGCCGTAGGCGGCGTAGAAGCAGATCACGATTGCGGCGCTGGGGACGCCGGGCCGCAGCCAGCGGACGGCAAACGCCTGGCCGCCGGCGCACCCGTCATCCTGGGCGACAGCGGCATCCCACGTCCGGTACGGCTCCCCGGCGGGGATCCACCGCTCGCGACCGGGGGCCGGCGCGGGTGCCGCCGGGTGCCGCCAGCGCCTCAGCACGGTGGCACCCCATTCCAGGACAGGCACGCCGGGAGGCCACCAGGGAAGCCACCCCACGTGCCACCGCAAGCCAATGCCACGACGGCATCAAGAGCCGCGTCGATGGCACTTTCTGGCTTGGCGAACCACAGCCGGGCGTGGTCCGTGCCGTAGGCCTGCCACGGGCCGCATGCCAGCCGGTACCGGCACGCGACCCCGTACGAGGGCCACCCGGGCTCCTGCCCGGTGGCGTACAGCCAGACGGTCACCTGAGCACTGGGCTGGCCGGGCCGGGTGAACCGGGCCCCGTACGCGACGTCACTGACGCAATAGCGGTCAGACGCAAGCGCGGAATCGCAGGCCTGCGGTTCGCCGCCGTCCGGCAGCCATTTCAGTTCGGCCTGCGCGGGCACTAATGCGGGCGCGGGAATTGTCATGACAGGCCTCCTTTATTCCGGCCTTCGCCTAGTGTTGATGACGATGGCGACTATGGCGCCGGCAACGATGGCGACGGCGGCCACGAGCGGCCAGCCCGACAGCAGTGAATGTGCCGGGGAATGCGCGGCCTGGTGGATGATGATCGTCCGCCGCGGAGCGGCCGCCGGCGGCGTGGCGTGGCCGGCCCGGGCGGCGAAGCACGCCAGCCCGGCTGCGGCCAGCAGCGCGGCGATCCAGCCGCCGGAATGTGAACACGACGCTGGCAGTGCTGGCGCGGGCCGCATGAGCCACCAGAGAACGGCGATGATCGCGGCAATGATCGCGGTGGCGAGAACATGGTGGCCGGCCCAGTGGGCGATCACGCCCAGCACGTGGGGGGCGGTGGCTGTGTTACGCATTGGCGGGCCTGCTTTCGGTTGTGCCGCGCAGTTCTGCGAGGAGCCCCGGCAGCTCGTCCGGAAGCACCAGCACGTCCCTGGCCTTGGAGCCCTCGCTCGGCCCGACGATCCCCCGGCTCTCCAGCAGATCCATGAGCCGGCCGGCCTTGGCGAAGCCGGCCCGCATTTTGCGCTGCAGCATCGAGGTGGAGCCGAACTGGGTGCTGACCACGAGCTCCGCCGCCCGGACGAGGTCTTCGAGGTCGTCGCCGATGTCGAGGTCACCCCGGACCGGGCCTTCGGCCTCGGGGGCCACCTCTACCAGCTCAGGGGGGGCGAATGCAGCCTTGGCCATCTTCACGTAGTCGTGGATCTCCGCCTCGGTGACGAACGCGTTCTGCACCCGCAGCGGCTTGCTCACGCCCATCGGCAGGAACAGCGAGTCGCCCTGGCCGAGGAGTTTCTCCGCGCCGCCCTGGTCCAGGATGACCCGGCTGTCGGTGGCGCTCGCAGCGGCGAACGCCAGCCGGGACGGCACGTTCGCCTTGATCAGCCCGGTCACCACGTCCACCGACGGCCGCTGGGTGGCGAGCACCAGGTGGATGCCGGCCGCCCGGGCGAGCTGGGTGATCCGGACCACGGCGTCTTCCACGTCGCGTGGCGCGATCATCATCAGGTCGGCCAGTTCGTCGACGATCACCAGCAGGTACGGGTACGGCAGGAACACCCGGTCACTGCCCGGAGGGGTCTTCACCTTCCCGGCGCGGACCGCTTTGTTGAAGTCGTCAACGTGGCGGAACCCGGCGGCCTGCAGGTCGTCGTAGCGCCGGTCCATCTCCCCGACGACCCAGCCGAGCGCCTCGGCGGCCTTCTTCGGGCTGGTGATGATCGGCGTGATCAGGTGCGGGATGCCCTGGTAGATCGCCAGCTCGACACGCTTGGGGTCGATGAGGATCATCCGCACCTCATCCGGGGTGGCCCGGGCCAGGATCGACGTGATCAGCCCATTCACGCAGGTACTTTTGCCCGATCCCGTACTTCCGGCAATGATGATGTGAGGCATCTTCGCGAGGTTGGCGACGACCGCGGCACCTTCGACGTCCTTGCCTAGGCCGACCGTCAGGGGATGGTGGTCGGCCATGGCGATCGGCGAGCGCAGAACGTCGCCTAGGCGCACGATCTCCCGGTCGGCATTGGGGACCTGGATTCCGACGGCCGACTCCCCTTCGACGGGGGACTGGATCCAGATGTTCGCGCTCTTCACTGCGTACGCGATGTTTCTGGTGAGCTGGGTGACCCGCTCCACCTTGACGCGGGGCCCGAGGGTGACCTTGTAGAGGGTGACGGTCGGCCCGCGACTGAACCCGGTCACTTGGGCGTCCACGTCGAATTGCCCGAAAACTTCGTCGATAGCCCGTATGACGGTGTCGTTGGCTTCGGTGCGCGGCGCGCTCGCATACCCGGTGACCAGAGAGCCGGGACCGAGGGGCTGCTGGGCGGCTCGCGGCGCAGTGTGCGGCACCGGCTCGTAGCGTTCGGCGAGGATTTCCGCGTGCACCGGGGTGTCCGGCGCGGAATCTTCCGGCGGCGCCGCGGCGCCGTTTCCCTGGCCGAGCGGGCGCAGCTCGCCGCGCAGGGTGCGGTGGGCGGGGGTGGCGTGCTCGATGCGCCGGTCCCACAGCAGCGGGAAGCACAAGGCCGTGCCGCCGGCCCACAGCAGCCCTTGCAGGATCCAGCCGGCCAGCCCGTGGAACGGGCCGTGGACGGAGGCGACCGGCAGCCAGATGGCCCCGCCGGCCCACAGCCGCAGCGCCACCATTTCCATGGCCGGGTGGCTGCGCACCGCGTGAATGGCCCATCCGGTGGCACCGGCGATGGCCACGACGGGGATCCCGAGGGCGAGCAGGCCGGCGGCCCAGTGCCCGAAGACGGCCACGGCGTCCGCGGCGGCCATCCAGGCGAAGGGCACCAGGACGGGCCGGTGGGCGTGCACCACCGCACCGGTCTCTGTCGCTGCCCGCTCGCCGTCACGCATGGCTGATTAACGCCTCCCCGCCGGCGTCGGGTCGCCGCCCGGGCCGGGGCCGCCACCGCCGAGCGCGGGCCGGGTTTGCGGGCGGCCGAAGCTGCCCCGCGTCGCCTTACCCTTGCGGCGGCCCCACAGGCTGCTGGCGAACCGGCCGACACCCAGGCCCTGGGCCATGATCGGCTGCGCGACGGGCAGCGCGCCTTCGCGCTGCTCGCGGCGCTTGTGCAGCCCGCGGACAAGGAGGAACAGCACGGCGACGCCGATCACGAACGCCACCAGGTACACCTCCTGCTGGTGGGCGGCCTGCCCGTGCGCCGCAGGCGCGGCGTGGATGTGGGTGATCGCCTTGCCGATCTCCTTGCCGGTGCGGGGCAGCAGCGCCGCACTGCGGTGGGCGACCTGCGGCCAGTCGGCGACGGTGACCGCCATGGTGAACCCGAAGATGCCGCAGATGAACGGGGTGATCACCGGGTGGTACTTGTGCGCCAGGAGGGCCTCGAACAGGAACCCGACTGCGGCGATGGCGTCCACCGCCAGCAGGGCGGTCATGCCGTTGTCGCTGTTGGCCTGCCCCGCTGCGGCGTACAGCAGCGGGGGCAGCCCGAACGCGAGGAAGAACCCCAGAGGGCCGGCGAACCAGGCGATCAGCCGGGGCGCCTTCCGGTAACGCCAGCACAGGCCGATCACGACCGCACAGGCAAGGGCGAGAACCAGTGGCGGGCTCATCGTGTATTGCCCTCCTTCAAGGGGGTTAGAGGATGCCGAGCCAGATCAGGGCCGCGATGACCGCGGCGAGGGTAAGAGCGAACAAGGCCAGGGCGACGATCTGCCGGAACGGCCTGACGACCAGCCACAGCCAGATGATCGCGGGGATCATCGCTGGGATCGCCCACCACGTGTGGTAGCGGGCGCCCCACTGCTCCGACCAGCCGCCGTAGTGGCCTTCGGGCACCCATGCCCGGCCGTCGCGGTACTGGATCTGGCCGGGGATGTGCACGGTTGCGCCGCACGCGGTGCAGCGGACGCCGGCTCCGCCGATCGAGGGGGGCAGCCAGTGTTCGATGCCGTTGATGAAGCCGCCTTCGTTCCTGCGGGCCATCCGCCACGTCAGCCGCGCCGCGATGACCGCCTGGCGCAGCGCGCTGAGCGCCTGCTGCCGCGCGGTCACTGCGGCAACCTCGGCTGCCGGGGCAGGCGGCGCGGCCGGGAAAGCGGCAGGCTCAGGCTGCGGCGGCTCCGCGGGCACTTCAGGGCTAGGACCCGGGGCGGCCCCGGCGTTCCACCCGGGGCCGTCATCGCCGTCCCCGAACACGGCATCAAGGAAGTCGGTGTCATGACTCATTACTTGCCCCGCTCCCGCCGGCGGCGCGCCTCAGGCCACCAGTCAGGGCCGCGTGGAACGCGGCCCACAGGTCCCGGCCGGTGGGGATGCCACCCTGGTAGGTCGGCGGCCGCTTCACCCTCGCCGGCCGGACGCTCGCCGCTGCCGCCTGGATGACGCCGGCGACTTCGGCGTGCAGCAGCATCCACTCGGCGGTGGGCCGGTCCTTGCGCGTCTTGGCCAGTTCGGACAGCAGGGCGGCGATGGCGGTGTGCACCGCCTCCGCGCAGTTGCCGTCGTTCAGTTCGTCGGCGATGGCCGCCGGGGCGACGTCCACGGCGCGGCGGGGCTTGTCGTCTTGCGGACCGGTGGCCATCTCAGCGTTCCTCTCGTGGGTTCAGGTGCGGGTTAGGAGAACCGGGCCGGTGCGCCGGTGCGGCGCAGGGTGCCGATACGCTGCTCGAACCGGTAGTACCGCTCGTTGCCGAGTTCAGTTCCGGCGTAGCTGCCGAACGGGCCACCCGGACCGATCTCGCAGTGCATTCCGGTGCCGCCGTAGCGGGGGCCGTAGCGCTTGCGCGCCAGCCGTTCCTGCTCGGCCAGTTGCTGCCACCTGGCGCGGGACCAGTGGCAGTTCTTCGCGGACGCAACCGGCGGCGCCGCTGGGGGCCCGGCGCGGCAGGTGCCGAGCCGGCCCGGTGCCTGGTCGCCGTGGCAGATGGGCGCCTGCGGGTCCGGCGCCCAGTAGCTGACCGTTCCTGAGCCTTCACAGAACGCGCGCCGCGGCGGCGGGACGCCCACGGAAAACTCGAACGTAGTCGTGGCCGCCGAACCGAACGTGGTGCTTACGTGCACGTTGTGCCCAGGCGGGGTGCCCTCGCGCGCGGTGCCGCTGGTGCGGCCGTAGGCGGTGACGGTGGACATGAACCCGTACCGGCCGCGTTCGGCCCCGAGGGGGACGTGGACGGTGAACGTCGAGGTTGCCGACGAGTGGGCGGCCACCCAGCCGCGGGTGCCCGGGACGGTGAAGGAGATCCAGGACCGCGGCGTGGAGTACTGGGGGGTGTCCAGGTCCGGCAGGTTCTCGACGCCCATGTCGAGCCGCTCGTAGCCGCCGTGCTTGCCGCGGGTGGGGTTGACCACCGACACCGCGACGGATGCGGACTGCCCGGGTTGCAGGGTGCGGGTGACGCACGCCGGGCCGGCCTGCATGCCCGCAGACACTGAGCCGGTGGCCACGGCGCCGGGCGGGCCGCCAGTGGCCATTGCGGCGGCGGCGGCACCGATGCCGATCACCTTGGCCACGGCGTGGACGAAGCTGTGGAACCAGCCCATGGCTGATCAGCCCCGGCCCTGCATGCCGTACCGCTGCGCCAGCCGCCGCTCGCGGCGGCTGTTACGGGTGGCGAACCGCACGATGCCGTACAGGACAAGAAGGAAGAGTGCGGCGGCGATATAGCCGCCCTCCTTCGGCGTGACCGCCCCTTGGGTGACATGTGTCGCGAGGTGCTGCGCCGGGCGCAGGAGAGTGTGGTGATGCCGGGCCATCAAGGTGACGACCAGGTGGACGAGGGGATGCATCGGAGGGGTTTCCTTTCAGGAGCTGGGGTTAACAGGTGGCAGTCAGGGCGTAGTGGTAATGGCTGGCCGCCCACGGGGAGTCCTCGATCGCGTTGGCGACCGCCTGGGCGTTGTTTCCGGCGCGCAAGGCGGCGAGGATGCCGCCGTAGCTGCGCACCGTCTGGACGGTGTAGCGGAGGCCGATCCGGGCAGTGGGGAACGCCCACGCGCCGGTCGCGTTGTAACCGGGCCATCCGGCACCGGGGCCGGGGTTCAGGTTGAGCGGGTTGTTCTCGGCCTGGTTGCCGAACCCGCCACCTTCGGCGGTTTCCCAGGCGATCACCGCGTTGCGGTCGCACCGGGTGAGCGGTTCGGGGATGTCTTGCAGGAACGCCCGGGCCCACGAGGCGCGGGTCGACAGGTTCCCCGGGTTCCCCGCGGAGGCTTGTACGGAGGTGAGCATGCCGTTCTGGACATGGTGGCCGTGGTGGTGGCCGTGGGTTTGGCTCAGGCCAGCGAGGCTGAGGCCTACGGTCACCGCAGCGGCGGCCCAAGCCCCCGTGTGACTCTTCTGGACGTAACGGCGGCGGCTCATGATCACAGCCCGTTCACGAACGTCTGGATCGAACCGCCAGCCTGCTCCAGCAGGCCCAGAAGACTGTGGACTGCATGACTGGCGGCGGCGGGCTGGGTGAACAGGTACCACGCCAGAAACACGACGATCGCCCAGCCCAGGACGCTCCGGATTCTCATTGCGCACCTACCGGGTTTTCTGCCGCCTTGATGAGTGCGGCGACGCCTGCTTCCCAGTTGCCCCAGGGAGGCTGGCTGATGATCGAGACGCCGGCGGCCTTGGTCACCTGGCCGCTGGCGGGGACGTACAGTTCGTCGCCGGGGTCCGGTGCGACGTCACCCCAGCGCTGCGCGGGGATCGAAGTGCACGCCGCGTACTTGGCGACATGGCCGCACGACACACGGAGGGCCCCGGCGGCGGTGGCCAGCGTGACCGACCAGGCCTCACAGCCACCACCCATGGCCACCTGTGAGCCGCGGCGCGGTGAGGGGCAGTCCCCCCACTGGATGGCTGACCGCGTGATGATCCCCGCGATCATGCCCGGACGGGCGGGCGGCGGGTCCGCCCGCAGCCACGCCTGGGCAGCGGGCAGGACGCTCGGCGGCCCGGAGAGGCCGTCGAGGCCGGTGAACGTACAGGTAAGCCGCACGGGGACGATGGCCAGCGCCGGCGGGAAATGGTCCAGTGCCACCTGGGCGCCGGCGTAATCCAGTTCCCCAGCGAGCTCGCGGCTCGCGGCATCCCCCAGTGCGCGGGCCTTATCGCGGAGGTGATCGACCCGGCCAAGCCATGCGCCGGTCGCGGGATCGCCTGCCGAAGCGGGCGCGTTGCGGATCACGGCCCGCACTCCGGCCAGGCAGCCGGACGCGTCGCGCACTGGGGGGACGCTTCTGCCGTCAGGGGGCTCCTCGGCCTGGCCGGCGACGCCGCAGCCGGCCACCGCGACGGCGGCGAACGCGGTCCCGGCGGCGAGCGCGACGCGGGCCCTCATGGCCGCCGCCTCCGCAGGAAGGGAAGCCACAGCACGCAGATGACGCCGACACCGGCAACCATCGTCACGGTCGAGCCGTAGACCACTTCACGGGCGGCTATCGCCAGCACCGCGAGCCAAAGGATCTTCCACATGACGGCTGAGCGCTCCTTCGAAGTCTGCTGTTCTTTGCCGGCCCGGCCCCCCAGAGGCCAGTCTGGGGGGCCGGGCTGACACCATGACGGATCAGAGTGCTGTTCTTCTGGATCGAACTGACACTATCATGGAGTACATTGACACAGACGTCAAGCCCAAGGCAGACTTGAGTAGGCACTAGAGACTGGAGCATGCTGGAATGGACCTGGATCAAACTGGATCAACAGGAGGCCAGCCATGCTTCAGCCGACCCTTCAGCGCACCCGTCATCTCAGCGGCTGCAACGGGGGCCCATGCCCCCACGTGCACGAGACGACCATCCCCGGCATCTGGGCCATCCAGGGGGAGCGCCCCGAGATGAGCACCCGCACCGGCTGGATCACCGTCCCCGGCCTGGAGCCCACCGCAGCAGAACTCGCCGCGATGGCCACGGTCGCGCAGATCCCCGGCCACGAGAACGTGGTCCTCGTGCTGCAGGAGACCCTCGACGGCTACGCCCGCACCGGGCGTGTGCGCGAGGCGCACGACTTCGAGACCACGGTCCTGGTGCCGGCGCACATCCTCGACCAGGCCCTGGGGGCGCTGGTATGACTCCCGCAGACTTCGACGCCGCCTTCAATGGCGACTGGGAAACCGTCGCCCGGCTGGAGACCCATCAGGTGTACATGGTGCCCGGCGAGGAAGCCGCCCTGGAGGCGTTCCGTGCGGGCCAGCCAAGGCCGGTCTGGTCGGTGCGCACCGATCCGTGGCTCGCCCGGATCGCGCTCACCTCCGCACCGGAGGAACTGACCGGCAAGCCGCCCAAGCGGTGGCTGCGGTGCCGCATCGTGCAGCATCCGCGGAACCTCTACACCGATCATGAGATCGAGGGCTACCGCGAATCGCAGGCCGCCGGCGAGCAGATCTTCATCGCCCCCCTCGAAGCCGACCCGGCCCTTACTGGCCTGCGCCAGGACTTCTGGGGCTTCGGCCTCGGTACCACCGGCGCGTTCGTGATCATCATGGACTACGATGCCGGCGGTCACTGGCTCGGCGCCGAGCGCACCACTGACCCGGTCATCCTGGACCGCTGCCTGAAGCAGTGGAACCTGGCCCGGTCGCATTCGGTGCCGCTCAACGAATACCTCGCACCCGGCAAGGAGGCGCGAAAGGCTGCATGACCGATGCGCAGGAGCAGCAGCGACAGCACCGGGCGGCGCTCGGTGCTGAGTTGCGGCGCCTGCGCGAACGGGCCGGCCTGAGCCGCGACCGGCTCGCCCGCGACCTTGGCCCGGGGTACAGCAAATCGACACTCCTGCGCATCGAAGCCGGCGGAACCAAAGGCGGTGGGCCGCCCTCCTGGGCGGACGTCAAGGTCTGGGCTGAGGCTTGCGCCGCCGCCGGCCCCGACATGGCGTATCTGCGCACTCTCGCCGACTTCGTCCTCGGCACCCAGGCGGCCTACCAGGACCGGGGCGGCCTCCCCGCCGTCCAGGAGCAGGTCGGCAAGCAAGAAGCCGCCGCCATGACGATGCGGAACTTCAGCAACTGGGGGATCCCCGGCCTGCTGCAAACCCCCGGCTACGCCCGCGAGGTGCTGCGCCTCGCCGACATGTGGGGCAGCGAGGACGTCGACACCGCCGCCGCGAAGCGCCAGGGCCGCCAGGTGATCCTGTCCGACCCCCGCCGCAAGCTGGAGTTCCTCGTCACCGAACGGGCCCTGCGCTGGCCCCCGGTCCCCCCGGCCGAACTGAAGGCCCAGCTCGACTACGTGGCTGCGGTGATGGCGTGGCCCACCATCACCGTCCACGTGATCCCCGACAACGCCACGCCCCGCGCTCTGGGCATGTGCCCGTTCGTCTTGTACGAGGATCTGGCCAACGGCGGCTCCCCCTACGCCGAGGTGGAAATGTCCCACCGGGCCGACAGGGTGGGCACCCCCGAAGACGTGGCCCTTTACCGCAAACTGTTCGGCCTGCTCGATGAGACGGCGTTGCGTGACGGCGAGGCGGCCGAATTCGTGCGCCGGGTAGCCGCCTCGCTGTCGTGATCTCTTGTCGCGCGGCGCCTGCTGGTGCACGCTTAATCCGTGACACTGACTCCCGGGGCCGCTACCGTAGCGACGGTGGTTGCACTGTGGCTGGGCTGGTATCTGCGGGGCTGGCGGGGCGCCGAATCGGACAAGGCCGCCGCGAACAACCGGATCCGGGCGGCGGGCCGGGCAGCATGGCGGGCCCGCCGGGCGGCGATGGTAGTGGTTCTGGTGGCGGCCGCAGCGGCCGACGTGTGGATTCGCGGGAAGGGGCGCTGAAAGGCGATGCCCGACCCGTTCGCCCGTCACGCTCGCACCAAGGAAGATGACTGGGGAGCGTTCCCCTCCCGGTCCGCCTTGGTCCGTGAAGCTGCTGCCGCCGACCCGGAGCCGGTCAGGCGCCCCCCGGGGCGAAAGGATACGCGCCGCTGGTGCAGGGGGAAGGCCGGCGCCGAACACGTCCTGGTCTTGGAGATGACACCGTTCCCGTCGTGGCGCACGGCGAGGGTGTGCGGGTGGCTTTCCCGGTGGGATATCCCCGCCCAGGATTATCGGGTCGGCTGGGGCTGCGGTCACCGGGAAGTGTGCGCGAACTGCAGGAAGGTGTTCCGTGAACCGTGGGAGCTGCCGCCCGAGATGTGCCCCGCCTACCCCGGCGGCCCGGCGCAGCGCGCCGCGGCCGAGGCGGATCTGGTGAAGGACCGGGAGCGCCGCGCGGCGCACGCGGAGCGGTACGGCCGCCGCGGGCCGGTCATCACCGGCCCGCAGGGCTACCGGCGGAAGCGGCCGGTGTGAACTGGGGCAGCGGCCCGAACGCCGGCTCGTTCCCGTGCATCATCTGCGGGGAGCCTCTGGAGCGCGCCTTCGGCCTTGAGCAGCAGCCTAGCGGCGGGATCATGTGCGAGAACGCAGGCAATTACGGGTCGGCCGTGTTCGACAGCATGGACGGGGAACGTCTCGCGTTCAACATCTGCGATTAGTGCATGATCCGAGCCGGCACCCAGGGCCGGGTGATGACCTACCGCAAGTACCGCCCGGTGCTCGTGGAAGGCGTGGTTGTTGGCCGGGAGATGCCGAAGAACCGGCCGTACGTTCAGTGGAATGTGGATCTGGCGCGCGACGATGAGCCCGTGCATCTGGAGCCCGGTGAACTGACCGGCCTGCCCGCGAGTTTCCAGTTCGATATACCCGTGCCCGAGATTCGCGACCTGGCGCAGGTGCGCCGCGCCCGGCGGGGTGGCAATCCGTGAGCGACCTTACGTACCCTCCATGGACCGGGGAGCAGGTCGCCAACCTGAACTCGTTTCAGCGGTCCGGCCAGTTCCACCCGTTCACATGCTCCGGCGGCGGCGGCCCGCACGGCGACCGGCCAGACCGGCCGGCGGTACTGATCCCCGAGCGCGACGGATGGCGGTGCCCGGTCCCGGAGTGCACGCACCGGCAGGCGTGGGCGTACGCGACCATGGCCGGCCATTACTGGGAGCCGGTCTCCCTGGAGATGTTGTTCGGCGAGGCGCGAAGGCGGCGGCAGGAGCCGTGAAGATCGGCCTGGATTACTGGCATGTCTGCAGCGACCATCCGGGATACTTCGCCGCGCTATCCCGGGCTCACCTGTGGGCAGGCGACGAGGTGCACGTCATCTCCGCCATCGGCCGCAGCCGGTCCGGCACGATCCTCGCCGAAGTGCATTCGCTGGCAATCCCATACACTGCGGTGCACGAGGTCGTGTTCATGCACCCCCGGGAGTCGCCGCGATTGAAGCTGGCTAAATGCCTGGAGCTGGGTATCACCGTCTACTACGACGACCGCGATGATGTGTGCCGGCTGCTCGCCGGGCGTGGGATCTTGGCGCTGCGGGTCACCCGGGAAGAGGCTGCCGGTGACGTGGCGGCGGAGCGCGATGGCGATTAGCCGTGGCGAAGATGCTGGGCCGCATTGCCGCGCTTACCCGCAACGGCTCGGCCTGCCGCTGCGGGGATTGCGATACACGGGGTGCCAGGCGTGCCCGTAAGCGCGCAGAGGCACGGGAGGTGACCGCCGAGGTGAACGACGAACTCCGGCACCGGGACGAAGAATTGGGCCGGCTCGTGCAGGAGCGGCTGGACGAGCGCGCCACCCATGGCCCGTGCGCCCATTGTGGCCGCAAGCCGGCGGCGGGGTATGCGATGTCCGGCGGGGCGCAACTGTGCCACCCCTGCGATCCGGCGCTCCCCGATTGTTATGTGCGGGTGGAAATTTGGCGCGAGCCCCTTGGCGTGCTCCGGGACCGTGATCCTAAACCGGCCGGCCTGGACGGTGTCAGCGGTGAGGTTGACGCATTCCTGCGGATGGTGACGCTGACCGAGGAACTCGGGCCTAGTGATGGCTGACCCACAGCGAATTGTTGTCGCCGGGGACTGGCACGGCAACATTGGCTGGGCGCAGCACGTCATCGGCTGGGCCGGCGTGGCGCTCGCCGGGGAGGACTCTCCGCTGATCCTGCACCTAGGGGATTTCGGTATCTGGCCGGGGGCCGGTGGCGTCCTTTACCTGAACGCGGTGATCGGCGCCTTGTCTGCAGCCGGGACCAAGCTGTGGTTCATTGACGGAAATCATGAGGACTTTCCTCAGCTCGCACGCTGGGGGCCGGATGGCCGGCGACCTGGCGCCGACGACCATCCCGAGTGGGCGCGGATTCGCTGGCTTCTCCGCGGGCACCGCTGGACGTGGCATGGCCGCACGTGGCTTGCCTGCGGCGGCGGGGTGAGCCTCGACAAGGCGGCTCGCGCCGAAGGCCGGGATTGGTGGCCCGAGGAGGAGATTACCGCTGAGCAGGAGGCGGCGGTCATCGCCGGCGGCCACGCCGATGTGCTCGTATCCCATGATTGGCCTTCTGGGGTGGTCCATGCTTATCCGCCAGCGCCGTCATGGTGGGACCGTGCAGATCTCCACCGCAGCGACTGGCATCAGAAGCGATTGCAGCGGATCGTGGGCGCTGTTCGGCCGCGGCACATCATGCACGGTCATCTTCATAGGAGTTACCAGCGCACCTGCGATTTCGGTTATGGGCCAGTGGAGGTGACCGGCCTGGATTGCGACGGCGGCAAGGGGGCCAATTGGGCGGTCTTGAATGTGGAAACGATGACTTGGGAAACCTCGGGGTGAGCGCCGCCTGTTTGCAGGCGCGGTGGTATCGGGAGCGTCCCGTTAGGGCCATGGGGCGGTAAAGAATCCTTGCCGGGTGCCTACGCACCGGTAACGTGCATTACGTGGTGGAGGAGGGGGGGCCTCGGGACGGCGGTCACTGGACCGCGACCTGGATAGGTCACCTCGGCGGGAACTGGCAACTGCTGCTCACGGACTCCGCCGGCGCCGTCAAGCTGGACGAGCCGACGCAAATCTCCAGCGCCTACCCGCGTCCCGGCCCCGGAGTCCTGGAAGCGCTGGATGTGGAAGTTATCCCGGGCACCACGTGGACGCAGTCGGGGACCGCGAGCGTGTGGTTTTCCCGGCCGGTCAAACCGTGGAAGCGGGCTCCAGGGGAGCCAGCACCCTCCTTAGCCGCTTCGTAGCGGGCCCCTTACCCTCCGGATACATCAGGCTTCTCACCTGCCTCACCTTCACCCGTATTTGTGAATCACGTTTTAGGATGTACGAGTACGGCGCACAGGGACGTGCGCCCGGGCGGGAGGGAGCCCGGCATGGGGGGGACTGGCGCGCTGCGAATCTCTGCGCCATGGGAGATCACCACGGCCCACGCACCACCGGCGCTCGCGGAGGAAACCCCGGACTGGTGGGCTTACGCCGCCCAGTACCCGCGCTGGCACGTCTGGCGCGGCGTCGCCGGCCTGCTGTACGCGCGCAGGCCGCGGACCAGCCCGCCGTGGATCGTCCGCGCCACCGACCCCGACGAACTCGCGCAGAAGGTGGCCCTCCGCGAACGCGGCCAGCGGCCCTGCTGGTGACCCTCTTCGAGCTCGCCCGGCTTCCCCGCGTCGCCCTCATGGGGGAGTACCTGCGCACCCTCGACCGCAGCGACCGCATGGAACTTGCGCGCGTGGCGAACATGACCCGCGAAGCGCTCGTTGCGGCCATCATGGGCGACCCGGACGGCGGCCGGCGGCTGCGGGCCATGGCCGCGGCCGAGCGCCACCTCCAGGTGGCCCTGGGTAAGCTGCGTGACCAGCGTCACGCCGCGTGATACCTGTGACCCGGTTGGCGGAACTACACGGGTGGGACTAATACTGGTTCTGAAGTAGTCCCCCCCCCCTGTGTGCAGCCCCTTCCTCCCGCCGCCCGCCACGCGAGGTGATGCCGTCTTGCCTTCGTCCGGCCGCAAGTCCTGGGAACACTCGTTCGACACCCGGGAAGAGAACGCGCGATGGCGAGCGAACAGCGGCCACCGCAGAACGGCCGGGCCCCGGGAAACCCCGTGCCCTGGCGGGTGCAATGCGGCCTGGCGGCGGCAGCAGCGGCTCCTGGACGCCTACCAGCGGTCCATGGAGGCCTGGCAGGACGATCCCTCCGGTAGCCCGCCGGCTGAGCCCGAGACGCGCGCCTTGTCGCCGTATCCGGGGAACCCGTTCTGCAGCAACGACCAGGCGGTCTACCGGCGGCTGCTCGGCGAAGTGGACGACCTGGCCGCCATCGCCATCCGGCACAACGACGGGCACCGCAAAGACCCCGACGCCGAGCGCGTGTCCGGTAGCCGCGGCACCCGGTCCCCGTCGGCGACGATCGAGGAACTCGACCACGTCGCCTCGGCGTTGCGGGACTGGGAGGCCACGGCGCGGGATCTGATTCGCAAGCAAGCCGGCCGGCTCCCCAGCGACGAAGGCACCCCGCCACGGCGCGGGTACCTGGCCAGCGAGATCACGACCAGTGTGAGCTGGCTGGTGGCGCACTTCGAGGTGCTGATCACCGACGCCGACGCGGCCGTCCCGTTCGCTGCGGAGATCAGCGAGTGGCATGAGCGGCTGAAGAAGCGGGAGAAGGCCGGCACGGGCCGCAAGCACATGAAGCGCCCCTGCCCGCGGTGCGACAGGTACAGCTTGTACCAGGAAGACGACGCTGACTACGTAGCGTGTGCGCGCCCTGACTGTGGGCGGCTTATGGCCTGGGGGGAATGGCTCACCTACGCCGACACCTTCGCCCAGCCCACGGCGTCCGCCGGTGCGGCCTGAGACGAGTGCGGCGGCCTCCCCTTTTAGCCATCCAGGGGGAGGCCGCCTTGGCGCCGCCGGAAAGGAACCCAGCGCCCCCATGATGCCCCGCCGCGCCCCGGCGGAAACAGGTGCGCGTCTTGCATGACATCAGGCCGCGGACCCCTGTAAACTCTCGTGCGACCAAGACTGTTGTGCCCTCTTCCGGGAACGCCCCCTGGCTGGGGGCCTTTTCGCTGTCCGGCGGGGGTGAGCTGCCCCCCATGGAACTCCCGGCCCCCGCCGCCGACGGCCTCACGTACGTCACCACGGCGACCGCAGCCCGCCTGCTGCGGATCGCGCCGTGCACCGTGACGAGCTGGAAAGTAAAGGGTTACCTGCGGCCGATTCCGGGCAGTCCCCTCCATAAGCCCGTCTATCTATGGGATGACGTACTGGACGCCGAGCACACCGCCCGCAGCAACGCCCTGCGTACCTCCGGAACCGATGTCCAGGTCCGCCGCGACCGGGAGGCGTCGTGACCAGCACGATCCGGGTGCGCGTCGTGGATCTCGGCGGCCTGCGCGCCTGGCGGGCGTCGGTGCCGCGGTCACCTGGCGGCAACCCGTGCACCGAAGACAAGAATCACATCGCCGCCACCGCGGAGACGGTGCTTCGCTGGCAGGAACCCCAGGCTGCCGGTCCCGGCAAGGGCTTGATCCGTTTCACCTGGGTATGCCCGGGCTGCGGCGGCACAGTCCTCGGCCATCTCGGTGACCAGCCCTCGGGGGGCTGGGATGCGCCGAGATGGGTGAACGTGGGGAGCTGGGAGAAGCCCACGCTCACCCCGTCTCTGGCCTGCCCATTGTGGCGTTCCCGTCGCTGCCAGGGCCATTGGCATCTCCGCGAGGGAATTCTTCACCCGGCATAGAGACGACCCTCAGGCCCACGGCCGCCCACCCTTCCGCGGTGGAGTCGTGGCCGGCCTCCCACCATCGGCTGACCGCATCGTGCAGCGCATGGTCGGCGGCCGGCCCGAGGATTCGCAGCTTCGCCAGGAGGGCCCGTTCGCCTATCTCCCACTTGGTACCGTAGCTGGCCTGCCCAGTGGCGAAGGAGAAGGCGTCCTCAGCCTCGGCCCATGTCAGAGGCAGGTTCACCATCATCCCGGGACTGAGCAGCGTGCCGTTGAGGATATCGGCGATGCAGTTGATCTCGCCGAGGGTGAACCGGAGCCGGCGCAGCTCAGTAGTGAGGGCCATACGCCACAGTTCGATCTCGGTACGGGCCTGCACGTGCGGGCTCATGGCATGCATGCGGTGGGCGCGGTCCGTCAGCCAGTCCAGGGTCCCGTCGTCCAGCCTGAACTGGGTCAGTTCGGTCTTAGCCATGACCGTGGTGCCGCCCTTCACAGGTAGGACAGGTCGCTGGGATCCAGTTGGGTGATGCGTTTCTCGATCTCGTCATGAAGATCGCGGATCTCGCCCTCTAGGTCTTCCGCCTCGTCTTGGAGATTGGCGGCGTGACGTTCCCAGTCGTAGCTGCTGAGGTTTCCGGTGCGCCGCCGGACCTTATCCCGCAGCCTGCGGATGTCTCGATGATCGCGGTCCAGTAGCGCCTCTTTGCGGGCCACCTCATGCTGGAGCGCGAGGATCCGCTGCAGTGCGGCTTCCATCGCCGGATCGGGATGTGGCCGCCGCTGGGGCCCTCTGTGGCGCCGGAACATGAGGTCAGTCTCCGTAGGGGCCGCGGCGGCTGCTGCGGCCCATCTGGTAGGCGTTCTGGGTGACGAACCGCACCGGGTAGGGCGGGCACAGGTTCCCGTGCTGCGGGTGGGACAGTACACGGCGGCCGGCATCCCAGACGTGACTCTCGGGCAGTTCACCCTTGCCGTCATGCGGCCGGGTGGTTTCGATCGCGTACACGTCGCCCTGGCGCTCCGCGCGGCGGCCGGCATCCAGCGCCTGAATGACCTCTGCCGGGGTGATCCAGGCGAGCGCGCTTCGGACGGTTTCGATGGTGCCGGGCACCCGGACGGCCCACGGTTGCCCGTCTTCGGTGCCGCACAGGTAGGACAGGCTGGCGCGCCGGTGGCCGAAGGCCCGCGAGTATGCCCGCCATCCTTCGGCGTGCAGCAGGACGAGGCCGACGTTCTTGCCCCAGGTGGGCCGGTCGGCGACGGTGAGCGGCACGAATCTGTCGCGGGAGTCGATGGTGGTCTCCCCGCCGCGGCGGCTGATTTCTTTTGCGTAGCGGCCGGCGACCCGCGCGTTGGCCCTGGCCCGTACGCCGGGGTGGTACCGGGGCTCGATGGGCCGCTGCTTGGCGCGCTCGCGGCGCAGCCGGGTGATGGCGGTCTTGGACCGCTGGCCGGGCAGTCCTTGCTCGCGCAGAGCTGCGGCGAGCAGGGCCGGGTTGCGGGTGGGCAGTGCGGCAGCCATTGGAAGATCTCCCTTCGCCCTTTGTATCTCAACCGTATACGGACAACCTACTCCTGTCAATCAAATCTTTGGGGGGATGAGCCGTGACCGACGAGACCGAGGCCCTGCGTGCCGAGGTGGCCGAACTCCGTGCTGAGATCGAGCGCCTGCAGGCATGGCAGGCCACGCATGTATGCCAGCCGCAAGCGGGTAACTGGCCGTCGCAGTGCACCTGCGGGACGAGCACCCGCTCCCCGGTGCATGCCCCGCCGCCCTGGCAGGGGACCTGGACGAGTGTCGCCGCAGGCGCTGCGGGCGGGGGGTCCACCCACATGTGGACCGCCAACACCGCCAACACTGCCGCAACGCCGATGGTGACGATCGTCCCGCTGACCACGATGGGCGCGGCCCCGCAGCCGCAGATCTTCACCTACTACGACGTCGGCGGCGAATGCGCATGATCGGAATCCTTGCGATCCTGTTCTTCGCCGCCGCGGTCATCGTGCACGGCGGCGCGGTCACCGTGCACACGCACTGGCTTGACTGGGAAGGGCTCGCCCTCGCCGGTTTGCTGTGCCTGTCCCTGACGGGCTTCTCCCCGCCCGCAGCGCTCACCCGGTGGCGCAGGCACGACTGACCTGCGCGCCTGCGTAAACGCCGCCCCTCGCCGTCTCGCGCAGGGGCTTTTTCATGTCCCCCCACGGAAGGAAGGCCGCCACTTGAGCAGTGAGATCACGCCCGGGGAAGTCGTCACCTATTTCTGGCGGTGGTTCTGGGTGGGCGTACTCGCCCTCGCCGTCATCGCTGCCCTGATCGCAGGCAGCCAGACCGGGTGGTTCTGGCTGGACACCCGCGCGGTGCAGCACCAGTCGCAGGTGATCCGGCTGAATTACGCCACCCAGGAAGCGTATGTGCAGCAGATGCAGGGTTACATCGCCCAGATCCTCACCGACCAGGAGCAAGAACTTGGCCTATCCGGCGCCCAGCTCGCGGATATGCGTGCTGCGGCTTTGGGCCTGGGCCAGCAGGCGTGCGCGAAAGCCGCCGACGTGTCTATTTCCCTGGGGCCGTCCGGGTCCTGGGTGCGGGCGAACTGCAAGTACGGCGCAGTGAACCCGGCGTCACCTCTTCAGAAAGGATCTTCTTCGCCGTGAACATCCGCAAAATCCCCCTTGCGGTTGTGCTCGCCGCCCTGTGCCTGCTCGCCGTCGCCGCGTGCCGTTCCAGCGGTAACAGCAACGGGCAGGCGCTGGAAAACCAGCAGCAGTACAACAATGAGTCCACGTTCGAGCAGGTGCAGCCGATCCCGCATTTCGCCTATTCCCAGTATAGGGCCACCCTAACCGAGGTGGAGGCGATTCAGGCGCTCGGCACGCAGACCACGAGCTTCTTCTTCAACCAGGGCATTCAGAAGCCGATCTTTGCATGCCCGTCGCTGGGTATGCCGGTCGCCTCGACTGCACAACTGAGCAACCCAGCGCAGCCCTTCAACATGACCGACGGAAACGGCAACTACAACACGGTGGTCCTTGGAAACATGGACCCGAACGGCACGTATTCGCCGCCGGATTCGACGGGGACGAACGTGGTGTGCCTGAACGCCACCGGGCAGCCGTACATCGAATACTGGGAAGGCTTTGTGGACGCCGTTTCCGGCGTCGCCCACTGGGATTCCGCGACCAGTTCCGTGGTGGTGACCGGCGCGCCGGCGCTGCCGAAGTGCAAGCCCGCGACCGCCACTATCGGCGGTAAGCAGCAGCGCGTCACCACCTGCGCGAAAGCCTGACAATCCGGCCCTTTCTGCCGCCCCTGCATTCGCGGGGGCTTTTTTGGTTGCCCGCGAACGAAAGGGAGGCGTCCTGTACCTACTTGAGGAGCAGCAATGATCTCCCCGGATGAAGCCCGTGAGGTGGGCTTGGCCTTGGCGGTGGAGTTGTTTTCGTCGGGCCGCGACGATTATGTCCTCCTCTCTGACCCTTCGCCGGTCATTCATGTGGCGGGGGAGTTCGCCAACTGGCTGCTGGCCCGGCCGCAGAACCTGAAATTGCGGCCTGCGCCATTCACTTTCCCCGAGGCCGGTGGCCCGGGGGTTCCAACCCGAATAGGAGAAAACGGTATGTCCGTAACGATGACCGACGCGCAGCAGGTCGACTACACCTGTGAGCCGGAAGACAGCAAGGGCGTGGAGGTCAGCGACACGCTCACCTGGTCTTCGGACGACGGCGGCGCGGTGCTGACCGTCACCCCGTCGGCCGATGGCCTGTCGTGCACCTTCGCCGCCGTGGCGCCGGGGTCGGCGACCATCACCGTCACCGACGGCACGCTGAGTGGGAGCGACCTGATCACGGTAACCCCCGGCGCCGTCGCCTCTCTGGTACTCACTCCCGGCACGCCGGCGGGCGAGCCCAGCGCCTGACCGCGTGAGCCGCCCGCAGTCCCAAGGGGGGAATCGGGGCTGCGGGCGGCGAGGGCGGGGCCGGCCTTCCGGAGTCGACGGGACGCACGCAGGCCGTCGTGACCGCTCGATCACAGGGTGAGCACCCGTTTACCGATCCGTCAAGTCCCCCGAAAGGAAGTATTCGCGTGAGCAAGACCGTCCCCGGTGCCCGCGAAGTGGACCCGGCGAAGGAGGTGCTCCGGTTGGTCTCCGACCGCGACACGCCCGAGCACCATGGTTTCCGCCTGGTCCTCGATGAGGTCCACCAGATCCAGCCTGATGGCCAGCCGCCGGTGCAGGCGCACATTGTCGTGACGGCGAGCAAGGGTGTCGCGGCCATCCCGGGCCTGGGGGAGAAGATCGCCGCGGCGCTTCGTGAGGGCTGGCAGCCCGAGGGGGAGGAGTAGCGGTGGGCGGCTACGACCACGGGCCGCTGCGCTCGTACGAGCTGGTGTGGCGGTCCGGGCACATCGAAACCCTGCAGGGCCACCAGGTGCTGTTCGATTCCCACCGGATCGAGGGCCGCGATTTCCTCGCGTCGGTGTTCGGCGGGGTGGCCACCGAGACCCGCGGTGCGCCGGATCCCCGGTTCTACGTGCACGGTGAGTTCGACGGGCGCTGGCGGCTGGTCCTGTCGGCGCCCGAGTCCGAGCTGCACACGCTGCGCGATGTAACGGACCGGGAGCCCGCCGTCCCGGAGGCGGCCGGGTGACCGCAGGCCCGGGCGACCTGACCCCGGCCCAGGCGCAGGCGTTCCTTCGCGATCACGTCACCGTGGTCAGGCCGGGTGAGACTTTGGTGGTCCGCGGCGGCGACTGGGCGCCGTACCGGGTGCGGGAGCTTCAGGAGGCCCTCGACACGATGATCGCGGCCCGGGGGCTGAAGTTCAGCGTGCTGGTGGTGCCCGGCGATGAACTGGCCGTGGCGCAGGCGGACACGGACGCGGCGTTCGCGGAGCGGGTGGCGGCCGCGCTGCACCAGAATGCGCTGCGCGGCCGTTTCCCGATGCGGCCACGGTGAGCCCGTGGTGGGACGGTTCGCCTGTGACCGAGGCGCAGGTCCACGAATTCAGGGCTGCCCTGAGCATGGCCGCAGGTGACCCGGCCCGCAGGCACAAGATCACCGTCCTGCCGCCCGGCCAGCCAGCACTTGTGCCTGCGGGGCCACTGGACGCGGTCAGCGACCTGTGCCTTACGCCACCGGAGGCGTCAGTGGCCGAGCCGCTTCCTGCCTGCCGGTGCGGGAGCGCCGATCAGGTGACGTGGGCGCATGCGTTCGGCGCCCATTTGTGCTTCTCCTGCCGGACCCAGCGCACGTGGGAACTGCTCGATGGGCCACCCGGGGGCGGTCCGCCGCCGGCGGCGTGCAGGTGCGACTGGCCGCCGGGCAATCCGCTGGCGGTGCACCGCCCCTGGTGCGACGCGGGCCCCGTCTACTTGGGCGGGGGAAGGGCGTACTAGCCTTGGGCGTCATGTCCGAGGATGATCTTGCTGTGGTTCTCAGCGTGCTGGAGCCAGCGCCGCCGGTTCCGGTCTCGGCCCAGGATCTGTGTCATGCGGCCGCCCTGCGGGGCTGGTATCCGGAGTTCCCGTTCCTGCCCGTCGCCCTTCCCGCGGTCGCGCCTTGTGCCTGCTCAGTTCCGACGCGATCACCGGCAAGGTGAGCAGGGCGAGGGAGATGAGGGCACGCCAAAGCAAGACTGGGCTCCTTGTGGGGAGTTCGCGGGTGTGGGTGCGGCGAGTACCGCAGGGTTAACCCTAGTGCGAGCGGGTGGCCGGCATCAACGGGCCCCGTGCGGCCGTCTCTTCTTGCGGCGAGCCGGTCTGGGCTGAACAGGAGCAGCCGGCCGCCTCGTTCTCGTAGTGCTGGGGTGAGCCACCCTTCCCGTACGGCTGCCCGCACGGTTCCGCTGTCCACCTCGAACGCTTTGGCTACCTGGTCGGTGGTGACTAGGCCGTCCCACCGGAGAGATTCCAGGACGGCGGGTTCTGCGGTGCCGTCGGGTGTGCCGGGTTTCACGAGCCGCCAGCCTGCTTCGTGGAGCAGGCGGCTGGTGAGTTGCGAGTGCCCGGTGGCGGCGATGCCCAGCTCCTGGGCGGCTTCGCTGACGGTGAGGCGGCGTCCGCGGCGTTCCACGAGGCCGGCGACGAGAGGTGCCCAGTCTTCGTGGGTGCGTTCCCACCGGCCGGGGTTGCCCCTGTGCTGGCTCGGCCATGTTGCGGCCCGCCATACGGCGAGGCGGCCGGTCTGCCAGGTGCCGTCTCCGGCGGGCAGCGGCATGGTTTTGGGGCCGGCGGTGCCGGCGGCGTGTTCGCGGCGGGCTTGGCGGAGCCGCTGGGCGACGGTACCGAGCCGGGGGTCGCTGTCGCCGAGGCCGGTGAGTGCGGCGATCTGCTCGCGGGTGACTGCCCGTTTGGCGAAGACGCCGGCTTTGCGTTCGGCCGCGGTGAGTTTCCGGGGTTCGGTGTAGTAGGCGCCGCGCTCGTCTTCGGGAAGCGCGCCGAGTTCGTCGCGGATGACGGTGACGAGCGCGGCGAACCGCTCCGCCCCGGTGCCTTTCGTGGTGGCAAACCGGTCCTGGTGGGCTTGTCTCAAGGTGCGCTTTTTGCTGGCGAGGCCGTTGACGTTTTTGCAGTGGAGGCACCAGTGCCGCCCGCCGCGGACGTAGAGGTTGTCTCCGGCCATGGGGTTGCCGCAGGTGCGGCAGTGGGAGGGAAGCGGGCGGCCCATGGAACCTTTTTACAGGGCCGGCCCGCGGGGCTTGCCGCCGGAGCGTTTCCTGACGGCGTCGGCGAGGGGCACGAAGAACCACGCGATGAGGGCGGCGGCGCAGAGGGGCCCCCATACGGGCCAGGCGCGGTAGCCGTCGCGGGCGAGGATGACGGCCCCGAGGATGAACAGCAGGCAGCCCATGCCGGCCCGGACCTGTACGTTCATCGTCCCGTTTCCTTTCGCCGGTCACACCGATCCAGCTTCGCCGGATTCCTCGGCGACGATCCGTTTCCACGCGCCAGAACTCCTGGGCGTCGTCGTATTCGGCCTGAAGCGCGGCCATCCTGGCCGGTGGATGTCCTGGATGCGTTCCGTTAGCTCGTCCATCGTTCAGCTCCTTCTGCGCACGGCCAAGTACGCCGCGATCGTGATGATGATGACGATGAGCGCGGGCCATACGGTCACGAAGACGATGACCCAAGGTTCGCGCGACGCGCTCACCCCGTTCAGCCTGCGTCGCCTTCGGCGCTAGGGGCGCCCTTGCAGGTGACCAGTGCCGGGACGGTGGTGACCCGGTTGCGCCACGGATGCACCTCCAGTACGAGCCGGCCGCAGCAGGGCATGAACCCGCCGGGGTCGCTCAGGTGTATGACCGCATCAGGGTCGGGGTGCTCGCGGGTGAACTCGGGCTCGTCCATCGCTCAGGTCACCTCGTTCCAGCCCCACGGGCAGTTGTCATTGACCGAGAACTCCACGATCTTCGTGATGGCGTCTTCACGTTCCCGTCCTTCGAGTCCTTCAAGGTCGGCGGCGTCGATCTCGATTACGTCGGTGTAGTGGTCGATCGTCCAGCTCGGCTCGATCGTGTACTCAACCTTGATCACCTTGTCAGGCATGGCTCAGCCTTTCCTGCTCGCGAACCATGGCGAGCTGGATAATCGCGGGGGGCTGACTGAAGGCGGTCATCGTTCAGCCCACCCCTGCATCGTCGTCGGTCGCTGGAATGTTCCGGTAGATCAGCATGGCTACCGCTGCTACGTCGAGCGCCTCATGCGCGAGCCGCGCTGCGACGCCAGGTTCACCCAGGCGCTTCTTGTTCGCGGCCCACTCGTCGTACAGTTCTTTGAGTTCGTCTTCCACGGCGGCGATGCCGAGGCGGAGCCCGTTGCGGTCGTAGGTGAAGTCCACCGGGAGCGGCGGCCCGGTCAGCCGCGCGTACTGGTCGGCCATGCGGTCGGCGAGACGATCCAGGGGAGTGCTCATCACCGGCCCGTTTCGCTGCGGATGAACCGGACGGCGCGTTCGAGGTGGTCGCGTTCCGGCCCGTAGCGGGTGCCCGCTTGCGCCGCGAGAGCACCGGCGATCTGCTCCCGTTCCCCGGCGGCGATGGCCGGCGCGGCGGCCTGCGTGATCGCGGTCAGGTCTGCGCGGCTGAGGTTGAGTCCTCGCGCAACCGCAACGCGCCACGCCGCATCCACGGCTTCGGGTGGCACGGGGTCATGATCGGCCCTCATCGCCTGACTCCCCTCGCCGTCCGCCGGGCCTGTCGCAGGTGGTACCGAAGGTCTGACCGAGCGTGGCGCTGCTTCGTCCACATGCCGACCTGGTGGCCGTCAACGTAGACCCGGAAGACGGCCTTGTACTCGTCTCCGAACCAGCGGTAGCCGGGCTCGATCCCGGTACGGCTGCTGGGATCTTCCTCGGTCACCAGCAAGTCCGCAAGAGGGTTGCCTGTGAGGGGCGCTTCGCGGGCGATGATGAGCCCTTCGTGTTCGGTGAGCATCTGCCGCACCATGTCCACGCTGCTGGGTGCGGGTGCCCGCACTTCGTAGGTGCCGTCCGCTCCGGGGACGGGCTCACCGTGGGGTGCAATGAAGAAGGCGCTCATCGCGTGGACCGTTTCGTCGGCGTGGCGGATCCGCCATGCTGGGTTGGCTGCATCGGCGGGGCCGGGGAGCACGTAGAACGCCATGCCTGCCATTTCGCTCATTGCTCAGCCTTCCTGCTCCGCGTCCGCTTGCATCTGGGCGAGCCGGGCTATCGCCCACGGTGCGCCTAGCTGGGCCCACTGCTCAAGGGTCAGGGGCTTGATGGGATAGCGGGCGACGCTTGCACGTACCTTCATCGCTCAACCACCGTCCCGCTCGCAGTTACGGAACCCGGCTCGCCACTCGCTCTCCGCGACCCGGTGCCCGCACTTGCCCACGACGTACCCGGCCATGCCGCCGTTGAGTTCCAGCGGGATGGGGGCACCCGGCTGCGGGTACACGGGTCCGGGGTCGTCGGTGTCTTCGGCGACGGCTTGCAAGGCGAGCTTGATCAGGTCATCGGCAGTGGGCATCAACTGCGGGCTGCGGACGGTGGCGAGGCACATCTCCTCGATGCCGAACTCGGTCACCTGTAGCCCGTCGTGGAAGACGGCGAACTCGCCCCACTGGTCGGGGTAGTTGATGCCCAGGTGGTCTATTTCATACTTCTTCCCTGCCACGGTGTAGGTGGCGATGGTCTCGCTGGTGTCGGCGCTGGTCATTAGAACGCGCCCGCTCTGGCTGCGGCGGCTTCTGCCGCTTCGTCTCGTTCGCGGATACGCTCGTCGGCGAGCGCTGCGACCTGGCCGGCGCGGTGGAGTACCTCTATGAGTATGGGGATGTTCTCTTTGCGCACCTCCATGCCCCCGGGGCATTCGATGATGGCGTAGGTTTCGCCGCGGTCGTCATCCTCGCGGACCTTGATCTGCGCCTGTGGCGGGGGAGTGGTCCACGGGTCTCCGGGCACGGGGTCGAACTCGGCGCGCACGGTCACGGCCCGGCCGGCGTCGAGTTCCCAGGCGATGAGTTCGTCGGTGAGTGGCCGCAGCCCGTCGGTGATGGTGATCTCGTAGTCGCCCGTTGCGTTTCGTTCCATCGGTCAGCCGCCTTCCTGGTTGCGCCCCGTGCCGCGCACGACGGCGTCGATTTCCATGAGCATGTCGGCGCCGTCCCATTCGGGCCGGGCCAGCAGTTCCGCGATGTGGTCGAGGGCGTGCCGGTCGCTGACGGCGCCCTCGGTTCGGTGCACGCCCATGTGGTCAGCCAGTACCTCGTGACTGTGCGGCTCGTAGCCGTCGTGGGCGTGCATGGTTTCAGCATCCCCTGAGCCGGGAGTCGTACCAGGACTGCATCTCAGCCCACACGCCACCTTCCCGGCCTGCGGCGTATTGCTCGTACGCGTCGCCACCTGCCCGCCACGCCTGGTCGGCCCGGCAGTGCCCGCCCGGCACGAACTCGCAATTATTCGGCGAGACGGCGCCCGGTTGGCAGATGTGCTCGCTGGCAGGGCTGACCGGGTAGTGGATCTCGACCGGGCCGCCCATGGGGTGGGCGCCGCCGTAGATGTCGAACGTGACAGCACCTTCCGGGCCGGACAGAATGAACCGCTTGACCACGGAACTGCCCGGCTGGTGCACGTCCACGATGCGGCGGGTCAGGGTGTCAGTCATCGCTCGGTCCTCCGTTTGCGGTCAGGGCCGCGATCAGCAACGGGGAGACCGGCCGCGGTTGCGGCCACCCGGATTCGTTGCGCGGCTTCGGCGGCGTCGTTTCCACGGGGCGGCTCGCGTGCCGACCAGTGGGGTGCCCTCGCCATGCCCGGCGCTGCCCTCTGCGAATGGGCTTGCCGTTGGGGGGCATCATTGGCCGTCTGCCTCGTCTGAGAGCATCCGCTGGGCGAGCGCCCGGTGATGACCCATGGTGACCCAGCGGCCGGCCTCGTCCGAGTAGCTGAACACGGTGCCGAGCGCGACGAAGCGCGTGTAGTCGCCGCCGCGGGCCGCTTCAGTGGTATCGGCCTCGTACTCGGGGAGGCGGACGATCAGGTCGTCCCAGATGTTGTAGGCCGCTTCGCCTGCGGGGGTCATGTGTGCGGCTTCGTAGTCGTTGAGGTCGGCGAGGATCCCGGCGATGCGGAGGGTGCATCCGGTGCATTGCGCCGGGTTGTGGGGTGGGGTGGCGAAGGGGTGCGCGCCGGGTTCATCGAGGTGCCCGTTGGTGAACCGCTGCGCGACCATTTCTGCGACCTCAGCGAAGTCTGCTGCGGTCGGGTCGCCGTCAAAGGTGAGGTTCCATCCTGTGGCCATCGGCTTTGTCCCTTCGCCTAAGGTCTTACCATATCACGATGATATCAGATCATCGTGCGGGAATGAAGCACTTCACATCGCAATGGCGGCCGACCTCGTACGGCGGGCCGTAGTCGGTGTCCGTGCTCATAGCGGCCTCCCGTCCTTGGCCGGGTCGTAGCGGTCCATGCCGGCGAAGGTCAAGCCGCCATTCTCGGGCTGCATGGCGTAGCCGATCCCGTACCACTCCTCGTAAGTCGCCCATTCTTCGTCGGTCGAGCCGGGCCGTTCGGCGACGCGGTACGCCGCAGCGCAGGCGTTCTCGACCTCGGCGAGCGTCAGCCCGGTCGCTTCGGCCCGGATGCGCTTGTGCAGTTCCACGATCTCGGTCTCAGTCATGGCTAACCTGCTCTCCGGATTGCTTCGTCGGTGCGGTAGGGAATCACCAGATACCAGCCGCCCACCCGGGCGAGGGTGCGGTGATCCACACTCGTGCCGTGCACGTCGACCGGGATGGTCACCGGCTCGTGGCCGCGGTCCAGGCCATCCGCTATGGCCTTCGCCCCGGCCGGGCTGAAACTCCACTCGGCCGACAGGAACTCTGCCAGAGCTTCCGGCGTGGGGAACGCGCGCACCCGTGCCCTGCACTCACAGGTCCCATCGGGGCCTATAGCGGGTGTGTCGTGGTTGCACCACTGGCCGGCGGTTCCCATGGCTAGTGGGCCTCGTAGACGGCGTGGCCCTGCACGGTGATCTGCATGGGTACCCGGCGCTCACCGTCCGGGTCCACCATGGGCGTGTCGCCGTTCACGTCGTCCAGGTCCACCGAGACGCGCATGACACCGTCCTCGCGGTACAGCCACACCGTCACGCCGGCCACCTGAATGCAGGGCAGCGCACTGTCGCGGTCATCCACGGCTGCTGAGTCGCAGCCCCAGGAGATCGCGTCCGAATTGACTTCCCTGTCGGTCCTCATTGCGGTGTCCCTTCGCCTTTGCGTGTTGGCTTCGCCTGGTCGTTAACGAGTCGTAGTTGGCACGCGGGGGTCTTCATGGCAATCGGCGCAGACGCGCTGGTCGGTGTCTGCGGTCAGTACGGCTACTAGCCGCACATTGCGCGCTTGGCAAAACTCACACTGTCCCACCGGAATCTCGTCGCGACCCTGCCCGGCAAGGGCTTCGGCGATGGCCTCGCGGATGCTCTCATCGAGAGCCATTACGTCCACATGGCCAGTGGCCCGGTACTTAAGCGCTGCCGCGTCGCTGAGTGGCAGTACCGCCGCGAGGGCAGCGGCGGCGCGTGCGGCACCACAGGGCCACTGGGGAACCGAGTCGGCGCAGCGGGAAACGCATATGCCAGGCTCGGGAAAGTTCGCGCTTACGTGTTGGCGGTGGGCCTGCTGGATCTTGCCCAGGATCACGCCCAGTTCGAGCATGTGTAGTACGGTCACGGCTCAAGTCCTTCCGTCGTTGCCGGTGGTGGTGGCGGGTGCCCGGTGCTCAATCGCGGCCCGGACGTGAGCGCCAACGTTGTAGTGGTTCGCCCAGTCGATCAGGGTTGCCCATTCGCCCTCGCTGAGCGGGCGCGGGTTCGGGCTGCCGCAGTAGATGCAGACCGGGGCGCGTATCCCAATGGTTCTCGGGACGATCCGCCAGTGCCGCATACGGCCAGGGCAGCGATCTTGGCCGCTCATCTCGCTCGCCGCCCCGTCGTTGCCGACCACCCTGGCTCTGTGCGCCTGAACATTTCACGGGTCAGGGCGTCGGCCATGGCTTGCAGGTCCGCGAGCACGTCCTCGTTGTGCAGTTCGTAGGCCAGGGCGGTCTGCTGCCGGCATAGATCCTGACGGCGGCGGATCTCGGCCGTGTTGAGCGTGGGGAACAGTTCGTCGGCCTCACGGTCGGTTTCTGCCGTCCAGCGCCTCATCTCAGTCCCCGTTCGCCAGCAGTTCGCTGGCATGCCCGTAGCTCATCGCTCAGCCGCCCATCCGTGCGCACATCAGATTCCAGATGCGCTCGGCGAGCTGCTTCTGCCTGTGCGACAGGTTGTCCGTGGTATCCGCAGAGGCCCACAAGTCGCCTGCGGTGATGAGCAGGGCCTCGATCTCGTCGGCGGTGAACTGGCTCGCCAGTGGGCCGAGAACGGCCGGCAGGGGGTCGTAGTCCCCGTGAATCCGCACCCCAGGCGCGGGCAGGGTGTCCGGCTTGGTGCCGTCTTCGGCCACGAAGGCACTCGCGTAGGCGACCGGGCCGACGCCGGGCTCGGTGATGGTGTCGAACCCGTGGTCGATCAGTGAGCCCGACAGCGTACCGATGGCTGCCTCCTCGTCTGCCGCTTCCAGGCAGGCCACGACCATGACCGCCGTGTTGTAGACGTCCATTACCTCCGCGCCCCTCTCATGTGCTTGTCGTAGTGGTCAAACCACGGGCCGCCCAGCTCCCGGTCGGCGTCGGCCGCCGGGGTACCTTTCCGCGCCCATTCCTTGACGTCGCTGCGGGTAACGACGGGGTCGCCACTGCTATCACACTCGCCGGTGTACTCGCCCAGTGCCGGGGTGAAGGCGATCAGTTCCCCCAGGCCTTCACTGTCGGGGTCGGACCAGGCCATGAACGACACGCCGGGTGCGGCCTCGCGCAACTCCGCAACCACGTCCTCAAGGGCCCGGTATGGCGCTTCGCTGAGCGTGTACGGCTCGTCCATCTCCAGCTCGGGCCCCGGCTCGGCCACGTTCGACCAGTTGATTCCGAAGCCCCTGCCGGATTCGGCGAAGTACGCCCCCGCGGCATCGCACTGGTCCTCGGGGCAGTCGTACACGTACACCCGCAGGTCTGATCTCAGATCGCTCATGACTTGACCGTCTCTTTGACCTTGAGTTGCTTCAAGTTCCAGCGCATGCCGTCTTGGCCGCGCAACTCTGCCAGCGCACCCCTCAGCCGGGCTTCGGCGCTTGCGACCCGGATCATCGCGACGTCTAGGTGCTCGTTGCGTGCCGGGGCATCGTTCAGGGCGGAGCCGAGGGCGGTAAGGGCGCTCGTCAGCATCGCGCTGGCCTCGTCGGCGAGATGCTGCGCGCGGGTCATTGCGTTCTCGATTTCCGCTGGCCGTACGGTCATTGTCGTTCCCTTCGCCTTAGATAAGTCCCATGCGTTCCATGTCGTGCTGCATGGCTACCATCGGGTCCTCCCCGCCCGCGGCGGGTGCGTCGACCCAGGTTGCCTGCATGGCGGCGAGGGCGTCCCGGCCGCGCTTGGACCATTCCGGCCCGGCGGCGTCCGCCATGGTGGCCAGGGGCCAGCAGATCTGCCGGTAGCGGCGGTGCGTCCCCTCGACGGCCGGGGGGATGTACTTGCGGAGCCATTCCCGGTTCCGGTCGCACCAGCCTGCGCCGGCGATCCTGATGGCGGTCACCACCGTCGCTGCGTAGTCCGCCTCAGCGTCCAGGCTGGCCGGTTCGGCGTCGTCGGGGGCGGGGACCATGCGGATGCGGAACCCACGAGAGAGGATCGCAAGGATGTTCTCGCTGGCGGTCTTCTCCACCACGTCCAGGCCGGCGAGCGCGATCGGGGCGAACAGCGGCACCCGCTCGGTTTTCTTGTTCCGCTCCCGCAGCTTCGTCCCCGGCACCCCGATCCGCGGGTCCGGGTTCGTGTAGCCGTTCAGCAGGATCTGCTGTACCCCCTGCGAGCGTTTGTCGGTGGACAGCAGAATGCCCAGCTCGTCAATCAGCAGCGTGGGGATCTCGGTCTGGAGCGACAGCAGCAGCCCGTACTCGGTCGGCTGCGTTTCCAGGCCGGCGACCCGCGGGCAGGTGCAGGACAGCAGCCGCATCAGCGTCGACTTGCCCGAGTTGCGCTTGCTGGACAGGGCGAACAGCCGCGGGGACATGGGGAAGATCACCCCGGCGCCATCTTCGGGTGCCTCCCGGGCGTAGGTGTGCGCCGTCCACAGCACTGCGGTGATCAGTGCCGACTGCGACGGCCACCACAGGTACCGGGAGTAGAACGCGGCGAGGTAATCCAGCCAGTATTTCGCGGTGACCTCGATGACCTGGCCGCCTTCGCTGCGGTACAGGAACGGCACCGGGGGCGGCAGCTCCACCCGGCCGTACGACGGGGGCGGGGGCAGCACGGGCAGGGGGGCGAATTTCGCGGCCTCCACCTGGGCCGGCTCGACGGTGGCGACCGTCCCCGCCGCACCCGGCCGGACTGGGCCAGCAAGAGCAGGCGGCACGGCAGGCGTGGGCGCTAGCCCGTCCCTGACCGCTGCGGCTTCCGCGTCTGCCCTAAGGGCCGCGTTCTGCTCCCGCAGGCTCCCAGGCACCTCCTGGGGCGGCGTGAGGGTGGTTCCGGTCATGACCGCTCACCTGCCCCCAGCGGGCCGCACGGAGGCGGCGTAGGCGTCCAGGTTGCCGAGCACCTCATTGGCGGTCTCTACCGCTTCCCGCAGGACTGCGAGCGCGCCAGCGGCGCCTTTGCTGCCGTCCCCCAGGTACCGGGTCTCGCTGAACCCGCCCGAGAGCTGGAGCCGCCACGGCCCGTCCAGGGTGACCATCCAGGCGTAGCCGGGGTCCTCGGTGCGGTAGTAGTCGAAGTCGATGACTCCCGGCCCGGTGAGCAGCCCGGCTTCCCAGGCGCAGGTTACGACGCTGGACGTGTCGTAGCCTTCGTCGTTGTAGTCGCGCGGGTCGTATTCGCTGCCGATCTCAAGCTCCGCCGGCTTGCTGCCGCGGTTCGCTTCCCAGCGCTCAAACTGCGCGACCTGCGCGGCCAGGTACCCGGCCGCTTTGGCTTCGTCCAGTTGAAATCTCGCGTTCATGCCCTCGCGTCCCTTCGCCTGGTCATATCACGATGATATCATGGATAGGGTCAGGATGGCGAGTCCTTTGCCACGGGCTGCCAGACCGGCTCGCCGCACTGGCAGTCATGCGCCGGATCGCGCGGCCCTCCCGATGGCCAGATGATGTCTTCGTCGGGGATGCCGGCGCGCCACGCATCCCAGCTCGGCCCGTCGTGCACGTGATGCTGCCCGGTCATGCCCATGAGGATGTTGGTGACGTGGATGAGCCCGTCTGAGTTGTAGGCGGCGCAGAACTTCATGCGCGCCATGCCGCCCATCGGGTCGTAGCGCGGTTCGATGTCGCGCGGGCGCCAGGCGAGCATGACCTTCCGCGCGTCCGCCCAGTGCGGGTCTTGGTGCAGGTGGCCGTCTTCGCCGGTGTCCCGGCCGCTGGGCCGGGTGAAGTCACATCCGGTGGCCAGCAGTTCTGCGCGGAACTCGCGGGCCTCGGCCTTGAGGCGCAAGGTGACGGCGCAGTGAAGCCCGCTGCGCTCGTGCATGACACGCCAGCCGGCGCCGGGGGAGCGTTCCACGCTCAGCCCGCGGTCGACGTCGGTGCCGGTCATGACTCGCTCCCGGGGTATGTGATGGGCGGGAATCCCCAGAACGCGCGGTGTTCGGTCATGGCCTCAAAGGGCACATTCCGGGTCCACCGGACGCGGCGGTTGTCACCTTGACCGGCGGGGAACTTGTGCAGCTCGTACCGCGTCGGCCCGTTGAAGTCACCCGGCGCGTACCCGTCGCCGCCCTGGCCGATGGCCTCAAAGTCGAGCACGGGCCAGGCCACCTCATTGCCCACGCGGCTGACGACTAGCCCGGTGTCCTGGTCGACGCCGTAGCGGATGCTCCGGTTCCGGCTCATCGCGCGCCCGCTTCGCGGATCTCAGCGGCAACGGGGAAGACGTTGCCCTCAAGCGGGGCACGGTCACCCCCGCCGGCCGGATTGATCACGTACCGGACGAAGTGATCGGTGAAGACCGCGGAGCCAAGCCCGTTGTCGGTGACGATCCGGTACAGCCATTCCGTTGTGGTCATGTGCCGGTCGCCATGCTTGGTGAACTCGACCCGGTCGAGGTAGATCACCGCGAGCGGCGTGTCGTACAACTCCAGCACGGCGGAGCCGGGGAAGTGGTGAATGGTGACGGTGGTGCCGATCCGCCTGCGGCTTTTCAGCCCGTCGTAGGTGAGCGGCGGGGTGTCCGCTGGAAAGCGGAAGATGTAGTCAGGCATGGTCGTGCCCCCCAGCCGGCGCTTCCTGCGCGCTCTCTGTCACGGCGTCCGCGATCCGCTGCCCGACCATCGCCATGTCGTCCTCGATGTCGCCGGTCGCTTCCCAGTTCTGCGCCGCCTCGGCCGCGTCGTAGGCGGCTGACAGCCGCCGGTACTCGTCCAGGTCGGCCCCGTCGACGGTGACGGTGAGGGTTACCGGCCTCGCATGTGGTGCGTTCATGGTCGCGATCCCTTCGCCTTATATCGTGATGATATCATGGATCGGGCGAGCCGTCTACAGTGGCCGTTCCGCGAGAGCCGCCCGGGACACGTCACTCAGGGACGCCGAGACGACTAGATACGACTCGATGTCCCGCCGCGCCGCCCACACCTGATTTTGCGTCTCCACCAGCCCCCGGAACGTCACGGCGGCCTCGTCGTCGCCACGGCCCGTGTTCCCCATGGCTTCCCCGAGCCGCACCAGCTCGGCGCCGAGAGCATGACGGGCGGCGTTGATCTCGGCCGCGGACCATTCGAGCTTGAGCGTCGCGTCCTCGCCCGGCTCCCCGTCCTCACCCAGCCACGCGAAGTCGTCGGCCAGTTCGTCTAGATCAGCGCGCCGTAGCGCGGCACCCGCGGCCTTGGCGCGCTCGTGCGTCCAGTCGAGCTTGAGCGTGTACGGCATGACTCAGCCCTGCCCGGTCGGTACGTCAAGGCTCGTGAGGACCACCACGTATTCGTCGCCGTCGTCCAGTACGGCCCGGTCCTCTTTCCAGGGGAGATCACCGAACGGGGCGCACGCTTCGTCATACCGGCGCGATACGGCGTTGTCTTCGTCGTAGTGGTCCTGACAGGCTGCCCGCGCCTTGCCTTCGGTGCTGAATGCGCCGATGAAGTCGGACGCATGGCCGACCCTGTCGAGTAGTGCAGTGTAGATGTCCATGTCGCACTTGTGCCCTCTCGTCTTTAGTCCCGGTTCCCGGCCGCTGGCTGCCTCAGCGCGCGGGCAAGCCGGTCCTCAATGCCTGCCGTCAGTTCTCCCGGTGTGATGCCGAGCACGTCACGGATGCGGTCGGCGGCCACGTCCGGGCTGTAACCGAACAGGACGCGGTTTAGCATGATGGCCAGGTCGTGAATCAGTGCCCCGGTGGGGATCTCGCCGCTAATCACGGGCCCCCCGCTCACATACACCGTGCAGCGGCACAGGTCCGGCCGCACCCGGCCACCCGGCCCGATGTGATCGCCCGGCCCGTGGTGCTGCTCGTAGGTGTGATCTCCGGAGTCGTGCAAAGGGTGCTCCGGGCATCCCTGCTCCCGGCACGCCCGATCCGGGCACCGCGTGCGAGGGTCCAGGTCGATGCACGTCTCGCGCCCCGCCTCGTCGCGCACCACCAGGACGGGCGGGGAGATGGCAGGGTCGCGCATGATTCCGTAGCCCGCGCGGGCTGCCTCGTCGGGCGTGTCGACGTCGTCTAGTTCGACCGCCAGTGTCACCATGTAATGCATCGCTTACCTCTAGTTAGTACCGTGGCGGGTTCGTCACTTGGTACCAGTTCCCGCAGTCGTCTTCGGTGTAAGTGCCGTCACCGCCGAGGGGCAGCCGGTCATGACTCCCGGCGCCCGGGAGGCGAAGCGGCTCGCCCGTGAGTGCGGCAAGTTCGCGCGCCTCGGCGGGGCCGTAGTCGTTGCCTTCGTCGCGCTGGGTGCACAGATCCTCAATGCGCGCCTCATCGCGCCAGCGTGCCCACTGCCGGGCCTCTCCGGGCGACACAACCGCGCCGGGGTCACCTGCGGCCCACTTCGCCGCGCGGTCGTACGCCTCGTGGTAGGCGCTCAGCCAGCGCCACCGATGCGGCGCGTTCTGCATCGTGGCCGGCCCGGGATGACCGAGCGCGGACGCTAGCGCCGCTTCGCCGGCCGCGTCCCGCGTGAACGCCGGAACGCCGGTCACGGCATGCCGGCGCGCGAGGATGCGCGCCTGGCCCTCTGTCGTCGTCGCCATTTGCCTTGTCCCTTCGCCCTTGGTCTGATCGTTCGCTCATCCCGCCCCGGTCCCGAGTGGTACCGGGGCGGTAGCCAGCGGTCAGGCGCGCACCCAGTAGGCCACGCCATCGAACGTGACTTCGGTGTAATCCATCTTGAGATCGTCAGCGGCGGCGGCCCAGTCGATGCGGTTGGCTGGCCAGTCGGCGTCTCTCTGGATTGCGCCGATGTCCTCAGCGAACTCGCGGGCGTAGTCCTCGAAATATGAATCGCGGATCAGCCCGGCGCCGCCCCGCCAGTCGCCGGCGTGCATCTCACCTTCGGCGGCCAGGGCTCGGAGCGCGGCCAGTTCGGCGGTCTCGTCCTCGTCCAGCACGTACACGCCGTCACTGTCCGCGAGGTTTTCCAGTTCGGTGATCCGTTCGATAACCTCGCGGCTGTCGATAACGTCGCGGTCGCTGGTGATCGCGTCAGGCATTGACTTACGCCTCCCCGCGCAGGTAGGCGCCGTAACGGTCCCCGAGGAACGCGCGAAGCTCGGCGGTCTGGCCCCCGGTCAGGTCATACATGCGACGCGCCTCGCGGGTGGTCTCCAGCCCGTATTCGCCGGCCCAGTCGGCAAAGTCGCGGGCGTTGTCGTAGCCGGCGGCGTCGTCGGCCAGGCAGCGGAGCACGTCACGCGCCGTGGGCGGGGTAGGCAACCGCGCCCCGCGGATGATCTCGGTATGCCCGGAGCCCATGAAAAACGGCACGGTCATCGACGCGCCGGCCGCGTTCGTCAGCGTGACATCCCACCATTGGCCGTGGCTTCCGCGGTCGCCAGTGGCCCACGCGGGCGGGGACTCGCGCGTCGTGGCTACCGCGGTGATCCCATCGCCGCTGATCGTCGCGCCCGGATCGAACGCCCGTGCACCGCGGAACAGGTCACGGACCCGCTTGAGCGTCCCGGCCGGCAGGTCCCGCAGCAGCCACGCCGACCCGTACCGGTAGCCACCCGGCCGGGCCGGGCTCTCGTCCGTCTCGGGCTCGCCCGGATGCAGGCGCATAGCGGCAGGGGTCCGGCACGGCGGGGTCAGGTCGAGGCTCACCCGCTGGCCGCCGTACCCGTCATCTTCCATGACCGGCGCTTGGTGGTCGCATCCGGCGTTCATGTCATTGAGGTGCAGCGGCGCCAGACCGGCCAGCGCGGCCACCTTGGCCGCATCCCAGCCCGGCGCGAACTCGGTAAGCGCGGCGAGGATCTCCGCAGCGTCACCTGATGCGATCATGTCGGCGCCGTTCGGCTGCCACACCGCGGCAGTCATGGCGAAGTCGACCGGCTTGCTCACCTGCCGGTGGTCGGTCGTCTCGTAGGTGCGCCTGTCGAGGCGTTCCATGCGGACATCGACGGTCACCGGGCACCGTCCGCGGTAGCCGTAGCCCTCGCCGTCGACGTAGCCGACGTGCACGTTTTCGGCATCGAACACTGTTTCGCCGTTCAGTCCTCGCGCCATGTCCGGCGCTCCCTTCGCCTCGGTCCTGCTATATCGTGATGATATCATGCCCATGCGTGGCACGCTACCGGCTAGGCCAGTTCCGGCCGTCCCCTCTGAATAATCGTTCCGTCATCGCTGGTCCAGATGGGATTGACGCTGATCTCACGCCCAGCCGCATCCCTGAAAATCGCGGCAGCCATCGGGTCACCCCCGCCGCTCTCCACCGTGCACGTGTAGCGGGCCATGTCCAGTCCATACGCGGCCAAGTCGGCGCGTAGCTGTTTCTCGATCATGCGATGCAGCGCAGCACCAGAGACCGCGCGCCGGTTACCGGCCGTCACGGCGACTACCGTCTTCCCAGTAACGATGTTTGGACGTCTCAGCCCGCGAAGGATGCCTAGCGGCGGCGAACGCTTCCCATTCGGGGCGCCGCTCAGCGGTCCATCCCCAGTCTTCCCCGCCTGACCTAGAAAAAAGCACGACATCCGGAATCGGGAAGTCATCGCGGCGGGCAAGCCAGTTAGACACAGCCGCACCTGTTACCCCGGTCCACTCGGCAACCACGCTTTGCCCGTAGGCAACCATAGGTCGATCTGTCATCGCCTTTACCTGCCCTCCCGCGCTAGCCGCGCGTCTCGCTGCTGGTCGTTCTCCACCTGGAGGACGTAACCGCTCCCGTCGTTCATAGGCGCGCGGTAAACCCTCTTGCCCACGTCCCCCGGCAAGATCCGCCCCATGAAGTCGCCCACGGACCAGGCGCGGCCGAACGCATACAGAGGCGCCCGCCCCACGTCGCCCTCCATGAGGGTGTAAAATGCCGTGGCGCCTTCGCGGTAGGCAACCTCGCGCACGTTGACACCCCCGTCCGCTTGGTATATGTCGATAGCCAAATGGCCATCCTCGGTGGTCCTGAACGCCACTAGGCAGCCGCCTGCGGCTGATGACACTTCCACGATGCGCTCATTTGGCCCGGCGTAGTTATTCGCCACGCACCGCGTTTCCACACTTGGCTTACGTCCTCTTGCCATTGCTCCAAGCCCCTTCGCCCTTATCTGATTTAGCCCGCCCCTCCCGGGCTAGTGCCGTACCGCGTCCCGGCCAGCGTGCACGGGAAGCCGGCGGCCCCCGTCGTAACGCTGGATCACTTCAACACAGTTATCGCCCCACGCCCGAATGCCACCCTCTCGCACCAGCTCGATGATCTCGGCCGCCTTGGAGTCGTAGCAGGGCCGGCACATGTTCGTAACGTGGCGGCGCTGCTCACCCCCCGGGGCGGTAACCCATTTGATCAGGAACCGGCCGACCGCGGCCGGCGGGCTGGCGTCGTGCCCTTTGCCGGCGTAAAGCTCGCATACTGGCGTGCTCATCGTGCCCCGCCTCCTGTCTCGCCGGCTTGGCGCCGGTCTAGTTGCGCGTTGAGTACGTGCTGAATCCCGCGAGAGTAGGCGGCCAGGAAGTCATAGCGGTCAGACCAGGCCGGTTCCTCCGCGGGTGTCTCATGGGACGCCACGACGGCCGGTTTACCGGCTAGGACGTCGCGGGCATCCTGGCATCCGGCCGCGAATCCGCGCGGGAAAATATCGGTCATGGCTAGGCACTCTCGCCCGCGGTGGCCGGGTGCAGCGGGCAGGCGCCGGCGTGCTCGACCTGGCCGCTACGGTGGTTGAGGGTGCCGGTGCACTTCGGTTCATGGGTAAGAGACTCGGCTACCTGCTTAGCCTCGTCTTCGGCTTCGCTGTAGCCGTAGATCCCCCAGCACGCCTCAACCTCTTCCCCGTCGATGGGGTCGGTGATCGTGTAGCCGTAAACCTCCCCGTTCACGTACTGCCCGTACGTCTCGACATCGCCGGTAATCAGCCGGTATGCCTGCTCCCGGTCTGCCTCGCTCCCCGTCCAGGGCTGGCCTTGCGTGTCCGCCCAAATCTGCGGGGTCACATACGCTAGCCCGGCCTGGCCCGAATCCCAGTCCCCCGGATCGCAGTCTGAGAAGTCCCGGCCGGCGCGCAGTGCAATGCCGGAATGGTCGATCATGTAAACCGGCGCGACGACTAGCGCACCCTCAGCGGTCGTCAGGTGCTCTGCGATCTCGGCCCACCCGCCGAAGTCGTCAAAGTTGACCCCGGCATCGTTGGGGAAGTCCCAGCTCCGGGCGGCCATGACCAGCCCGCAACCGGGCGAGTCGTCGTCGCGGGGGGATGAGGCGTCCTCATCCGGGAAGATCTCGACGGTAAAGCCGTTAACCTCGCTTGTGCTGATCGGTTGCATGTGCCCGTGTCCCTTCGCCTTAGTCGCCTTAGCGGACGCTGCACCGCGCGGATAGCGGGGGATACCCGCGCGGTCCCGTGCTCGCTAGGGCTCGATCCGCTCGGCGTGAATGTCGGTGTTCAGCACGCCGAGCGGATCTATGATCTGCCGCGCAAGGCGCACCGCGTGACCCTCATCGGTGATGCCTTGCACGTCGGCGTCAAGGTAGAAGACTGGCACCTGAACCGAGCCGCGCCAGTGAACGTCGTGCCCATGTTCGTAGGTGCGCACCTGCGCGGTAATCGCGTACATCATGATTGCTCCCGCTCCTAGGAGTGCCGGCCGTCCGCCTCGCAGCCGATTTGACCGCACCCGCCGCAAAAGTCGCCATCACTGATCGGGGTGAGGTCGGACACGTCGACGTCTTCGGGCCGGTCGTCACCGATCATGACCGCGGTGACCATCCCGTCGACCGCATCGGTGCTCACGATCCGCCACGCCACGCCGGGGGAGTCGGCCACGGCATAGGCGGAATCCATGTCCAGCCCGTGAGGCTGCACGTGCGAGCGCGCTTCACGCTCCACCTCGGCCCAGAATGCGCCCGATGCCGCATCCATGTAGGCCAGCTCCGCATCGTTCAGCCCGGACTCATCCGGGTCGGCGTCCTCATCGATGTCAAGATCTGCGGCCAGGTCACGCGACGTGTAATCGCCGCTGTACTCGCCCGACAGGTCGGGAGTCCGGTAGGCGTCCATGATTTCCGGGTCACCCGCCTCGATGCCGCGGAGGACTCGCCGGTATGTCTCGCCGGCCGTGTTCCCGTCGAACACCCACCCGGCCGCGCTCTTGCCCGCTTCCGCGCCGAGTTGCCGCGCGTGCTCTAGCGTGCCCTCGGTGTAGTCCGGCTCCCGCGAGATATCGACGTCATAGCTTGCCGGCATCCGTGGCGTGTCACTCATGTCCGTTAGTCCCTTCGCCTTTAGGTTCTAGCTGGTATCGGAACGTACGGGCGGGCCGGCCGCACGCTCCGGGCCGGCTAGTAGGTGAGGCTGCCGTTGCCGACGCCGGCGCGGAGTTGCGCCTTGTCAGTCTCGGTCAGGCCGGCCCACTCGCGCTTGAAATCGGCCAGCCGGTACCCGTCGACCTTGATCGCGCTGTAAACCTCGCCCATGGTGGCCGCGTCGTTCGCCATTGCCCTGCTGTCCCTTCGCCTAGGTTGAACTATGCTGCCATGATATCACGCCGATATGACAGAACGCGAGGGTTCGCGCCGGTCAGTCTGCCGTGCCCGTCTCGGCCGGCATCCTGGCAAAACTCAGATACATGGTGGAGTAAATGACCTCGCTTCCGGTGTAGTCATTCCATCCCTCGCGGTTATCAACCGAGATAGCCGCAAGATGCCCGTACTCAGTGATGGCACCCATAGCCGGCTCATACTCGGCGGGCAGGTCCGTACTGTCGTCAAGGTCAATGCAGTACGCATCAGCGAAGACGCGCCACTGCTCACGGGTGAGGATGCCGGCCCACTTGCGATGCATGCCCGCGTTCGGGCAGGTGCATTCATCCTCACATTGACAGTCCCGGTCCGCATACGGCAGATAGCGCGGGCTACTGCCCTCTTTCACCAAATACCCGAAGTCGTATTGTTCGTCCCCTTCGGTTTGAGTGAATGCCTCAGTTATTGCCGTGATCGTTTCGTCAGGCCGGCGGCCCGCGGGCACGTGACGCGCCGGCGACATGCTCTCGATAAACCCCGGGTAGTCGGTCACCACGTCAGCGTCATAGATCACGTAAACGTGAGTCCAGCCGGGAAACTCCGCGTCACCCATTACCATCAAGTCCCTTCACCTTGCCCTAGCTAGTCCTAGGGACTAGCGGCCCGCCACACTCGGCGCATGGTTGGCCGCTGGCCCATAGGCCGGTTAGCTCTTGTCGTCCTCAACCCAGAACGTCACCGCATCACGGTTCCCGCCTAGGGTGCTGCCACACGTAGCGCATGCGGACCAGGAAAACCCCAGGTCTTCACATTCGCAATCGTCCGCGATTTGCAGCTCATGAAACGTCACGGATGCTACCTCGGTAGCCGGCCCGCATCCGTGCTGCCACCGCGCGTCGTCCGCGTCGTCCGCGTCGTATTCGTACTCTGCGCCGGCCACGTCGGTAACAGTGCAGTTGGCAGCGCACCCGTGGTACTGCGCCAGCATGCCTAGAGTGACCTCGCACCCTTCGGTGATGCGGTTAAACCGCGCTATGAAGTCCCGCCGCTGTTCACCGGTCCATTCCGGGTCCGTCTCACCGTTAGCCAGCCACATAAGGCAATCGGTACAGCACCCGTCCGGCGCGTTCCCTGTCAGTGTGCGTCCCATGATCGTTACCCCTTCGCCTAAGATGCTCCTATGATATCACGCCGATATGGTGCTAGGGAGTGTTTTCCCCGGTAGCCTCACGGCATGCGGTCACGCGCGATTGATCCGGTAACGGAACGCCGAACGTGCCAGAAACCCCGGAGTTTCACTGTAGGACTGAGCTATAAGCGTGAGAGTCACGCCGTGTTCCGCCTGGTATGCTTTGCGCGCCGCGTTGATCTGCGCCGCGCGTGAACGCCGGCCGGCCGTGTCGTCCGCGTTGATCCACACATAGTCGCCTATGGCCTGCGGATTGTCGTTGTATGCGGTCACGTCTCTGCCCCTTCGCTTAGCAGTAGGACGTTGCCAGGGTGACCTGCTCACCGTCATCAGACATGCGTATCAGGACACCGGAAAAGAAACTGTCATTGTGTATGCCGTGCCAGCCTGCCCGCGCAAAATCGCCGCCGGGCTCGACACGCCTAAACTGATCTAGGGAGTACAGCTCACCGCGGAAACGCACGAACGTAGCGGAATCCGCGCCGGCGTCGATCTTCGCCCAGTCCAGGTAGTCAAAATCGTCGCGTTCCGCCGGCGTTAGCTCACTGGGGTCGACAGTGAACCGTGGCACGTTGTTAGTCCGTATCGTGACCCTGCCGTCACTCATGGCCTGGTATCCCTTCGCCTAGTGGATGATCTGTCCTAGTGCCTGCCGTGACTCCGAGGTCACGCCGTGCCGGTCCCTACCGGGCAGGCTTGTTGACTCAGCTAGAACACCGGCCGGCGGGGTCACATCCAACATAGATAGTCGGGTGTGTGGCCTGGGCATCGTAGCCACCGATCCAGCCGGCGAACCATCCCGCGGGCAGATCGAACGCCGGCGCATAGTGCGCGGGATTGTAGGCCACGTGGAAACGCTCGCACAGTGCCGACAGTGCCGAAGTCTGCGCCGGCGTCATAGCCGGCGAGAGTGTCACCGTGCCGACATCCCAAGCGCCGGAATGCCCGCGCCGGCTACCGGCGCCGGGGATGACGCGCGCAATGCTGCCATCGGCGAACAGTTCCGTAACCGTGCCGAACCATTCCCCGATTTCTGAATTGTCCACCCTAACGTACTGCCCTACCTGAAACCCTCGCATGACTGCCGCCCCTTCGCCTAGTGCGTGATCTTGCGTAGTGCCTGCTATGGCTATGACGCCATACCGGCCGACTGCGCCGGGCAGGCTGGCCTAGCTACGCCGGTTCGGTATCCAGCCAAACCCCGTCACGGTGCAGGTACAGCGGAGTGACCTTAAAGTGATACGCGCGCCGTGGTCCGAGCATCCAGCTTGACATGTCGACCGGCCGGCCGTTATCCGGCCGCGCGCCACGGGACAACGGGAAGGCATGCCAGAGCACATACGGGCCTGTAGCGCCAAAGCGAAACTCACCGTCGCGCCGCTGGTCCGTGTCGTAAGGATTCCAGCCTGCACAGTAGTGCGGCACTACAGCCTGCCCGTCGTCAAACAAAGCTATGGCCTTGACCGCGTTGCCCAGTGGCAGAGCTGATGCGTCATCGCACGGCATGTAGATGCCGGCCGTAGGGTACTCGGCGCGGGAACCGTCCCCCCGGACCAGGGTGCCGCTGTACATCACAGCATGACCGCCGGCGTACTCGCGGGTCGGCTCGTGATTGTCCAGAGCCGTGCGCCAGTGGATCACTTGCACGTCGTAATTGTGCAGGCTGGCCTGCTCCGCGTACTGTGCACAGTCTGCCCGCATGTCTTCGTAGGAGCGGAATTCTTGCCTTGCCATCGCCGATCGTTTCCCTTCGCCTAGTTCGGTTCGGTTCGTATGTCTCCCGGCAATGCCAGCGTGATCGGTCCGGCTGGCACTCCCGGGAGTCATGCGGCCTACAGCCGGACTGCGCTGATATGGATAACCGGCGCCGGCCGGAGCGTTCGCACGTATCGTCATGGGTGGTCCCTTCGCCTGCTGACCTGCTAGAATGTGTTGTGTCGCTAGGGTTTGCCGTTAAGCAGCCAGCCGTGCCGGCCACCGTCCCATGTGAACGTGATGCCGTCACGCTTGATAACCGGCGCATGGCCGTAGCGGCTCGCGTGAAACACGGGGTCGACGGTGGCCAGCATGCCGCAGGTCACGCACCGTTGCGCGAACCTGCGGAGGTCGGCCAGCTCCGCGTGAGTGATCTCACCGTAAGTGTCGTTCTGCGGCATTGCCGGCTACCTCGCCGGCCGGCACTTGGGCATGTGCGGGCAGGTAGTGACCCGGGAGCAGTCATCCCGTGGGGGAAGGCTGCCCGCCGTCCACTGATCGAACGTGGCAGGGTAGGCCTGCCCGTTGTGCTGGCCGACGTACACACACTCGGCGTAACCGGCAGTGCAGTGGCAACGCGACTCGCACGCGGCACAGTCGTAGAGCCTGCCGGGCTCATGCGGATAGTCCGCGTGCGCCGGCTCGCTGGTCTTGGTCATGCCCGCTACCTCCCTGGTAGTGATTCAAGGATTCCAGAATACCACGCTTGCAAGGATTCCGGAATCCCCCTATCATGCGATCATGGGACGGACACGCAGCGAAGACGGACGCCGTAACAACGTGTCCGCCAAACTGAGTGACTCGGAGCTGGCGTCCGTCAACAGTGCCCGCGGGAACATGCCAGCAGGCCAGTGGGTGCGAGGCGTCATCCTTGCAGCACTCCCAGGGGATGCCGCAGAACGCGCGCCGGCCACACCACGGGCGAGGCGTACCAGGCCAGCCAAGCGGGATACCGGAATCCTTGATACAGCCACAGACAAGGATTCCGGAATCCCCCATACACCTAACAGGGATACCGGAATCCCGGAGTGCCCGCACCCCAAAGCAAGAGTCATCCGCGGATACTGCGGAGCATGCGGACAGCCAGCCAGCTAGGGTCACCCGGCTAGTCACACCGTGACTACTCGCCACGGTGACCGGCCTCAGCCGATCACCCACTCGGCTAGTCACACTGAAACTAGCCCGGCCACTAGTCACACTGTGACTACTCACAGACCTCCGACCGGCGGACCCTTACTCACGCTGGCCTAGGCGGTCGGCTAGGCAGATCTCGACATGGCCGAAGCCTTCACAGCGCGGGCATGGCTTGCCGGTCGGCGTTTCTGCTTTGCCGTGACAGGCAGGACATAGGGCTACGTCGTAAAGCATTGGCTAGACCAGCTTTACCAAGAGGTCACCGCGGGAACCTTTGGCCTTCAATGTGGTGATGTAGGAACGCCTAAGCCAGTCGGTACTCACGCCGAACAGATCAAGGTCACCACCGGCCATAGTCTCAAGATGCGCCATGAAAGCATCCATGCCATGATCGGCAATGTACAACATCGCATCCGTGCGGCCGATGATCAGGTCATAGCGGAGTTGTTGGGTAAGCATTGCGTGTCCCTTCGCCTGTGCGCGCGTCTCGCGCGTCTATCCCTATCCAGTCGCATGCGTAGCCTTCGCTGGCATCGTTGCCCGTGCACGCTACGGTGCGCTGCCCGTGCCCGTTCCGGCCGGCCTTACGGATGCGCCGGCCGCAGTCTGGGCATGACTGCCCGGCCATGCCCACGGGTATGGCCGGGCAGTGAACGGGTGACCTAGGCACGCGCGTCCGTGCCAACGTCGGCTATGTAGCCTGCCAGCGTGGATGTCAGACGGTCCGGTCCCCAGAGACGTTCCGCGAGAGTCCAGCACCCGTCACAGATCAGGCCATGTTCGCCGGTCTGCGCATGGCCGACACAATCGCGGTGCAGTTGGCTCTTGTCCGCCCCCGATTTGGGCGCGAACGCATGCCCGTGCCGACCGATAGGGTCACCCGGGTGATGTGCGGCACGGTTACACGTGGCGCACCGGTCGGCCGGTAGCAAAGTACTGAACGCCGGGCCGCGCGTGTCGTCACCGTTGGCGTAGTCGGCCATGATGCTGGCCACGGTGCGCTCCAGTCGGCCGGCCACGGTGCGAGCCGTAGGCATGGCGTGGACGTCCGCCTTCGTGCGGAGGTCGGCGATAGCGTCGCTCAGTTCATCCACGGTGCGCTCCAGTGCAGCGCGCAAGTTGTCGGTATAGGCACGGCGGTACATAGGTGATCCCTTCGCCTAGGTTGCGTCCGTATGGACTAGGGGTGCCCCGTCCCGTGCTGGCACGGTTCACCCGTGGCCCATACGGGCTAGTCGGACGATTCGGAGTGGTCGTAAAACACGATGGGGCGGACGGGGTGACCGTTGCTGTAGAACCGCCCGGTCTCGGTCAGGCGGTAGCGGTACCCGCCGCAGTCCGGTATGGCAATGGGTCCGATGACCTCGGTCACGATGCCGCGGTAGGCGGTACCCATGGTGACGCACTGACCGACGATCACGTCACCGATCTTGGCGTCCGGCGTCCTGGTGGTGCTCCGCAGAGTGCTCATACACACATGATAATGCATCTTATCGTGTGTGCATAGGCAGTTAGCTCTGATATCATGACGGTATGACGATCACCGACCCTAAGCACAGAGGCGACTGTGAGCGTGACCTCTGGGCAGGTGACTGCCCGTGCGTCACAGGACAGTCGGCGCCAACCTACTGCCAGCATTGCGGACTCGATATCGTGCGCGACTGGCGCGGCGTTTGGGAGTCTAAGGGACTCACCCCCGCCGTGAGGCGAGAGTGCTGGGACTCACCAGACCACAGGCACCAGCCGTGAGCAGGCCATTCGCGTGGATGACACGCAAGCAGGCCACGGCGGTGCAGGCACGTACCTGCCCGTTGTGCGGGATGCCGCCCGGCTGGCTGTGTCGCACGCCAGGCAAGTCCGTGGCGGACGCGCGGGAATTGCGCTACCCGCACCCCGCTAGGCGGGATGCCCCCCAGGGGTAGGGGAGACGGCCCGACCGCCCGATATCCGCGGTCGGCTTGGGTGGCCAGCACATAGCCACTTTGCCTATTGTTAAAGTAGGAAATTTTTCCTTCGACCACCCCTCCAACTTTCGTGTCCCATTTTCCCTCCGCACGTAAGCCGCTCATGCCCGTCATGCTATGGCTCGTCCCTGACGTTTTCCTTGCACTGTTCTTGATCTCGCACGTAAGGGGCCTCGCGCTATGGCGGCATTGCGCTATAGTTACTTCATGGCTAGGGACGTGCCCCCGGAGGGGCCTTGGGTGAACCTGTCGGTGTCGTTGCGCCAAGCCGACCGCGAACGGGCAGAGAGGGCCGCAGGGGCTGCCGGGCTGCGGAACGCGAGAGGCGAACCGAATGTGAGCGCCTGGGCGCGGCCGGTCCTTCTCGCGGCTCTGGATGCCACCGAAGGCGGCACCTCGTGAAACATTTGGTGCAGTACTCCACCGGAGCCGCTTCCGCCGAGGTCGCATATCGCGCAGTCCAGGAGCACGGCTCGGAGAACGTTGTACTCCTGTCCGCTGACACCCTTGTCGAGGACCAGGACAACTGGCGGTTCGGCGACGAGGTAGCGCGCCTGCTCGGCTGCGAGTGGGTTATCCTCGCCGATGGCCGTACCCCCATGCAGGTAGGCCGTGACCGGAAAGTCGTCCCATCCGACCGGCTGGATGTGTGTTCTCAGCTCCTCAAACGCAGGGTGCTCTGGGATTACATGCAGCGAAACCACGACCCCGCTGCCTCTGTGATCTACATCGGATATGACTGGACTGAGCCGCACCGGTTCAGGGCGGCACAGCCCAACTGGGCACCTTGGACCGTCCGCGCGCCCCTCATGGATCCTCCGTATATGTGGAAGCAGGGCATCCTCGACACTTGGCGCGAGCGCGGGATCGCACCGCCCCGCCTGTATGGCCGGGGCCTCGGGCACGCCAACTGCGGCGGGTTCTGTGTTCGCGGCGGTATAGCCGAATGGAACAAGGGCCTTGAGGCTGACAGGGCCGGCTATCTAGTCTGGGA